CCGACTGGAACAAGTTATAGTATTTTGCAGACCAAAATTAAATCAGGAACGCTACAATATTTTTTGGGATTGCAAAACAAAGATGATTTCTGGACTACTATAACGAGTTTTTCTGGACAAGCTGGCGATGTTGGTTTGCTTCAATGTCAAATAACAGATAGGGAAAATACTTATGGCTATATGTTGTTTGAGGTTTCTTCTTACGATTCTGCCGCACAAACGATATATGGTCATAATCATACGTTTATGTATGGACCAAAAGGAGCAGACGGTCTAACGACCAAAATAACCGTAAACGGAACAACCCATACACAATCCGATGGGAATATTACTCTTCCAGATTATGTAGAAAAATCCGAACTTCCGTCCAATTTACTTAAATACCAAATTATAACATCAACGTCCCAAATTGGAACTGATGCGAACACGGCTTATTTGATTCTTGAATGATTGAGGTGCTTGTAAATGTATTATGTTAATGAAAAGCAAGTAAAGGAAATGTTAATGAAAGGTAGCGATGGGTTTTTACACAGAACTCTTTATGGATATTTGAGTAACAATAGAAAGTTTTATAGTAAAGACACTGCTTATGAAAGTCCGCTCGTTGACGTTCGCGTTTATTGTGAAGGTAAACGCCTTTTAACAAGTCCGCAGTTTATAAAAAGATCTGAATTAAGCTCTACGACAATTACAATACAAAGTACTTTTCAATATGATTTAAAAGTTTCTAGTCCAAGTGCTTCTGGGGTAACTAATTTTTCTGGAACTAAAGGGAAAAGACCGACGTTTAAACTTGATCCAACCGTTATTGGGACAAAATCAAGTGCGAATATTTATTTATTGAAAGTGGAGTCTACTTCTGATTGGACCGACACTGGTTCTTATTCAATAATATTTGACGATTATAGTTTTTCGTCGATTCCTACTTCAGCACTTTACAAGGATTGCGGGTTTGAAAATGCTGCTGCATATGTGAGAGACTCTGGTAATCTTTATAGCTTATGTTATGTTTCAGGAATGGGAATTCTTCCAGCTCCGGGTCACGAAACTTTTGCGTATGTATCATTAAACCTTGTAAATCCTCCCGAAATTTCTTTTTCTGGCTCTCAATCTCTTGTTCATTTTGGCTATTTGCCAAAAGACACAGCCGAAGCAATGGGTTTTACTGCCACAGAAAATCCAAACGGAGAGCAAAAAGAAGCAACAGATTATTATGGTTGGGGCTGCTGGGCGGATAACGAACAGTGGTTTTGGTCGGATGACGAATTGCGTGAAATCTTTTCGTCTGGAGCAGGAACAATTAATCAAATATTTCTTGATAGTTTGGCAACAAATTCGACATTAACCTACACCGACACGTGGCATTGGGGAGTTTATGATCTCGATACCAGTAGCCTTGGCGGAAGTATCTCGTTCGCCCATAACCCCGTGTTCTCGGATGGATGGATTTTTGATCACGACGATACACAAATGTTTTCTGATATCATCTCCTTACAAAATACAACACTTGCAGACGTATTAAATACAAACTTCACAAGTCCTCAAGGAACAATAACTATAATTATTCCATATTCTCAACAAAGTACTAATTCAAATGATACAATGGGAGATCTTCGGGCTGAATTGGAAGGCGCTTCAGTAATTACAACCGATATTTTTACCTGTGCAGAACAGTTCTTCAATGTTGATACTAATTTCAAACCTCTTCCAACTAACAATCTTGTTACAGGTACTTTTGAAACAAGTATTAGCTCTGCAGATGGGTATTTATATTGTTGCAGTAATTTTGGAAGTTCTGATATGTTGACGGCTACTGCATCGAATACTGCAACATTTAATGTTGGAAGTGATACAAGTATAGTGTACCTTGGGGCAAGAAACAAAAATGCTGTTTTGAGTTTGAGCTTTAGTGATCCATCCGTTCCGAGCAGTCTTATTGAAATGTTTAACAGTGGGAGATTTAGTTACTATAAATTACTTCCGTTTATCACCGGACAAAATGATGGTGCTATTTCTACGGATGGAACTATTGGTTTGGAGATTTCTGAATAAAATAACAAAAGGAGAAATAAATAATTATGGCTTGTAGAAGTTGTGATTTGAAGAGAATTTATCGTCTCTTTGAAGAGAAAAAGCGCCGTGAGGCAGAAGAGGCTAAAACCCTCGCAGAAGCGGTAGAACGCGAAGCAAAAGAAACAGAGGAGAAAACTCGTCGCGAGTCAGAGGAATCTGCGAAGCGTGCTCGTAAAAAGAAAGTTTATGAACCGGTTGAGGTCGTTGTTAAGGTGGCCGAAGAGCCGGTTGCAGAAGCTGAAGAAGAAATTAAAGAAGAAGAGCCGGTCGTCGAAGATGTGAAAGAAGAGGATGAAGCCGGAAGATGATTTTATTTTGATTTAAAAATAGGTGTGCGGGCGGGTTAGAGAAAGCCTCCGCCCGCCCGTATACTTCAAAAATATTATTAAAGGGGGTTTTAATAAAGTATGGCAATTTATAAACCGACAGATTGTAGTCCTTTTAATGGGACTTTTGATATTAGTAAAAACTCGGCAGATTTGCCAATAATTTTTGAATGCAAGGTCGATACCTCCAATACGATTGTAACGGGATATTCGATTGAAATATATGACAGTAACAACAGCTTAATTTTTCCGCCAACTAGCAGAGAACAAGGTCCTGTTAAAAATAATGTAACATATCTTTCAGATTTGAGACCGTATGTTATAACTAACTTCCCATTCCTACTCCCGAATTTGAAAAACATCAACTCAGGATTAAACGGAAGTTATCTTGAAATTCCGTTTTATGTTGAAGCAATCGACACTACGGAAAATTCAACAGTTTCTCGAAATCAAATGTCTGCAAATTCAATTCCCGGACTGGTTGAAGGCCAAACATATACGTGGAAAATCACGTTATATCAGGGAATTAAAAACGACAACGACTTCCCACCGGTTAACGAAAAAGTTTACGATATGACCGTTGCCAGTGGAACGGTAATTGGGTCTAATGAAAAAAGAATTCAAACCGCACTAATTGATAGCGATGATAAAGTTGTAGACAATTTGGTGCTACTCGACAAGTTTATTCAACCAATTCAAATTAGCGAATTGGGTGGATATGATCCAACCAACCAGAAAACCGATCCCGTGACAGATTGGACCGGAACTGTTCCAACAACGTTTGCGATGACACGTTCGTTGATTACGGGTTATGATTCAACGTATGGATACATTTACCCGTCTACGGCAGAAGGAAATGCTTTTGCGGACGGACAAATTGTTCCGGAAAACGCAAATGGTTTTCAGATTTTTAAAAACGGGAATAATCCCTCGAACCTCGGCGCGACGGATATGGTTGAATTTATTTATGACAGCGGAGAATTCAATGGGAAGATGACATGGAAAACATCTGCGGCAAAACCTGAACAATCATATTGGGAACAGACTTATTTGGTAGATAGTGATCCGGGTGGAATATTTTATCCTCTAAAAGGAGATGGATATAGTTCGTTTGCGCTAACTGGGTCGGAGAGAATTGTTTTTAATAATATTCAAGACCCTAAAGTCCAATATGGTGGAATTTATTATGGTTCTCCATATAACGGAATTTTTGAGCCGCATTTTTCTACTAAAGAAATTTCAACCAATAATAAAGCTCCTTCTGGAACATATATGCTTCCGGCCGGGACGTATACGTTCAAACAAACAACCTCTGTAGAAGGATTTGCCGGAGAGCAGGTCTTGAATTTTTTTACGACCAAAAACAACGGTGTCGTTTCAGAATGGGTAAAAATTAGAACAACAACGGATGGTATACTTTATACACCAAGATCGAGTTCATCGGGAAGCTTGGTATATTTAGTTGGTGGCAAATTCATAGACAACACAGAAACAATTACGTTAAAAACAGATCAGGAGGTTTCTGCTGATTTTTTGATGTGGTTTTCTCAAAATGTCGATGTGTCTTTTTATCAGGTAACCGTTGTCTGGAATAGAACAACCGATGCTGCGAACTGGGGAACTCTTTCTAATAAAATTATTTATTGTCGTCGAGACGGTAAAAATTATGAGATAAGCACTACGACGCAGGTTGGAGAAATTAATAAAATTCCGTTTAAATTTGTTGAAGAAAAATCGGTTAGGATTTTCAATACAGTGGAGGAAACGACAAACACTTTTGGCGGCCAAGATATTAAAGATATAGGAAACAATTCGCGTATATTTTATACAAAAAATGCAATTTCTTCGATATTTTCTGTTACAAACAATAACGGTGTCGATATAACAAAAGATTGTGTGTTTGAAGTTGGAAACAACTATATTATATATACGTCAAGTTTCGCTATTCCATCAGACTTAACAATTTCTGTGAAATACATTCCGTTTAATATTCAAGATTACACCGGAATAATCTTTTACAATAAACAGGCGACCACTAATTCAGATACTGGAATTATTTATATCAGACCTTCTATTAACATTAATAAAAATATGATCTTTAAAGAAGTAACGACCACAGCTAACCCGACCTGGTTTAACATTAATTATTTCAACAAAGATTATAATTATATTACTTATGCTGGAGAAAGTCTTCATCCAAGCCTAAGAGATAAAGAATTTAATCCAGAAATTGACAAAACTCGTTATCAAATTAAAAGCTTTTACAAAGATAGCGACTATAATCCGTTTTCGATTTACAAAAATCCGGAAATCGTATCAACAATTTCTGGAAACGTAATTGAATCAGATGGATCTGTTAATATGATAGTAACTCGAAATTTTACAGTTACTTCGACGTACAACCAAGACAGTTATATTCAGTGGAAGAGTTATCAATGGATCTTATATGATTCTGCTAAAAGAACTATTCTTGGAAAAACAGATGAGCAATATGACGGAGAAATAATCGCAACATTTTATGGGCTCGATCCGCAAAAGTATTATATTCTGTCTCTTGTTTTACAGACAAATACGGACAAAATCGTTGAAATTGATTATGTTATTTATTCTGATTTTACAGAAGTTGCCGAGCAGAGAGATTTAATTGAGGCTGAATTTGATTGTGACACGCTTTCAATGAAGGTGAGATCAAGACTTATCAATACGATTCTTGCTCCAAATGCAGACGAATATCTTTCCGGAAATGAAACGCCGACAAAAGATACGGCATATTATTACGATAAAGAAAGCGGGTTTTATCAAAAGAATAATGGAGATGGGGCTTATGAAACCGTAGCAACAATTAATAACGGGACGCTAAAGATAAATGGGCAAAATTCGATTGATTATAGCAAATCGTTCGAGAGTTATGCAATCAACTCAAATATGAGGACTGGAATAATTCAAACAAATGCAAATGAAATTATTATCGAAGGCGAATTTATGTTTTCCGAAGACTATAATGGAGATATTTTTTCGATTGCCAGAGATGATAATTCGAATGCCATTGTCTCGATTTCGATTCCGAAGGTGCTTGAAGAAGTTGGAAACGACGGATTTGTGAATCTTTCAAATGATGCTAACAAGCTTAAAATTAGAAATGGCTCTTATTTGAAGGTTATTGATGGAAACGGAATTTTATCTAATACTTGGCAGGATTCAGAGAAATATCACAACACTTCTGTTTGGAAAAAGAGTATAGTTGCGCCAACCGGAGATGGGATTAATATTGCTAATTTTAAATATGCGGAAGTAAAGAATAATAATGGAACTTATAATAAGGATACATATTTGAATATTGCCGGTCCCTATAACTCTTATGACGAAATAGAACCTCTTAAAAATCCGATGAATCCAGTAGAACAAAAGTTTTTGTTTATAAGCAGTGATGGTAAAGATATTTCAGGAATGTGTTCAGATGGATCGTTTTATATTAACCAACCAGATCGTCTAATTTGGCTTGATTATGAGCCGTTGGGAACACAAATGGAAGTGGTTCAAGACACGGACGAAAACGGAATCCCTGTAGTCGATAAACAAACTGTATGCGTTGAGACCCCATTGTATTGGAATGACAATGCCGTTTGGAAAGATGGAATTTATGTCACAAAAGGACTTGAGAAGACTCTAATTGGACAGGTTTCTGTTAATGGAACAGTTGTTGAGTCTGATTATCTTGAAAAGTCCGGTGTCGAATATAGTAACTCTGGTTTAACAAAGCAAAATCGATTTAGTCAAAGAATAGTTGAAAGAAAATCAATTTCAAATTATAGCTTCTCATTTAGGGTTTTTATAAATACGAGTAATTACAGCGTCGATCCACTTCGTAGTAGATGTTATATAAAAGAATTACCACAACTAAATACTCCTCAAAATATTTCTATTACAGGTTCTGAATTAAGTTGGGATGAAGTTCCAAGTGCAGAGGAATATCGAATTTTTGCTACCAACAATACGGGAGATGTATTTGTTTTAGGAGATGTACAGGCATAACATTATAATTTAAACTTCACAGTATATTTACAAAAAACTTTTCCAAAACTACTTGACAAACCAATAATTTTGGTGTATAATAGGGGTGGTTGGGCGGGAATAGATAATTAAGTAATTAATAATATATAATATATATAAGATAATTGATATATAATAATATTTATTATAATTACTCTTATAATATAAAGATCTATATTATTATAGACATAATATCTATTTCGTTTGTCCAACCACCTCATTTTTTCATTTAGAAAATTCAAGAAAAGAAAGGAGGGACAATTGCGAATCATATGATCGACGCAAAAGATTTTTTAAGTGTAACAAGAGATATAATTGAACAGCAAATTAGAGATCGTTCAACGGATGCTGTTTGCGAGATTGAGAGTGTTAATGAAGACGGAACTCTCAATGTTTTCGTTTTACCGGATAAACAAACGATACTCAAAAATATAATTAATGAATCTCGGTATAATTTCAAACGCGGAGACAATGCGCTGCTATATAAGATTCACAACAGATTGTCAGATTCATTTGTTGTCGCAAAATTTCGCCCAAAGCAAGAAGATGCTGGGATTTCCGAAAAGTTAGTTCAAAACCTCATAGATAATGCTCTACAAAATTATCAAGGTGGTTCTGGTGGCGGAGTTTCTGGTGGAATTCAAGGCCCTCCCGGTCCGCAAGGAGTTCAAGGAGAAATCGGTCCCACTGGCCCTATTGGTCCAACGGGAGCAGCTGGAGAAGCCGGTTCTATAGGTCCTACGGGACCTGCTGGTTCTGTCGGAGCAACGGGAGCAACTGGTGCTGTTGGACCAACAGGAGAAAAAGGAGATCCCGGATTAACGACAAAAGTAACTGTTAACGGAGTGACCTATACACAGTCGGATGGAAATATTTCTCTCCCAAATTATGCTAAAATTGGAACGACTGAAACCAATCAAATATTGTCAAAAATTGAATATCTTGCAGAGAAAGATATTCCGACAAACCCGGACGAAACATATGAATACGCAATTACCGATTTGATCGGATATGAAGATTTAAATGCAAGTCTTCAAGAGCAGATCGATCACATGGGCAATACTGGTCCGACCGGTCCAACGGGATCAACTGGTGAAGAAGGAGCTCTCGGTCCAACAGGGCCTACTGGATCTCTTGGACCTACTGGCCCGTTAAATAAAGATGCCTTCGTGGACGCGGTCGTAAATCCGACTGGAACTGTTATCTTTACTAAAGATAACGGGCAGACGGTAGTTTTGCAATTTGCACAGATTGAAGGAAGTTCAATTGCGGGATATAACATCCATTCATATAAAATTGCACAAACAGATTGGAATGGGACGCAGACTCCTTATACGCACACAAAATCTTCCGTTGCTGGAGGATGGGTTTCCACACAGGATTTGCTGGTGCAAATTCGTCTTGACGATAGCTCTCCTTACGAAGGGATTCATACGCAATATAAAGTCGCGAACAACGGCGATATTACAATTATCTCCGATACCAAAGTTGATTTACAAATTCTTGTGGCTGACGGACTTGTTGCTGGAGTAAAAGGTAATACGGGAGCCGTTGGTCCTACAGGCCCGAAAGGCGAGAATGGCGATACAGGAGCAGTTGGTCCTACGGGCGCTACTGGGGCGGTCGGACCTACTGGAGAAAGGGGAGAACAGGGAATTCAAGGTCCTACGGGAGATACTGGACCAGTCGGACCTACGGGTCTAACGGGTCCTACTGGCCTAACAGGTCCTACAGGAGCAAATGGACCAACAGGTCCGCTAAACGAAAATGCATTTGTTGATGCTTCTACCGGTCCTACCGGAACAGTTGTGTTTACGAAACAAAACGGGCAGACGGTTGCACTGCAGTTTGGTCAAATTGCCGGAACGGATTATGCTGGTTATAATATTTACTCCTATGATATTACTACCGTAAACTGGACTGGAAGTGGTCCATATACGTATACTAAGACTGCCGCTGATGGAGGTTGGACTCCAACAAATGACATTCTTGTTCAAATGAGATCAACAGAAGAAACGCCTTATGAAGGAGTTCATGCCAAATACACTGTTTCAAATAACGGAACGGTTATTGTTACGAGCGACATAAAACTTCCACTTCAGATTCTTGTTGCAGATGGTTTAATTGTTGGACAGAAAGGCCCAACCGGACCCGCTGGAGCAAATGGAGCAGACGGATCTGTTGGCCCAACTGGACCAAGAGGAGCTGTCGGACCGACGGGAGAAAAGGGAGAAGTCGGACCAACTGGTCCGAGAGGTCCTGCTGGCGCCAGTGGAAGTAGTAGTGGTGGCGGAATATCGGATGTTTTAAATCCGGTCGGATGTATCTCTTTTTATTCTTATGATAGTGCGTTTTCGGTTACTCCAAATTATAATGGAAACGTTAGTAGTCTTTCTTATTCTATTGATTTGGGAAAAACGTGGACCGATATTGAAACTTCTGGAACGTCTATAGCTTCTTCTACGGTGTTGCCAGAATCTGAAACAAATAACGTTATTAATTATATTTTGTTCCGAGGACTTGGAAATTCTGTTATTACAGGAGAAAGCTCAATATCGTGGGCAATTACCGATACCACGGCTGTATTTTGCGCCGGTGATATAACCACATTATTGGATTATCAATATCCTCCAGATACTATAACCGAGCCGTATTGTTTTGCAAATATGTTTTTGAACCAAACAAGTCTTGTTTCAGCTCCAAGACTCCCATCGATAGAAATAAGTGATTATTGTTATTATAAAATGTTCCAGGGATGCACCTCATTAACGGTCTCCCCGGATCTTCCTGCAAGAAAAGTACCAGAATCGGCCTATGAGCAAATGTTTATGGGGTGTGAACAATTAACAACGCCCCCGCAAATTAATGGGAGGTCTTTTAACGGTAGGTCTTGTTTTGAAATGTTTAACGGAGATGCCAATTTGAATAGAGTCCCAGAGATGCTGATTATTGAATCTTCCGCCAATTCTTTTGAAAATATGTTTACGGGAGCTTCTGGACTCGAAGTATATGAATCATCTTCGTTTACAACAAACCAAACAGACAGTGTGTTGATATGTGATACAAAAGATAGTGGAAACTTTACATATGCTTCTCTTACGGGATATAACTCTAATATTTATCGATATTACGTTGAAAAACAACCCGCTTCTACGCAATTTACCGGGGCAGATTCTGCTATTTTGACGGAATATATTATCACTCATTCTATTTTGGATTCTCAAAACAATTAAAAAATAAAAAGATAAAAAGAAATAAGGAGGACTTTAAGATGCGTAAGAACGTAAGTCAGAACGAAACGCCACAGGATTTGCTGAAGAATTACAAATCCCGTCTTGCAAAAGAAGGATGGCTGAAAGCTGCTCTTTGCGGTATGTCTGCTGGGTTCAGTGCCGATATTCTCTGCGCAACTGCTTTCTGGGTGTTCGGCATCAAGCTGTTCTGGATCTGCATTCTTGTCTTTGCGGCGGTAACCGCAATCGCAACGCCGCTGTTCTATTTCTGCAGATTCAAAAACTCCCGCCGTCAGGTCGCTTCCCGCGTCGATATGCTCGGGTTGGAGGAGAGAATCCTGACCATGACGCAGCTTGAAAATGACGATTCCTATATCGCGCGCCGCCAGAGAGAAGACGCGATAAACGCGCTCAAGAGCGTCAATTCGTCTTTTATCAAGATCGCTGTTTCCGCTTCGATGGTAGTGGCTTGCTGTGTGATGTTGGTGCTCGGAATTGGAGCAACAACCGCTTCTGCCCTATCGAGTAAGTCGCTGATTACAATGATTCAAGAAAACAAAACAGAACCTACTTCAGGCATTTTCCATTTAATTTATGGTGTTAAAAGCAATGTTGGTGGTAGGGTAGACGGAGAATTAGAACAAACCGTTAATGAAGGAGAATCTGGGAAGATTATTCAGGCAGTTGCTGACGACGGATATGTTTTTGTTGGTTGGACAGATGGTCATGAGGATGCAACTCGCACGGACACGGAAGTAAGCAGAGACATTGTTGTAAATGCTATATTTATAGAAATTGAATCTGATGAAGAAGAAGACATTGCAGAAGAAGAAAAACGCGAAGGAAATCCGGGCAATAAAGGTAATAATGGCGCGCCGAAAAGTCCAGAAAGTCCAAAAGATGGTTCTGCTGACGGAAATGGCTCTGGCGACGGTGCAGGAGCAGGTGCTGATGCAGCTTCCAATCAGGTGATTGACGGCTCAACCTATTACGGGGACGAATACGGTGGAAGTCTTTCCAACGCGCAGGATTCCATGAACTCCGACAGCAATCTGTCCGGAGACGAGAAGGGCGTCATCGGCGACTATTTCCACAATATTCAGAAGTGATTTTGTTCCAAAATTTTGTAAAACCACTTGACAAATAGACTGTTTTGTGGTATAATATATATTGCCGGGGAAGTGAAAATTTTCCCCGGCAGAAAGTAGAGGATTTTATGAGAAAGTTCGAAGAAGTAAGAGATGAGTTTAAAGTGTTTCCTAATGTGGAAACGAAACTTCCGGAGAGAAGCGATTCGCGAAGTGCTGGATATGACCTTCGTTCAAAGGAAGATTATGTACTTCAGCCGGGAGAGTCACACACGTTTTGGACGGATGTGTGTGCAACAATGTTTTTTGACAACGTTCTGATGATTTACGCAAGATCGGGTCTTGGATGCAAAAAAGGTGTTGTTCCGAAGAATTGTACTGGGATCGTGGACTCGTCGTATTTCGGAAATTCTTCAAACGGTGGCAACATCGGCGTATGTTTGGTTAATAACGGAGATGAGCCGCTTGAAGTAAAAGTTGGAGACCGTATCAGCCAGTGCGTATTTTTAAGATATCTCGTAACTGATGATGATCGCTTTCTTTCGCAGAAGACCAATAAGGTTGAGCGTACCGGTGGATTTGGAAGTACGGGGAGGTAATTGGAGATGAAAGTCGTATTTTATACAATTGATTGTCCAAAATGCCGCGTGCTTGAAAACAAGTTGAAGACAAAAATGGTCGTTTTTGAGGAGTGCCGAGACATTGAAATTATGCAGGAGAAGGGGTTTGAGAATGCCCCGATGCTCGAAGTGGACGGAACTGCGATGAGTTTCGGAGAAGCAGTAAAATGGATTAATAATTTGGAGGCATAATATATGGAAATTAGCATTAATCTTGATAATGATTTTGAACTGGAATTAAAAAAGCTTGAAGCAAAATATGGAGAAGAGATTACAAAAATTAATGGATTTTCTTCTGATCAGTTGGATTATACGAGCTTTATAGACAATTTCGTTGATAGCGATAACGTTGCTAATGCAACGATCGATCCTAACGCTAATGCTAATTCAAAGGATGTTCGCGGACTATTAGATGAAATGAACAAACCGCACTCTAAATTGTTGAGTTTTAATAAAATCTATTATGAAATTAAAAAGAAATATGGCAAAAAAGTTGCAAACAAATGGTTGGAAGATGAGTTTTCCGGTGCTCTTTATATGCACGATGCCCCCTCTTCTTCGTTTTATTCATATTGTTATGCTTATGAGCTTCAAAATTTAGCAGAAAAAGGATTATATTTTTTGCCGAAAAGTAATACAGAACCCCCGAAACATTTAACAACTTTTATGGCGCATTTGCGTGAATTTATTGTGTGGGTATCTAATAGAACCGCTGGCGCTTGTGCCCTTCCAAGCTTTTTTGTATACACGTGGTATTTTTGGAATAAAGATGTCCAAGAGGGATATTATCTAAAAAATCCAGAATATTACAGAAAGCAAATGTTTCAGCAATTTATTTTCGAAGTTAACCAAATTCACACCAGGATAATTCAGTCCGCGTACACAAATTTAATTATTATGGACCGTAATTACTTGACTGAAATTTTTGGAGATCGTCAATTCCCAGATGGTTCTTATGTTATCGACCACATTGAAGACATTATTGAACATCAGAAAATTTATATGCAAACAGAATCAGAGATTCGTCACGAAGTATTCCATACATTTCCTGTTTATACATATTCTCTTCTGTTTCAAAATGGGAAATTTGTAGACGAAGAGTTTGCTCGTTGGTGTAACAAACAAAATCTCGATTGGTATGATAGTAATTTTTACGTCGGAGATTCTGTTACAAATCTCGCGTCGTGTTGTCGGATGCTTAATGACTTGTCGAAACAGAAGCAATTCCAGTCTAGTATTGGAGGGAGTCTTGTTGAAATAGGATCTGTAAAAGTTAGTACAATTAACTTAATGAGGGTTGCACTGGAGTCCGGTGGAGACAAAACAAAATTTATTAAAATTTTGAAAGATAGAACAAAATTAAATATGCTTGTTTTGGATCGAGTAAGACACATTATTAAAAGAAATATTGAAAAAGGACTTCTTCCAAATTATTCATATAATGTAATCAATCTGGATAAACAAACAACCACAAACGGTCTTACGGCGATGTTTGAAGCAATCAAGTATATGGGAATGACGCAGACGGACGATCTCGGATGTATTAGTTACACGGACGAAGGTGTTAAGTTTGCTTGTAAAATTATGGACACGGTTAATGAATTACAAGATTCCGCTGGCTATGATTACAATGTGTCGTTGGAAATTATTCCGGCTGAATCTGCGAATGTAAAACTGTGCAAAAAAGACAATATTATTTACCATAGAAATGAAGAATTTATTTATTCAAACCAGTGGACGAGTTTGATGGCAAAGTGCAGCATTAACGAAAGAATTAAACTTGCTTCAATTCTTGATAAAAAAGCCGGAGGCGGTCAAATTCTTCACATTTCTCTTGAGGGCGCAAGACTTACTGAAGATGAAAGCTGGAAGCTGCTTAACCATATTGCGAACAGCGGTGTAATTTATTTTGCTTTTAATCCAAAACTTTCTTTGTGCGAAAAACAGCATACGTTTTTTGGAGAAGTATGTCCAATTTGTGGAAGACCAAAAGTAGACGAAGCAAGTCGCATAGTTGGGTATTTAGTAGCAACATCTTCGTATTCCAAAGATCGTAAAAATGAATATGAAAATAGAATGTGGTATAAGGTTGGAGAAGATCAATATTTGTGAGGTGTAAATCTTGAGCTGTTTTGACATATCCAAAATGGAGAGAATTAAGTTAGATAAAAAAGAAGTAATAAATGCGATTTATGAATGCAAAAGTCAAAAGGAAATGGCGAAAAGACTTGGATGCGGAACAGATAAACTACGCAAATTTTTAAATGTTAATGGTTTATATGAACTGTTTTGTTCTATTCATAACGTGCCATATAAACCACAAAAATTATTACCTTGCGTAATTTGTGGAGAAACAAAAAATACAAACAGTCTTCGTGGATGCTTTTATTGCAAAAGACATTATAATCAAATGTATCGATATGGGAAAATAGTGGAATCAACCATTTATGATAAAAATGAAATAATTATCGATGGGGACATTGCTAAAATAGTTATTAAAGATAAAAATCAAAATTATAAATGTGAATCTATTATTGACGCAGAAGATGTTGAAAAAATTAAAGATTATAAGTGGTATGAAAGTTATGGGTATTGTATTACAAAAGGAGTAAATCCAGAAAATGGTGTAGATATTTCTAATGTAATATTTAATGATTTTGAAAGCCATTTTGATCATCAAAATCACGATAGATTAGATAACAGAAAGTCTAATTTAAGACCGGTTTCAGCACATCAAAATGCAATGAATATGGGTAAGAAATGCACCAACAATTCTGGCGTTACTGGTGTTCAAAGACAAAATAAAAATAGTCCTCGCTGGACGGCTGCAATTACTTATAATTATAAACCCATCTGGCTTGGAGTAGATGAAGATTTCGACAAGGTTGTTTTGTATAGACTTTTAGGAGAAGTTAAGTATTTTAAAGAATATTCGCCGAATTATAATGTAGAACGCAATGCGGTTTGTTTAAAATATCGTTCGCAAAGCGACAATATGCTTCATTATATTGAAATTGATATGGACGGGAATGTTTTGCAAAATACCACTTGTTTAGAGGTGTTAGAAGATGAAGATAATTGATCTTATTGATGAAGATTTCATAAATTATAAAAAGCCGTCCTTATTTTTAGCACTCCCTTTTTGTACATTTAAATGCGAAAAAGAGTGTGGAATTCAGTGTTGTCAAAACAGTTTTCTTGCGAAACAGCCGATTATTGAAATTTCAACAGAAAAGCTCGTTCAACGGTATTTGGAGAACCCAATCTCCGAATCCGTTGTTATGGGCGGAATGGAGCCATTGGACTCTTTTGATGATGTTGTCGAATTTATTTCCGCTTTAAGAAAATGTTCCGATGATCCCGTCATCCTCTACACTGGTTATTATAAATCGGAAATTGAAGATAAAATCGAACAGCTTCAAAAATTTCCAAACATTATTATTAAATTTGGACGGTTCAAACCAAATGAACCGCATCATATAGATCCAATTCTTGGCGTGGAATTGGCGTCAACAAATCAATACGCCGAAAAAATTTCATAGTCGAGGAGAACAAATTATGGTAACAGCGAAAGTTAATGATGATGAGGAACTCGTAACGGAAATTAGAGCAGCAATCAAGGAGAACGAAGGGTATTGTTGCTGTGCTATCCAGCGTTGTCCAGAAGTAAAATGTCCCTGCGCTAATTTCCGTCAGATGCTAAAAGAAGGGCGGGTCGGAGAGACCTGCCATTGCGGACTCTACCAAATAGTAGAAGCTCCCGCTAAAAAGTAAAGTTTATACTAGGAGGTAAATTCAATGGCGGTGTCTATTGATTTAACCACTCTTCCTGGCTATGCTACATTACGAGAAGGCAAAACCTATAAAATATCTTGTAAGGCAATGGCTACAGGATTTAAAGATTCCAACATGTCTGGAACTGTAAACTATACAGTTCCCAAAACATCGAAAATTATTGAGCGTGGCTCATATAAATGGATTGATACTCCGACCATTTCTATCGATGAAAGAGTTGATTTTAGGTTTACCTCCAACAATGAACCTTATACGATGGTTCAAACCCGTGTTTTGGTAGAAGGTAATTATATTAGTTATACTGATAACGAAAACTCGATTGTTGGATATTATGTTGGGCATGGATGGGGTATTCATTCGTTAAATAACGGAATGTGGTCTTCTATGGTGGTTGAACCCGCATATCAGATAATCACTTTTGAAGAAGATATTGAAGTCCCGGCCGATTTTTATGATTGGGCGATTACGGGTAGAAATTTGGTAAAATATGAACCAGAGACGTGGTTATTAAATGAAATTATTGATGAAGCAGAACTTAATTCTACTATCTATTTTATTTCGAATGATATTAGAATGAAACAGATCATTCGGACATATGTGTCCGAGGATGAAAATAGTTTGAAATATATAGAAAATCAAAGTACGACGTCTCCCAATGAATATGAAGTTTATGGTCAACATCAATGGATGAACCAATCTTATCGCACCATTGTTTTTGATAATCCGGTTACTGACGAAACGCTTCTTGCGTGGTTAGAAGCAAACGGAACAAGACAATAATTTTATGGTTATAGCAAAGCAATCGTTAATGTTATTGTTTAATAAAATGGTGATTTCATTAATTAAAATTAAAGTTATTTATTAAAAGAAAGGAGATAAATTATGTCAAAATTTTTAACACCTCCTGTGTGGTATGACAAAAATGGTAACCTGAATCAGATGTTAATCGGAGATGCGAGAAATACAACAAGCGGTCTTCAAAGCAATATTGCAATTGGAGAAAGTTCTCTTGCTGGTGCAGTTGATGGTGTTGGCGGAAGTTTGTCTATTGGTTACGGGGCAAAAGCAAAATCAGATCAAACAATCGTTGTTGGAGCATTTTCAGATGCAAGCGATGGGGGTATTGCAATTGGATATGGAATAAGTGTTGTTGGTGGCGGAATTGGGATTGGAGGAAGTGCTACTGCTAACCAGATTCAGCTTGGCAATCCGAGCTCAAGGTATGATTTGAAAATTGGAAATAATATAGGAACGATTAATGGAATAAATCTTTTCCAAGCTTTTGCATCGGACGGACGAACAGTCCTTTCTGCAAGTTCGGCAAATATGATAAAATCTGTTAAAGTAGATGCCGGAGAATCGGCATATGATATAATCATTACAAAGTTGTCAATTGGTGCGATTTATGTTATGGCTGTAAGATTTTTACATGCAAGTAAAGGAAACATTCATTCTTCTTTTATTCTTGTTAATACTGCAAATCCGTCTGGAACTATTTTCTTTGGAAGCGGTTGTCCATTTTTGGGTGTATCCACACCTGTTTGTGCGAGATATATTTCACAAACATCTGATTCGGACGGTGCAAAAGGGAAAATAGATATAGTTCAAATTTCGAATGGCGCATTTAGCACATGTCCAGAAGCAACAATGGAGTCTGTTTGTGCCTTCCGAATTAATTAATATTTTTTCAAAAACCTCTTGACAAATTAACTTTTTTATGATATAATATAATTAACAAGAATTAACCCAACTCCCAACCGACTTGACGTTCCAATCCCAAAAATCAATTTCTCGAAGAAAGACGGCTGCAAAAATGGCAAAAAAACAGGCATTTCAAAGCCGCTTTTCTTCGAGAAAAGGTTCAAAAGGAGCCAAAAAGATGATTTTACCCATTAAAAGAATTATCGAAAACATTAAAGTAAAACACGAAGAAAGGAAAACAGTCGCGCAGTATTTACGAGCCTGTGAAATTTTTGACAAATTGAAAGACAGTTATGGCTATGCTTCGGTTGGTGACTGCCTATGGTCGTTTAAAGATCCAGAATCATTTTTCCGATGGATTCGAGGAGAAGATGATGGCAAGTTTACCAAAGACGCAACTCTCTTTCACGAGCGTTATGTTAGACGTCGGATTGTAAAAATCTTTGGATGTTCAACAGTCGTAGAGTTTACCGAAAAAATCAAAAACTATATTTTAAAAGGAGAAAGAATTTAAGATGAAAGAATCCAATTATGATGTAAGAGTAGTTGAGGGAAAGACCAAAACTTGGTCTCCGTATGATTTGCAGGGAGCGAATTTTGATGATATTCTCATGGCACTGAAGGACATCTTCGAAGGCGCATATGAGGAAGGTCGAAAAGCTGGGTTTGAGTCCGGGCTCGATCAGGCTCGTGGTTGTTGTGAAGAGTGTGAGGATTTCGAAGAACTGGAAGATGATTACGATATTGATGAGGTGATGGGTCGATGAGAAGTAAAGAAGAAAAATTAAGAAAGAAATTTTTTGACAAGAAGCAAAAGGCTTCCGAAGGCGATTACCAGCTAAACGTTTGGAAATTTCTGAACGATGGAAATATTTTCCGGAGAATTTGTGGATTTTTCAACAAGGTAAAATATGCAAAGGATCGTGCCCGCAAGGGATTTTGCGATTATGACCTTTGTGATCTTGACATTTTCTTCGTCGATTTGATCATTCGGGCTCTCGAGGAACACAAAGAATCTGCTCTTGGATATCCAGACAGTAAATATCCGACATTCAAGGATTGGACGAACGCAATCGACGAAGGAATCGGACATTTCAAGAAATATAAATATTTGTTGGATGACGATAACAATATATATTATCTTGGATATATTCAGGCAATTGAAAATGGAAATACGGACAGAAAAATTATTCGAGACAAGTTCGACGCCGAAAACCAAAAAATGTATGAAGAAGCGAAGAACGAACTTCGCCTTGGATTTGAGTTCTTGGCAGAAAATCTGATTCATCTATGTTGGTAATTAGAAGGTGATAAAAGTGGATAAGAAAAGGTTGAAGGTTTCAGTCTATGCGATTATGAAGGACGAGGAACAATTCTTCGATCGTTGGATTGAATCGATGTGGGATAACGGTGACGGCGCGGATGAAATCTGCGTTCTTGACACCGGGTCAAAAGATGGTTGGAAGGAACTGCTATACGATTCTGCCCGCAAGTTTGGAATGCCGACTGATAAGTTGATTCTCGATCAAAAGAGATATTCTCCTTGGAGATTTGATACTCCTCGCAATGACAGTATGAAGCTGATTTCTGACGATGCTGATATTTGTATTTGTACGGATTTGGACGAGATCCTGAAACCCGGTTGGGGAACGGAACTTCGACGGGTTGCGGAAGAGAATCCGACAGCGGGTCAGATTTATTACTATTATGCTTGGAGCAGTGATGAAGTGACAGGAGATGCGAAACGGTATTTTTGGTATAATAAATGTCACCGTCACCCGAAATTCGGAGTTGAATGGAAATACCCCGTTCACGAAACATTAACATATACAGATGAGTATAACGCAATGTTTCCGGACAGCGCGAGAATGACCGACAAAACAATTTGGTTGTGGCATTACCCGGATCAGACGAAGAGTCGGGGAAGCTATCTCGGGCTTCTTGAACTTCGTGCGCAGGAGTCTCCGGAAGATATGTACGGGCTGTATTATCTCGCCCGCGAATATACTTTCCGTGGAATGTGGGATAAGGCAATTCAGTGGGGTTCGTATCTGCTTGCTCGAATCAAATCGACTGGGAACGATGATATGCTGATGGAGCCTGCGTTGTATGTTCTGCTTGGAGAAAGTTATGACAAAATTGGAGCGAATGATGATTGCGAATTCTGTTATCGAGAATCAATCAAGCTGCACCCGACATACCGCGACGCATATGTTCGACTGGCGCAGAAGCTCGCATACTCCAACCGTCCTGCGGAATGTTTCGAGGTTCTGAAGGAGATGGGCGAAAAGTCCGTAAAGGTTCAGGACTGGAGAAATCTGGATTATATGTGGAGAAACTGGAAGGTCGGTCAGATCAAGGCGGACGCATTGATGTGGATGGGAAGATACGCAGAAGCTGCTGTTGAGATGAAATCAGCACTATATGACATCCAATCAGATGATGATAAACGAGAAGCACGGCAGGAAGGATTTTATGGAGATTTAAAATTCCTGCAGGAAAGACTGAAAGAACGTTTCCTAGATCTTGTAAAAACGGTCGAAGATGCGGAAAATCAGGACAAAACATAACTAAAAAGAGGGGATTATACCCCTCTTTTTTTGTGCGTTTTGACAAAATAAATAAAAGTGGGTTTTTATTCTCAAAACCTCTTGACAAAAACGGTCTTTTGTGGTATACTATACTCGAGGCAGAGGACTGCCAAAATCACATTATTGTAAAGGAGTTGGAAAAATTGAAGGCAATTTTACCTGAAAACAAGAACACAGGGTTCAACCCAAATCGAAAGCAGAGGAGAAATATGCTCCAGACGTTGAATCGAAAGGCAAAGCGTCCGTTGACCAAAGATGAGTTCGAGCAGTTTCTGATGGTTCAGAGACTTCGTCATGGAGATGTCAGAGATGGAGATATTCGTAAGATGGCAGCGAATAATGTTGCGCATTACGATAACCCCGATAAGTTCCCGAACGGAATCGAGGTCAAGCTGAATTACGAGGAGATTTCGCAGAGAAAGCGGGAGGACTTCCGAGAGGAGTATTGGCAGTGGGTTGAAGAGCACAAGGATGATGTGTTTCACCTTGATCGTGAGGAAAACGCAAGCTCGCTTGTTTGCCTTGCGGAAGATGAAAGATATCGTGAGATGGACGGAGAAAAGGTTCGGATTCCGAGATGGGAATTTGACCTGTTCGCAGACCTGCTTATTAAGAATGACGAAGGAGAATTCGTGTCCCCGTGGGAGATCCCGGACAGCACAGAGGACTTCGTAGATTCGAGCGTTGCCAATGAGGTTCTCGCTGAAAGAGAAAAGGAACGGTCGGTGGAAGTAGAAAAGGAAGAATCTACCAATGATTAAATTTGTAAAGCACGGTTCGAGCGACTATCCCGAAAAAGATGAATATAAAACTTTGGAAGAATTATTGGAAGCGAAAAAAGAATATTTGTATGATGGTGAAATTTTTGCAACCAATGAAGACGGAGAATATTTGATGAAGAGTTCGACACAGTTGAGACGTTGGTTTGTTCTTGGAAGAGTTTATAATATAAATCTGAAAGATATGCTTCCAAAATATGATGAAGTATTTTCGAAGAATGGTCTTATGAAAATTTATGCGGTTATGAATTTTTCCAAACATGCTGACATAATTCAAGGATTGTTTTTGAATAAAAAGAATGCTGAAAAATATGCCAAAAAATTAGAGTCGGATGATGCGGGCAACAATTATTTAAATTTGGGTGTTTTTGAGTTTCGTGTATTAGATGTATAAGAAAGGAGAAAGTTAAAATGTCGATGGTTGAGTACAATAAGATTGAGACGGTTTATCGCCGAGACGAAAAGACGAAGAAGCTCGTTATTGGAGAATTTACTAACCCAACAATTGAGTTTTGCAAAGACCTCCCGTGGACTTTTACGGAGAAGGTTGACGGCTGTTTGTGCGGCAAAACAAGAGTTATTATGGCTGACGGGAAAAGCAAGTTAATTTCTCAAATAAAAGAAGGAGAATTGGTTATTGGATATGATACCGATACTAATGAGTGGAAACTTGTTCCAGTTCTTGCCTCTCAACATAAACCAATTGATGGAGAATGGATTAAGATAACTACAACTAGAAAAAATATGTGTTCCGGAAATAGTTTTGGAACAATTAAATGCACATATGATCATAAAATTTGGACAAAGAATAGAGGCTACGTAGAAGCATATCAATTGCGAAAAGATGATGTTTTAATTAGCATTAGACCTGATTTAGAAAAATTAACTCCAATTCAGGAACAGGTTTTAATTGGAAAGATGCTTGGAGATGGGACATATTCATTAAAAGAAAATAAGGGATTAAATAGTGCAAATATTTGTTGGGGTCAAAAAGAAGAGGATTATACAAGTTGGTGCGTAAAAGCTCTCGGAGATTTGGCTAAAAAAGCAGAAGATAGAATTTCTGGATATGGAACGGAAATTCATGTTGGTCGCACCAAAAATACAGTGGCAATTTATGAAAAATTTAATAAATGGGTTTCATGCGGTCATAAAGAAGTTCCGGAAGATTTAAAGTTAACTCCAATTTCGATTGCGTTTTGGTATATGGACGACGGATCACTTGCTCATTGCGAAGGGCAGGAAGACCGGGCTCATTTTGCGACCAATGGCTTTAATAAAAAATCTTGCGAAATTTTGCTTCGAGAACTTGAAAAATTTGACATATATGGGAGCATTCAAGATCGAAAAGGAAATACAATTTGTTTAAATTCAGAAAATGCAGAAAAGATGTTTCTTTTAATTGCCCCTTATATTTGTGCTTGTAAAAAATACAAGTTACCAGAAAGATATAGAGATTCACCGAGTTTTATTCCGCACGATATTGAAAAATCATATCACAAGATGATTGTTGAACAGGATATTATTTCTATAGAAAAAGAAAGTGAAAAATATGAAAGATGGGACATCCAAACGGAAACCCATAACTTTTTTACAACAGGAGGACTTGTTCACAATAGTAATATTCGTGTAGGATGGGACGGACATACCGTAACGTTTGGTGGTCGTACAGATAAAGCACAGATGCCGATGGCTCTTATCAATCGGTTGAATGAGCTTTTTGGTGGCGAAGCAAACGCACAGTTGTTTGAGCAGAAGTTCGGTGAAACCGAAGTCATCCTTTTTGGAGAGGGATATGGTCCGAAGATTCAGAACGGCGGCGGTTATCGTAATGATGTCGATTTTATCATTTTCGATGTGATGATTGCGGGTAATTATCAGCCTCGTTCGTCGGTCGAAGACATTGCGCAGTATTTCGGAATTGACATTGTTCCAATCGTTCTGGAAGGGACAATTGCAGAAGGAGTAGATTATGTGCTTCACAACCGCAAGAGTTTGATTGCAAAAAATGGTGCGCTGATTGAAGGTTTGGTCGGAAGGCCAAAGATTGAGCTTCGAGACAGAGTTGGCAAGAGACTGATTTGCAAAATCAAGTTCAAAGATTTTGAGTAAAAATTTTGGAAAACCCCTTGACAAACGGGAAAAAGTATGCTATAATATAATCGTGGCAAGCAAAGACCACGACATAAACGAAAATATTTTTATTAAACGAAATGGAGAAAAACAAAAATGGCAGCAACATTTGATTTCGTAGGAAAGCTGAAGAAAATCGAAAAGGAGACCGAGAAGTTTAAGGCATTTGACGAAAAGAAAGGAGAAAAACAGGGAGATTCTTATACATTTCAAAAGTTTAGATTTAAAGCAGTGAATGGTAATAATTCGCATACTATGGAGGTTAACGATGTGTTTTTTTACACTAACTCTGATGGATCGGTAGATGCGAACAAGACGAAGATTTATGCGCGGTCGAAAGCTGAGGGTGGTGCAAAAAGTCAACAGTTGGTAGTAGCGTTTGCTGATCGAGCAAACCCCGAAATTCTTGATAAGATTGCATATTTTAGCAAATTTGGGATTAATCTGAATAAACCCGGTGAAGAGAAGGTCGCTTCTAATGATCATGAATATCTTTTTAAGGGAGACTTTATGAATGCTCTTCGTAAGTTGATGGATAACCCGAATTTTACTAGTCGTAGAGTTCATATCAAGGGAACTATGGATGTTCGATATGAAGAGTCGACCGGGATTTTTTATCGGACATTCGTTCCTTCTCGTGTTTGGTTCGCCAACGATGATGAGCCCGATATGATGAAACTCTCTATTGATTTGATTTATGGTCCGGGAGCAGTCGAGGAGGACGGCGATATTCTACGCGTAAACTGCCATCACAGATATTATGACGCAAATTATCGCAAGGATTCTTGCAAAGGTCAAGCAACATGCCCCATTCAGTTTGTTGTAAGAGATAAACAGTGTTTCGATTCTGTTCGTCGTAGATTTTCTAATTTCCCCGATGAATGCACTTTTGCGAAACTCGACGCGACACTGGACGTTATCAATGGGACTGAAATGGTTCCGATAAGATATGAGGATCTTTCTGAGGACGCAAGAGAAAACATCGACTTCGGATTTACGACACTCGAAGAGGAAGTTCGTGCGGCTGGCGGAACGGTGTATGGAAACCGCGTAACGGAGCTTCGTTTCAGAGGAACGAGAAATGTTCAGGGAACGGCATATGAGGCAGAAGATCTGTGTTCTCCGAGACACGATAGTGCGGATGAGACCGATGATACAAATAGCGGCATTTCGACAGAAAAGAAGGCTGACGATGAAGACTTCGACCTGTTTGGAGATCTTTGATTTGGTGAGAGATAAAAGAGATAAGAGAGGAAAATAATTATGGCAAGACGCGGAAGAATTTGTGAAATGAAAAGAAAGTTTGAAGATTACGATTATGTAATTCTCGGTGTCGGCGGAGTCGGTAAAACAACCCTTGCGTATGAACTCGGGAAGAAGATTACCGGAAGTGATGAGGGAACATTTATCATTACTTGCGGGGCTGAAAATGAGCCGATGCATATCAATGGAGCTTTCGGTGAAACAAACAGAACTTTCGAAGAGCTGGTTGAATGTGTAAAGTATCTTTGCGAACACAAGGATGAATATTCCAATACTAAATTTGTAGCAATCGATTCGATTGACGAGCTTGTTCGAATCGCGTGCGACGCAGTTTGCAGAGAATGGAACCGGATATGCGAAAAGACAAACAAGCCTGAAGAGAAATGTAAAAGCATTGCCCAAGCGTATAAGGGTTTCCAAAAGGGAGAGGACAGAGCCGTCGATCTGATTATTAAACAGATCGTGAAATTAAAGGACGCCGGATATCATCTTCTTTATATTGGTCACACAAAGGTAAAGAGCTCGACTGACGTTATGCAGGACAATACCAAGTTTGATCAGCTCACGTGTAGCGTTCAGCCGAAGTTCTATAATGCAATTAAAGACAAGGCAAACCTTGCTGTAATGTGCTATTTTGAGAATGAGATTGTTGGTATTAAGGAAGAAAAAAATCCTTTCAATAAAAAGATGGAGAAGAAGGGAACCCTTGTGAATAAGAAGAGAGTTATGCTTTTTACCGACGACTCTAACACTGTCGATACAAAGACACATTTTGAATATATTGTTAACAAGGCAGATATGAGCGCCGAGAATCTCATTAAGGCGGTTGAGGACGCAATTGCTGCAAAACTTGCCGCTCCTGTTGGGTCGCATAAGTCGCCCGAAATGGTCGAAATGTCAATGCCTGCATCAGAGCCGGTTCCCGAAGATGAGGATCTTGATACGACGGCTAATACTTCCGACATCGACGATATCGACCCGGACACTTCCGATATTGATATTGACATGGATGATGAAGATACCGTTCCGACAATCGAAGACCTTCGCGCAGAGATTCAGGGAAAGCTTCGTACAGCAAGTGCAGAAGTGAAGAAGAAGGCAAAAGAGATTCTGATTACCGAAGCGACAGACCCAGAGAAGGTCAAGTTGGCGGATGCGACGGTTGAAACGTTGAACAAGATTCTCGCAATTCTGGATTAAAAGGAAATTATTGTGAAATTCATTATTACGCGCACGAGCGATTATGGAGATGCCTCTTCGCCGTGCGCAGAGGCAAAGGAAGATCAAGTAGTTAGAATAGAAACCAGAGCCCTTTATAGTCCAGAGGAATTTGATAAAAAGTTTGCAGACAGAGAGGGAAATTGGCTTTCTGTTGGAACTAATCATCGCATCGGGAGAGATGGTCATATTTGTCGCGACTGTGAGATGATGAATGTATGGACGATCGAGATTAATTCAATAGAGGAACTTGTTGCATTGTCAAGAAAATATGGAGAGATAATTATTGCAGATCACTATTTGAATGACAATGATGGATATCCAACTCTTGAGATTTACGATGACTATCGTGAATAAAATCCGCATTTCAAAAAATAGGAGGAGAATAAGATGCTTGGTTATTTCGCACTTTGGGCTTTAGGTGAAGCGCTTTGTCAAGACGACCAAGACGATTTTGGGCGCAAAACTCGTCGCAACGATTGTCTCGATAATCGTTCGATCTTCGACGATGACGATATATACGAGAGTTATCGATTCGGGAAAAGAGAATACTGGGACGATGAGTATGACGAGGACGAGTGCGACGACCCGGAAGACCTCGAAGATTATTAAATTTAAAAAACTTTTCAAAACCCTCTTGACAGCAGGAGGGTTTTGTGGTATAATAATAGTAGAAATCGAAAGGAGAGTTGATTTATGCTGAATGTTGGTTATTTGACTTCTGACACAACCGCTTCCGGGGATGAAATGTATACCCCGTTTTATGCGGTTGCGCCTCTTGTTAAACACTTGAAGAATAGTGGATATAAAACCATTTGGTGTCCGTTTGATGAGAAGTGGAGCGCGTATGTTCGGACATTCCGAGAAGAGGGGTTTAATGTTATTCGGAGTTCGTTGTCTGATGGAAGGGATTTCTTCGAATATGAGCCTGACGAGCTGTATGATGTTATTATTAGCAACCCTCCGTTCAGTCATAAAGACGAGGTCCTTTTCCGTCTTGACAAATTCGGAAAACCGTTTGCAATTCTCCTTCCATTGAACAGTTTGCAAGGGAAATCTCGATTTGATGTTTTCAAAAATGGAATCCAACTCTTGAGTTTCGACCAACGCATCGGATTTCACACTCCAAAAAGTATGGCGGAACCAATTGAGGGCAGTCCGTTTGCTTCTGCGTATTTCTGCCGAGACTTCTTGCTGAGAGACTTGATCGTGGAAAAGCTGGACAAATATGATAGACCGTTGATAGAGGAGGAAGAAAACGAATGATGGTTGAATGTTTTTGCGGTTGCCGAAATAAAATCGAGCAGTCTTGCGCATATAAGATTGTCCTCGGCGGAACTCGCAAAGTTTATTTTTTAAACGAACAACATTATCTCCGCTGGCAGGACAAAAATTCTGCAAAATCCAACAAGATTGATGAAAAAGAATTTGCTCCGATTTATGATGCCGTGCTCGATATTTGCGGAGGAAAATTTACCGGACGAACCATCGTTTGGAAGGAATACTTGACTTGGAAAGAAGTCGTCGGCGGAAATGGCAACAAAGTCAAGTGGTATTTAACGGAGAATAAACGCTCTCTGTCGGAGACATTGAAGAAAAAGCATTTTGAGAGCGACTTTGGTATGATCAAATATTTGAGTGCAATTGTTAAAAGCAATGTGGCGCAGTATCGGTCGAATGAAAGTACGGTCGTAAAACCAAAGGAAGACATAAATATTACGGAGAGGAAAACAAACATTCCAAATTTTGGAGTAAGAAAATCTCTTTCTGAATTGGAGGATGAATTTAGTGATAAATTCAAATAATTTTATAGTTGGTGTAACAGATAAGTATCCAGAAGAACTGCTTAACGGAAGACTTACTATTGAGGGCAACCTTGTGGCGCTCCTTTTTAAAGACCCGTCTCTTTATGATGATATCGGCTCGGACATCAACGAACAGACGATGTTAACAAAAAGCGGAAGATTTTTATTTTCTTTGGGGAGGCTTCTCAAAGACAAAGGATATAACGTTTTCGATGAAGTTACTGTTTATTCTGTCGTTCCGGAAGAAATAAAAGATAGACTTGATGGAATCGGCGGATGGAAAGCTGTCCAAAAACTAACAAGTGTTATCAACGAAGATAACTCCGATGCAATTATCGATGCAATTAATAAATCAAACGTTCTTCTTCGTCTTTATGAAAGCGGGTTTAATGTAAACAAAGAAATAACTGTAAAGGGAAATAAGACAACTCCGGTTAAATTATTTGAGCGTTGGGATACGCAGAGTGTTCTGTCTTGGTATGAAGAAAAGATTGCAAATTGTGGAGTTGATGTTAGATCTGATATTATTGAGGATGAAGGATATGTGGATTTTAACGATTCATTTCTGGATGGCCTAAAGAAAGGGAAAGAGAGAGGAATCAGTATTGCGTCAGCCGGAATTGATGTTAAAGGCGAAATTATAGATACTTTTAGGTTTTTGGATTCAGATCTTCGTGGATTAAAGCCAGGAACCCTTAACGCTATTGGCGGTGCTTCCGGAACGGGAAAAAGTACAATTATGTTAAATATTGTTATGTCTCTTGCTTCACAAGGCGTCAAAACCGTCATTATTAATAACGAAATGAAAAAATCAGACTATATGATAATGATTTTATGTTGGATTCTTTACAAAGTGTTTCATTATACTAGTCTAACAAGGGGAAAACTTTCAGATGGAGATTTGTCAGAAGAAGATCTTGATATGATTCATAAAGCAAGAGAATATTATCAACAAAATTATGGAAAATATATTAAGATTGTTACGCTGACAGATGCCAATATGAAACTGTCTTTGCAAATTGCAAAAAAAGAAATTCTTCGTAATGGTATGAATTGTGTTGTTATAGACACTTTTAAAATCACAATGGATGGAGAAGATTCTAAAAATTCAAATTTTTGGATGCAATTAATCGAGGATAGTCGGGCCTATAATAAACTTTGCTCTAAATACAACATTATCGGATTAATGACAATTCAATTGGCAATTAACGCAGAAAATCAACTGTTTCTTTCGGCAAATTGTTTAAGTATGAGTAAACAAATTAAAGAAATTTTATCGGTGCTCCTTCTCTGTAGGCCCCTGAAATCTTACGAGAGGGAGGCGGGCTCTCCATATGATATTAGGGCATTTAGGAGTAAAAAAAATGAAGAAACTGGCGAGTGGACGGAGGCTCCATATCTATTAGATCCAAACGAGAATTACACTGTCTTGTTCCGAGATAAAAACAGAAGAGGAGTGGATTCTGGCTCTGATGGTATTGCATACTTATTAAAGCAAAGATTAAGATACGGAGTGTTTAGCGAAAGTTCCAAGTGTCGACCAACGCATAAAAGGGCGGATAATGTATGAATTGGAATGAAGAAAATATCTCTTGTTGGATTTCGGAAAATGTAAAGTCTGCTAGGTTTATAGAAAAATTAAATACGAAACACGGTATTTATATAAAAGTTACGTGCCCCACTTGTAATAAGGTCTTCGAAAGAGACTGGTATATATATAGAAAAAACAAACGTTTCCTTTGTTGCGATTGTTTGCTGGAACAAAACAAACAAAAAATGACAACACCAAACGAAAATTCCAAAAGTTTACTCGACGCATATCCACAAATAAAAAACATTTGGAGCCCTAAAAATAAGCTTAATCCGGAGAATTATTTACCACATAGCAACCAAAGGGTTTTATTTAAATGCGATGTTTGTGGAAACGAATGGGACGCAACGATTTGTTCCGTTACAACTGTTTATAAAAGAGGGTTTAATCCTTGTAGAAACTGTAAGTTTGTCTATTTAAACAAAGAATCGTTTTTAAAAGAATTAAAAAACAAAAATCCCCAGATTGAATTAATTGGAGAGTATGTTGACGCAATAACAAAAACTCTTTTCAAATGTAAGGTTTGTGGAAATCAGTGGTTGACAATGCCAAAAAGCCTCGTTCGTAATACGTCTTATGGAGTTCCAGCGACTTGTGGTGTTTGTAAAAAGAAAGTTATCGGACCACCTCCAGAATATTTGAATAGTATCTGGGCAAACAAAATACTTCGAAATATATGGTCGAAATATTTTGATGAACAGTTTATGAAAACAAATAGTGCGTATAGCAGAAGGTATTTCGATATAAAATGTCCAGACTGCGGAAAAGTTAAAAAGACAACTTTAAGTAATCTGCGCATAAGAGGGTTTTGCTGCGTGTGCAATTCTAATGCCAGTTATCCAAATAGGTTTATATATTCATTTTTGAATAAACTTAATATAGAATACGAAGCAGAATATTCTCCATCTTGGGCGCGCAGAAAACGGTATGATGTTTATGTTCCGTCTTTAAACACAATAATAGAAAATAATGGAATGCAACATTATACAGATAAAACATTTTATGATAATACTTTGTCCGATACACAAAAAAATGACAAAGAGAAAATGGAGCTGGCATATAAAAATGGCATTACGAATTATATTGTATTAGACTGTACAGAATCGACAGTTTATCATATGAAAAAATCTATTATTGGTAGTGCGTTGTTTTCTATTTTAAAATTAAAAGATAAATTAATAGATTGGGATTCTATAGATATGGAAGCGAGAGAAAATGCAGAAAAGCATATTTGCATAGATTGGGAAAAGGATTATGATATAGACAGAATTATTGAAAAATATCATAAAAAAAGACAGGCGATACGTAAAACATTGAAAAATGGAGCAAAATATGGATGGTGCTCGTATGATTCGAATTGGAACAATAGGCCTGTGTTTTGTGTTAATTTTCAAAAAAGATATGGAGCTATCTCAAATGCTACCTGTATAACTGGCGTCAAGTGTTCCGACATCCTGTGCTGTTGCGAAGGTAAAAAAGAGTCTGCGGGAGTTGATCCACAAACAGGACTGCCGCTGACTTGGAGATATGCCGATGATTACATTGCAAACATAAACGAATTGGACAGGATACAAACGCAAGATAAAAAATGAGTAAGGAGAAATAAAATGATTATTATTGGATTTCCTGGAATTGGTAAAAGTAGCGTAACTCGCGCATATGATGGCGACACCAACACAACTGGTTATATCGACCTCGAAAGTAGCAATTTTGTTAAAGATGATAATTGGGTGAAAGAATATTGTGATCTTGCCATCGACCTTGATTTACAGGGATATAATGTTTTTGTTTCGTCTCACAAGAATGTGCGAGAATATTTAGCAGAGAAACAGGACGTTTTCCCGGACATTATGGAGATATTCCCGTCGAAAGAAATACGTACCGAGTGGCTGAACAGGCTCGAATCTCGTTATATGAAGTGCAAAACTGATAAAAACGAAAGAGCTCTAAGCTATATGCGCAACAATTTCGATGATGCCGTAGATGAAATGGAGCACGATGCAATTGTTCATAAGGTTCTGATCACCAAAGAAAATATGAATGATTTGAAGAAGGCGATGGTGGATTATTGGAATAAGTGGTATTCTGAATAATTAAAAACATAATTTTGGAGGATATTGTGATGACATGGATGAAAAAACAACAATTCAAAGAACTAATGAAGGAATTTCCAAATGGCGGAATCCTGTTTCTTGATGGCGATCACGCAGATGGAAACAGCGTTCTTGTTACTGATGGCGATTTCGGGGCAACTTGTCTTGTCCCGACAGTAGACGGTGAGGTTTTTGATTTTGATTGGAATATTGAAGAGTATGGCGACGATGATGATTTCTATGTTCTTGATTACGCGGATATTCTTCAAATTATCCAAACTCTAACGAAAGGACTTCGGATTCAACTTCATCCGTGGTGGGAAACGAAGGATTGATAAATGAAGATTTTATTTTATGACGGAGATGTTCGTCAATGGTGTCTTCCAGCAACCATCAAGCATTATCATACTCTCAATGCGGCACGCGGACCATCTGACAACACCGAACAACTCGAATGGGCGTATATAAATTATTATGATTGTATTCTATTAACAAATTCTCTTGTTGCTCTTAATCATAAATATGGTTGGAATAAAGAAGATGGTTGTACCAATATTTATTTTTATGTCGCATTAAAGCGTGATTTTGTGAGGTGCGACAAACTAACTGATAGAGAAATCCGAGAAGGAGACAATATTATGAAGATGTTCTTAAATGGAGCGTTTGATCTGGAGTAAAATGATGAAAAATCTGATTTCCAGTATTTCATATGATCAAGGAGAAATTATCAACAACATTCTCCGACTTCACGTCCCTTCTTATAAAATTGATTGTGACCCCACCTATAGCAAAGGAAACTTCTATAAAAAATATACGGAATTTTAATTTTTAAATGTTAAGACAAAGTAAGTGGTCAACCGCCCAGTTTCCTAAATGAGATGTGGGCTTGAGTAATCGAGCCCACTGATTGATCAGACTAAGTGTTTCGAGCACTACGTTATCAAAGAATATATAGGCACCGTTGGATGTACTCTCCAGTCTGACGCTCTGCGGTATGTGATTAAACAGTTCTGATGGGTAGGAGCAGTGTTGCATACGAAAACCTTTGAATAACATTGTCGTGGAGTAACTACTCTAACATACAGGAGGTTATAGAAACATTGGTGTATGTATTAAACAATCAAGGCAATCCTTTAATGCCTTGTAAAGAAGCAAAAGCAAGAAAATTATTAAAACAAAATAAAGCTATTATAGCGAAATATGAACAGTTTACAATTCAATTAACTTTTGAGTGTGAGAATCAGACGCAAGAAGTTTCTCTCGGAGTTGATGCTGGAAGCAAGCACGTCGGAATTTCCGCAACGACAGAAAAACAAGTTTTGTATGAAGCAGACGTCGAGTTGAGAAATGATATTGTAAACAAACTCTCTTCTCGCAGAGAAACAAGAAGAACTAGAAGAAATAGACTGCGCTATCGTCCCGCAAGGTTCAATAATCGAGTTCGTTCAAAACACAAAGGTTGGCTCGCTCCAAGTATTGAACAGAAAATTAATTCGCATATTCAAACAATCAAAAGACTCAACCAAATTCTTCCGATTTCAAAAATTATTGTAGAAACAGCACAGTTCGATATTCAAAAGATTCGGAATCCGGGCATTGAAGGTGAGCAATATCAACAAGGCGAACAAATGGGATTTTGGAATGTTCGAGAATACGTATTGTTTCGAGATGAACACAAGTGTCAGTATTGTAAAGGAAAATCTAAAGACAATAGGTTAAATGTTCATCATATTGAGGGTCGTAAGACGGGCGGAAACGCTCCGAATAATTTAATTACGTTGTGCGAAACCTGCCATAATGATTATCATCAAGGAAAAATTCAGCTAAATATTAAGCGCGGAAAGAGCTTTCGAGATGCGACATTTATGGGAATTATGAGAAAGACATTGTTGTTGAGATTAAGGGAAATATACCCGAATGTTCAAGAAACTTTTGGTTATATTACGAAGAACACCAGAATCGAAAATAGTCTTCCGAAAGAACATTATATAGACGCAAGATGTATTAGTGGAAATCCTTTAGCAAAACCGTTAGGATATTATCTTTATCAAAAATGTGTTAGAAGACAAAATCGTAAAATGACGAAAGATAATTTTATCAGAGGTGGAGTCAAAAAAAGTAATCAGCTAGTTGGTGATGTCTTCGGATTTGGGTTATTTGATACGGTTGAATATCAAAAGAAGAAGTATTTTGTGTTTGGTAAACGAAAATCTGGATTTCTGGACATTAGAACACTTGATGGAGAAAAAGCTAACAACGGCTCTATAAGTTACAAAAAACTAAAATTAATTCAAAAGAATAATAATATATTAATAGAAAGGAGCTTGCCAATTCCTACGCAACCATAAGGGAATTGCGGTTTCTTTGGCAATAGTATTATGAATGAGGCAGTCAAAGTTGGGTTTTATCCAAAAGATTTGTTTATACTTTTAGCGAAGAACCGGCTTGTGGCAGATTGGCAAATTCAGAATCAAAAGAACGCAAGAAAGTTTCATAGTTATTTTTGGGTCTTCGAAAAGTCTGACAAAAAAATAGAATATTAATTTTCGCAAAACCTCTTGACAAATAGGAGGTTTTGTGCTATAATAATAGTAGAAATGAAAGATTGGTTGGAGGTGATCTATCATGGCTATTCTAATGAGTCAAAAGGCGATCGACATGTGCGTAAGTCGTTGTGATGATTGCGGGCGTTGGGAGAGAGAAAATAAAATGTTTATTAGTAAAGACTTTCCGGTTAGAGAACGAAAAGGCTGGCCAGAGTTTACGCTTCATTTATGTAAGGATTGTGCGTTAAAATTTGTCAAAGAAATAATTGAAAAAATTAAAAATAACGAGAAATAAAACACCGATTTTATTAATGGAGGAATTATGAAGAAATTAGCTGTTTGTGAATGTTGCGGCAACATATTTATGATTGGCGACCGTGTATGGAAGTATCGAGGTGATAAACTTTGTTCAGAAGAATGTGCTCGTAAAGCTGAATTTTTAGGCAAACAAGGAAAATGGAAAAATACCACAGATGAAAAAGATGAAAGTAATGCAAAAATGAAAGAAATCAAGTTGACAATTGACGGTGAGGTGATCAAACTGACCGATGAACAGTTGAAAATGTTGGGTGTTGAATCTAATAAGAGAATCAATCCATTTGAGACGGTTGTTAAGTTTGAAGACTATTACTCCGTCGAGAAAAATAACGAGATTTACGCATATATGGACACTGGCAGCTCGGTTGACAATCAGCTGTATACTGCCGTAAACTACTTTAATGACAAGGATTTTGCGAAACAGGTCGCACTTCATCAACTGCTTTATCGCAAGCTCTTGAAGTATGCGTATGACAATGAGTTTGAGGATGAAGAATGGAACGGAAACAATATGCACGCCTATATTATATATAATTCCACGAAGAAGAATTACGATGTTCGTTGGACACGTGACGAAAAGGAGCCATGCACGGTATATTTCAAAACGCCGACTCGGGCAACAGCAGCGTTAAACGAGGTCGTTATGCCGTTTGTAAAAGAACATCCAGAATTTGTGTGGTAAAATGTTTAGCAAAAGGAGAATAAAGAAATGAAAGAAATCAAGTTAATGATTGATGGTAAAGAGGTCCAATTGACTGACGAACAGTTGAAAGCATTGGGAATTGAAATCGAAGAAAAAAGAAAGAATCCGTTTAAAAGGGTAACTACCGGTGATACGTATTATAAAATTACTGGATATGGTAATGTTGACAATTTTAGAGAAGACGGTGATTCTACCGATCAGGCTCTGTATGACGGAGTTAACTATTTCAACGATGATTCAGTTGCACAACAAGTTGCACTTCACCAGCTACTGTATCGTAAACTGTTGAAATTTGCCTATGACAACAACTGTATAGATACAACAAAGTGGAGACGCTATAGCCAACATTGGTTTATTTACTATGATTGGGACACGAAGGAAATTCGACCCGACCTGGCCATTGTAGCACAACAGTTTTCGACTATATATTTCTCCACGATGAAGGCCGCACAACGGGCTATTAATGAAGTTGTTAAACCATTCATGAAAGAGCATCCCGAGTTCGTGTGGTGATAGAAAGCTACTTTTATTAACAAGGAGCAATTATGGAAGACAAAGTAATTTATACTCGAGATATTGACGACTGCTCTAACTGCCCGTTATATGAGAAAGATTGTCCGGGTGGATGGACCTCGAGTGGAAGTGGAACACCCATAGAGCCGCCCTGTACAAGTTGGAATGGCGGTGAAGAAATTTATGAGGGTATGTATGATAGATATAGCGAGAAGTGAGAAGTGAAAATTTATCAAATTTTTAGATATTAAAATTTTGGAAAGGAGGTAATAACTAATGAAGATTCTAAAATCATATAAATATCGGATTTATCCAAATAAAGAACAAGAAGTATTAATTCAGAAGACTTTCGGTTGTTGTAGGTTTGTTTATAATCAGATGCTTGCTTATCGCATAGAACTTTATCAAACACAAGGGCAATCATTAAGTCGATTTGACTGCGAAGAATATATGATTCATAATCTAAAAACCAAATATGAATGGCTTTTAGAACCCGATAAATTTGCTTTATCGAGCGCCATTGAGAATTTAGATAATGCTTATCAAAAGTTTTTTAAAGAACATGCGGGATTTCCGAAGTTCAAAAGCAAACATAGTCATAAAAAATCATATACAACAAAGATAACTAAGAAAAATATCGAAGTTTCTTTTGAAAGAAGTCAAATTAAACTTCCAAAGTTGCGTTGGGTTAAAACAAAACTGCATCGAGAATTTATTGGCAGAATCAAAAGAGCAACGATTTCGCAGAATCCATCTGGAAGATATTTTGTATCAGTTCTTGTAGAGCAAGAATATTTATCACTACCAACAACCGGCTCTGCTCTCGGATTGGATTTGGGAATTAAAGATTTAGTTATTGCCTCCAATGGAAAGAAATATGCCAATCCTAAAATGCTTTCTAAATATGAAAAGAAGTTGGCGAGAGAACAGAGGCGGTTGGCGCACAAACAGAAGGATTCTCAAAATAGAGAGAGACAGAGAGTTAGACTTGCAAAAGTTTATGAAAAGATTCATAACATCAGATTAGATTACTTACACAAAACATCTAACGAAATTATTAGCGAAAACCAAGTAATAGTTTCGGAAGATTTAGCGGTATCTAATATGATGAAGAATCATAAACTGGCAAAATCTATCAGCGATTGTGGATGGTATGAATTAACACGACAATTAGACTATAAGGCAAAATGGAATGAGAGACAATATGTAAAGATTGGAAGATTCGTTCCATCAAGTCAGGTTTGTAATTGTTGTGGATATCAGAACAAAGAAACGAAAGATTTGTCGGTTAGAGAGTGGATTTGCCCCAGTTGTGGGACGAAGCACGACAGAGATATTAACGCTGCTAAGAATATCCTTAATGAAGGATTAAAATTAATTGTATGAAAAACAACAATCAGATAGGGCAGGAACTGCCCGAATTCAAGCCTGTGGAGTCAGTAGGTTGCGAGAACGAAGAAGCAGGAAGCCCTTGTGTTCCAACATATGGGGTGGTTCACATCAAACAAATGTTAATAGAAAACCCAGAGCATATCGTGGAGTTGCTCGAAAGGTTTGAGTTCTGCCACATCCATCTCAAACGAACCGAGATTCGGTTTGCTCGTAACGAAGAAGGTGGTCAGAATATCTCAATTCGGCTTGAAGATAATCCTTCAATTTATGTTAAAGATTTCGTAACAAATGAGAACGGCGACATTATCGCGTATATAATGAAAAGTCGTTCGGTAAAATTTATCGAAGTCTTGTCGGAAATCAAGGGCATTCTCGGACTTGGGGACGATTGGGAGCCTCCAAAGCGCGATATGTTGTTCGGTGGATTTTATGACCGAATTGGAGAGGATAGACATGTTGAGATTGCGACATATCCCGAATCGATTATGGACCAATATGTCGATAAGGGGAATCGACGCTGGCTCGATGATAACATTTCACTTGCGGTTCAGCACGAGTTTGGGGTTAGATTTGACCCAATAGAAGACCTAATTGTGTTTCCTTGGAGGTCGCCCGTCGGAGGAGAGATTATTGCAGTAAAAGCTCGCGTCAATCACCCGTTGGAGGACGGTCAGCAAAAATATTGGTATGTTTATAAGGGAGCCGTCAGCAATTCTCTTTATGGTATTACGGAGAATTATAGCGGACTGTTTGGAAACGAGATTTGTGTTGTTGAAAGTGAAAAGGCTGTTCAGCAGTTGGCGACAATGGGATATCGAAACGCGGTGGCTCTTGGGTCAAGCAATTTATCAGAGGAGCAGGCTTGGCTAATTATGACACTTTCTCCAACTTCCGTTGTGTTCTTGCTGGACGAAGGATTGGAAAAGGAACATACGATGAAAAATGTGGAAACGCTGCGTCAATATTGTGTATTAAGAGATTTGCCAATTCGTTGGTGGAATTGGACGAAAAGTTCGGTTATTGATGGAAGCGGGAAAAACAGTCCGACCGATTTGGGGAAAGAGAAGTTTGACAAGGTTATGAGAGAGGAGTTGGAGGTGATTTAATGGGCGCATTTAAAGATATGACAGGACAGCAATTCGGAGACTTCATCATCGACTCTTTTGACCCGATAAAAGGTAAGTATAAGTATTATTGGAATTGTCATTGTGTAAAATGTGGTTATAAAAAATCGGTAGAAGGAAGCAGTATTAGAGCCGGAAATAGCACAAGATGTGTTTGCAATAAGTCTTTTGGACAAAGAGAAAGTCTCGGATACGAAAAAGATATATCTGGAAAAGTTTATGGCGGTTTAACTGTTTTGAGCTATTGTGACACGAAAAGTATGCACTCAAGATGGTTGTGCAAATGCAGTTGTGGAAACGAGGAAGTTTTTAGTATTTCACAATTAAAAAGAAGAAAAAATCTGATGTGTTCCCAATGTGTGAAAAAATATAAAGATATAAGAAACGTAATTTCGGAAGAAAATTTAAATTCTAATGGGATTCCAATAAATATCATTCAATCCACGCAAAGAAAACAAAACAAATATGAAATTCAAAATGATGTTGCTATTATAAACGACAAAATTATTGTAGATAGTGAGTTTGTGAATTATTTGAAGTCATTCGATAGATACATCAGTATAGACAGCCGTGGATATGCCTATTTTTCATATTGTGATCAAGACGTATATTTGCATAGGCTTTTGACAAAAACACCACTGTTTTTCGATGCAAGTAGCAAGGACATAGAAATAATTGATCATATAAATAGAAATAGATGCGATAACAGAATTGAAAACCTAAGAATAATTAAAAAATCCGAAAATCCCGTTAATTGTTCAGTATATTCCAACAATAAAAGTGGGCACAAAGGAATTTCGTGGCTTGAACGATTGCAAAAATGGCAGGTAAATATTCAATATAAAAATAAAAATCATTATATTGGAGTTTTTGAGAATATCGACGATGCAATTCTTGCAAGGAAACAAGCGGAGCAAGACGTATTTGGAAAGGTGGATTAAAAATGCAAAATCTTCATCGACATACTTCGTATTCAAACGTGTGTATTGCAGATTCTGCGGCAACGAATGAACAATATGCCAAAAGAGCCGTTGAACTTGGACATAAAGTAATTAGCAGTGTCGAGCACGGATGGCAGGGATATTATTATCAATGTTATGAACTTGCTCAAAAATATAATCTCAAATTTGTTTTCGGAGCAGAAGCATATTGGGTTAAAGATAGACAAAAAGAATATGAGGAAATTGATCCAGCAACAGGAGAGCCGTTAAAAAACAAAGACGGAACAATAAAGGCACACAAAGATAATTCTAATTGTCATATATTACTTCTTGCAAAGACGGAAGTTGGAAGACGTGCCATCAACAAAATTCTTTCAGAGGCAAATGAAACTGGGTATTATTTTAGGCCGCGCGTCGATCTCGAACTTCTTCTTTCCCTTCCTCCCGATGATGTTGTTGTAACGACTGCTTGCGTGGCATATTGGAAATATGAAGACATCGAAGACATTACTCTTCAATTGTGGAGACATTTTGGGAAAAACTTTTATCTGGAGATCCAAGCGCATAAAACAGATCAACAGAGAGAGATCTCCCGTAGAATTCTTTCCTTGTCGCAAAGATATGGAATTGAAATGATTGTTGGTCTTGACAGTCATTACATTTATCCGGAACAAGCACAAGAGAGAGAATATATTCTCGAAGCAAAAGACGTCCATTATAAAGACGAGGAGGGATGGTATATGGACTATCCCGACGACGAAGAGGTTATGAGACGTTTTATGGAGCAGGGAGTTTTTACAAGAGAACAGGTTCAAAGAGCAATGGACAATACTGATATTTCTCTAACGTTTGATGATTATGCAAAAGACAATCCTGTTTTCAGCAAAGATATTAAACTTCCTACTCTTTATCCAAATCTTTCACAGGAAGAAAGAAACAAAAAATATAGTGTTCTGATTAGCAAGCTTTTTAGAGAATACGCAGAGAAACATCATATCGCCGGAGAAGAGTATAAGAGATATCTTGAAGGAATCAAAATGGAAGTTCAAACAGTTAAGGATACCGGAATGGCTGATTACTTCCTTCTCGACTATGAAATCGTCAAAAGAGCGATTGAAAAAGGCGGTGTATTGACCGACAGCGGAAGAGGTTCTTCGGTTGGATATTTTACAAACACTCTTCTTGGTTTTTCAAAAGTCGATAGATTTCAAAGTCCGATAACGCTTTATCCTGAACGATTTATTAGCAAAACAAGAATTCTGGAAACCCATTCATTACCCGATTAACAACATAGTCGCCCATATAAGTGATTATATGTGGAAAACCTCGAATATCAGGGGAAGCCCTTAAGTCTTAATTACAAAACATTAGCGAAAGCAAAGTGTGGCATCGCCAACCCCGATGGTATTGTAAAAAGATTAAGAATTGGGAAATCCTGAGAGATAACCCTAACCGAATTTATCGCATGGGGAGCTCGCAACGACTACCAAGAGGAGTCCGAGATAATATCAACGATTGTGGTATAGTCTATTCCGACCATTTGTTTGGTGTAAATACTACGAAAGTAGCGGTAGATCAAGATTGATATGAACTGGGGAACCCCAGAAATTGCAGAAGAAGCACAGAAAGAAATTCTTGGAGACGACCACGCAATTCCAATGATCGCCTTCGGAACTTGCAAAAAGAAATCGGCTTTTAAATTGTTCGCTCGTTCACAAAATATGGATTTTGAGCTGGCGAATACCATCTCTTCGCAGATTGCAGATTACGAAGAAGCTGTTAAAAACGCAGACGAAGACGATAAGGACGCAATCGACATTTATGATTTTGTAGATAAAAAATATGCCAATTATCTCGAACAGAGCAAAAAGTATTGGGGCATTATTATGGATAAAAAGAAAGCCCCGTGCGCGTTCCTTCTTTATCAGGGTAACATTCGAGAAGAAATTGGGCTGATTAAATGTAAGTCGGAATCAACAGGAAAAGAATTTTTAACAGCCGTTGTAGACGGAGCGATTGCAGAAAATTATAAATTCCTGAAAAATGATATTCTTTGTGTAAGCATTGTCCTTTTAGTAGATAAGATTTATCGCAGAATCGGAATTCCGCACAAAACGGTTGAAGAACTGAAAGATTTCGTTAAAAACGATCCAAAAACTTGGGACATTTATAAAAACGGATATACTCTTGGAGTTAATCAGTGCGAGCAAGTAAGTTCTGCAAAGAAAATGATGCGCTTTCAAGCAAAAAACATTTCAGAACTTTCGGCGTGGATTGCCGCAATTCGCCCTGCTTTCAAGTCGATGTACTCCAAGTTTGAATCGAGAGAATCCTTTAGTTATGGAATTCCTGCTTTTGACAAACTCTTGCAGACAGAAGAACTTCCACAGTCGTGGATTTTGTATCAGGAACAGTCGATGTCCGTTCTTTCATATGCCGGATTTCCGATGGATGAATGTTATGGAATCATAAAGGCAATTGCTAAAAAACACCCAGAAAAAGTTCGTCCGTTGAAAGATAGATTTATCGAAGGATTCAAAAAGATAATCATTACAGAAGAAGGAATTGAAGAAAACCAAGCACAGGAAATGAGCGAAAGGGTTTGGCAAATCATCAACGACTCTTGCGGGTACGGTTTCAATTCTGCGCACGCATATTGTATGGCAATCGACAGCCTTTCTTGCGCAATGCTGAAAGCGAATTATCCATACGAATTTTATGAGGTGCTTTTACAGTTCCATTCAGATAGAGGAGAAAAGGACAAAGTTGGCGCACTAAAAGCGGAAATGAAAAAGGCTTTTGGAATTCAAGAAGGTCCGTATCGATTTGGAGAAGATAACCGAAAGTTTAATGCAATTCCGGAAAGAGGAATTATTCAACCGTCTCTCTTGTCAATTAAGGGATTGAGTCAGGATTTGGCAAACGACCTTTATGAACTTTCTCAAACAAAACGGTTCGACAACTTTATAGACCTGTTGAGAGAATTCGATCATATGAAATCAATGAATGTTGCGAAGTTGGATACACTGATTAAACTCAACTATTTCTCACAATTCGCACCTATCGGAAAACTTCTGAACATCGTTGAACTCTATAACAAATTCGGAACCCGCAAGACACTCAAAGAATCCGATGTTTTGTCTCTTCCAACGCCCGTCCAAGAAGTTATCGCAAAATATACCGTCAAGCCAAAGACGCAGTATAAAATCACAGATAGCGACGGAATGCTCCGGGAGCTTGCGGAATTGACGGGAGAACGCCCGATTACGATGATGATGCGATTGAGCTGGGAAAAGGAGCTTCTTGGTTACTGCTCTTCTACGGATCCATCGCAAAAGGGAAGCTGGCTCGTTCTGGATATCGATACAAAGTATTCTCCGAAGTTGAGTATTTATGCTATCTGGAGCGGAGAACAACGCATTGTTAAGGTTTCGAAGCGTGACTTCCAATCGAATCCTCTCACCAAAGGTGATACAATTCGCCTAACCATCGAACAGCGTCCGAAGACAAAACTTGTGGATGGACAATGGGTGAAAGATGAAAGTATTAAAGAAGATTGGTTAAAATATTACTCAATTGTTAAATAATGGAGGAAGTAAGATGAAGATTGCTCGTTCGTGGGCGATGCCAAATAAAAATACATTTGGAATTGCTCCGATTAAAGACCTTCTCGAACGTTATATTACACCGTTCGATGAGGTGGTCGACCCATTCGCAAATAACTGCGAATGGGGGACGATCACAAATGATATCGATCCGCAATATAAAACAGACTATCATATGGATGCGACAGACTTTCTAAAAATGCTTCCAGACCAATGTGCTAACGTTGTTTTATACGATCCGCCGTTTAGTCCAAGACAAGTAATGGAGTGTTACAAAAAGTTTGGAATGAGTGTGAATATGGAAACAACACAGGCGTCGTATTGGTCGAAACAAAAAGAGCAAATCGCGAGAATTATTAAACAAAACGGAACCGTAATTACTTGCGGGTGGAATAGCGGTGGCATTGGGAAGAAATATGGATTCGAAATAGTTGAAATATTATTGGTGGCACACGGTGGGTGGCATAACGATACTATTGTAACGGTTGAAAGAAAGGTTAAATGATGGAAAACAAAATATTAAAATCCTGCCCATTCTGCGGTGGAAAAGCAACGGTTGTATGTTGTGATGACGAAGGAAACATCCACGATGATAATTATGCAAACGACCCGTGGAATGGATTGTGGTATCAAATCAGACATTCGCACGAGGAAAATGAAGGGTGTCCAATTGCAAGATATGCAGAGGACAATACGGCAATAGGCACATATACTTATAATACAAGAGAAGAAGCAGTTGAAGCATGGAATAGGAGGATGAATGATGCCGAAATACATTGACAAAGACGCTCTGTTGCATAAAATACAAGAACGCCATGAAGATTTAAAGAAAAATTACTGTAAATATGACAACTATGTTATGGGGTTTGGTGAAGCAATCAAACTTATTGAAAAAGCACCTGCTGCAACAGACGTGCATAAAGACGAGGAAGGTGAATGGGTTCGTATAAACGACAAAGAAGTAAAATGTTCCTGTTGTAGTCTTATTAGAAATATCACAACACAAGAAGGTTGGAGATTTTGTCCGTCATGCGGAGTATTGATGCTGGAGGATAAATAATGTCAAGATATATTGATGCAGATCAGATTGTATATTGGATTCGACATACAAGCAGAGATGGATTAGAAGATGATATAAGAAGGGTTGCCTTTAAGGATGCAATTGAAAGAATTCCCACTGCCGATGTGCAGGAAGTGGAACACGGGAAGTGGGTACATTATGGAGAATACGTGCAATGCAGCAATTGTGAGCATGTAACTGAAGATTACTGTATCGATGGTGATAACGAGTCTGGATATTACACAGTGTTGCCGCACTATTGCAGTAACTGTGGTGCGAAGATGGATTTGGAGGAGAATGAAAATGAACATTAACTGGGACAAAATTCAACTGGCAGTAGACATGATTAAATCTGGCGTTTGCAACAAATGCATTGTTGATGAAGGTATCGTTTACAAATGTGGAATGATTATTAGAATTGATATTAATAATCAATTTGAATAAGTGTTTGGAGGATTAAAATATCTAACTATATTGATAGGAATATCCTTTTGGAAGAATTGAATGAAACGCAGATAGAGGGTGACGAATATTATAAGGGGCTTGGACGAGCTAAACAGATTGTGTGCGATCAACCGACCGTAGATGTGGAAGAAGTGGAACACGCAAAATGGATTTATAGAGGTCATCACGAGATGATGGGACACGCATTCCAATGTTCTGTCTGCGAAAGGTGGATGTTTACAAATTTTCCAAAACACGTTATTGGAGAATATCCGTATTGCCACTGTGGAGCGAAGATGGAAAGCGTAAAAGGATTGGAGGAAGATTAAATGCTCAAATCTTGGAAAAGAAATGGCACTCGCAGACCGTTTCCGGCAATGTATGAAGCACAAAAAATGTTTGGAGAAAAAGTTTGGTTCCGATGCCCGGACTATGTTGAACCAAAACATTGCAAATGGTGCGGAAAACCATTAAGTGGACGTAGAACAAGTTTTTGTTGTGATGAACACAGCAAGGCATTTAATGATATGACGGTATGGAACAGAGGAAGAGATCCGTATTCCCTGCGCATTCTTTATCGAGACAATTTTACTTGTCAAAAATGCGGCGAATTTCACGCATTTCAAAACGAATATGGCATGGCAATTCCAATTGATGATGGGAAATTAAATGTACATCATATCGTGCCCGTTTGCAATGGCGGTGGTGATGAACCAGAAAATCTTGTAAAATTGTGTGTAGATTGCCACAAAGAGATTCATAAAAAATATATGAAGATGGAGAATATAGAGGGATAAAATATGTATGTATACGATTATTGGATGAAAGACGGTTCGCGAAAACAGTTTCTTACAGATAATCATTCATTTATTCCAGACGAGGTTTGTGATTTTATAGACTCTCATAAAAAAGAAATTACTGGTGCTTTTTACGACCGTTTTTATATGGATGTAGAATCTTTTTTGAGCGGAGATAAGCTGAAAGATTATCAAGTTATTTGTAAATATTATGAAGAATAAGAGGATTAAAAAAATGGATAATCAGAAATTTGTAGAACTTGTGAAGAAGGCTGTTGTGGATTATTTTAACAGTCACAAAGAAATTACAGACAATGGTCGGCTGACGCCAGAAGATGTTTATGTCGTATGGTTGTGTAAAACGCTTCAAAACAATAAGGCTCTTTTGAGCACAACTGTTTTGGATGGCATGTATTACGTAGCAACATATAACGGAGACAAAAACGAAATGTATTTGGATGCTTACAAAAAGTGGTATAACAAGTGTATTAAGATTGAAGGGTAAATAAAACTATAATTTTATTAGCAAGAAAGGAGAACAATTAAAGGTGTTGGGAATGGATGTTCATTTTGCCTGTTGCTTCGGAGAAACGGTTTATTATATTTCCGAAGTCGACAATATAACAATAAAAGAAGCTGTTGTTAGAGGGTTTCGCTTTTATCAATATTGTACATTATATGATGTGTATGATAAAGAAGAAAATCGCTACTTTGTATTGGAATCCGATGAAATATATTTTACGAGAGAAGAAGCAGAAGAGGTAATTAAAGGGGGAGAACAAAGATGTTAGGAATGGATATTCATTTGCCTTGCAGTTTTGGAGACAAAGTTTATTATATTTCCGGAATTGACAAAATTAAGGAAGCTATTATTAGAGGGTTTTGTATTTATCACGATTGCATATTATATGAAGTGTATAATAAAGAAGAAAATGACTACTTTGTAATGGAATCTCGTAAAATATATTTTACAATAGAAGAAGCAAAAGATGCTATTTAAAGGAGAATAATAATTATGGAACACAGCAAAACCAAACTCCCGTTTGTATCGGGAAGAAAATACAACAACCTTCTCAAGGACTATGAGGACGTCGTTCATAAGCTTGAAATTCTTTTAGTTGAAGCCACTGGAGATAGGCTTTCAAAATCCACCTACCCTCTTGAAGTGATGTTGTCCGAATCAATTCGATACAAAGAAGAGTTGGTTGATGAAGCAGTTGAAAGAGCCCTGAAAGAAAGTTTGGAGACCGATAATGGCGACACAAACTAAAAAATCATACCAGCAGCCAAAATTCTCATACTCTCGCACAGAAGTATATGAGAACTGCCCATACCGATATTATCTTCAATATGTAAAAGGGCATTATATTCCTGCGACTAGTCTTGCGATTTCCTGCGGAACGCTAATTCATCGCATAAATGAAATTCAAACAAACACACTTCTCGCCGGAAAGCCCATCGATTATCAGATGCTGAAAGATTATTTCCAAAATGTGAACATTCCAAAGAAAAGTCCGAAAGATAAGGACGGAGATATCTTTGGAGTAAACATTCTCCGACGGATGTTTCCTGACGATTGGGAATCTCTCGACAAGACCGGAAGAACCTTTGAAGAGAAGGCGCAAGCGTTTTTGGAAAGAGGAATTTATCGGCAAGAAGAATATCTTGCGGAACATCCGGAACTCAAACTTTTTGCCGCAGAAATGCCGTTTGAATATTACTTCGATAAGGTTCTTTTTACCGGTTCAATTGACCGCGTTCTTCAATACCGCGATGACCCGAAGCACTTTGTAATCCATGATCTAAAAACGAGCGCGGAAGCGTATGATGACAAAAAGCTGACAAGTCCCCGGCAGATGTGGGTTTATGTTGGAGCATTAAAGGAGCGGTTCGGGGAGGACATTCAAGTTCAGTGCGAGTATGAATTCCCGGTCGCGGAAGAAATGAGGAAAGCAGGGACTAAGGGTTGGGAAAAGCGTTGCGAAACAAAGATGCGGAAAATACTGGACGACATTTTCAACGAAAACTGGACAGCACACCCGTCTCCGCTGTGCTTCTACTGCGCGTTTTGCAACAACAACCCAAATCAACCACACGAGGCGGCGAATCTTTGCCCGTATTATAGTCTCTGGACTCCGCAGGACAGATCATTTGCTGTCCGGCTCCCGTGGCAAGGAATTGAGATGGATGAAATTCAGCACAAAAAACTTGAACAGCTCGAAGCATTGGACGATGAATTTGCCGACGAAATCGAAGAAGAAGCGGCTGAACTGAACGACGATTGGGATCTCTAAAAATATTTTAAAGAAATTTTCGAAAACCCCTTGACGACAGAGGGGTTTTCTGTTATAATAATAGTGAAAGTAGAAAATACATTTAAAAGGAGAAAAAGAAATGAATGACAATTACGCAGTAATCAACGGTAAGCACATTAAACTGACTGAGGAGCAAGTGGAAATGCTTGGAGTTGAGAAAAGAAAGAACCCATTTGAGAGAGTTAACAAGGACGAAAACTACTATTTTATAACGAGTAGGGGTGCTGTTTTAAATTATGTTTATATAAACGATATGACTGATAGAGAATTGTACCATATCATTAATTATTTCAATGATAAACAATTCGCTGAACAAGTAGCTCTTCATCAGTTATTATACCGCAAACTGTTGAAGTTTGCATATGATAACGAGTGTGAAGACAATCAAGCGTGGAATAAAACAAATTGCCATTACTATGTTGCTTATAGCATAGATGAGTGCCGATTCTACGCTGATGTTACAGGGAGTTTTAAGCACAATGATGTATGGTTTTGTTCCAGAGATTCGGCAAACCGTGCAATCAAAGAGGTAGTCGAGCCGTTCATGAAAGAACATCCCGATTTTGTGTGGTGAAATGTTTGGCAAAGGAGAATAAAATGAAAAAAATCAAATTGACAATTGATGGTAGAGAAGTTCAGCTGACAGACGAACAATTGAAGATGTTGGGAGTTGAGCCCGAGAAAAAGAGAAAGAATCCTTTCGAGAGAGTAAAGGGGAAAGAATATTATTGCATTGATGATGAAGAAATTTGTATGTACCGTGACTATGGTAATGGTAATGATAAATCCTTATATAGGCAGTCAAACTATTTTAACGATGAACAGTTTGCAGAGCAAGTCGCACTTCATCAATTGCTCTATCGTAAGTTGCTGAAGTTTACCTATGACAACAACTGTGTAGATACCGCAGAATGGAGGCGCTATAGCAAGCATTGGTTTATTTACTATAATTGGGACACGAAAGAAGTTAACCTTGGTCTTGCCAATGTAGAACAACACTTTTCGACTGTATATTTCTCCACGGCACAGGCTGCTTATCAGGCAATTAAAGAAGTGGCAGAACCATTCATGAAAGAGCATCCAAATTTTGTGTGGTGAAAGGAGTATAACAAATGTATTATCTGCTAAATCATATATTTATCTTTTTTCTAACAATCGCAATCTATCTTGTTTACACAAAGGAAGCATCGAGCGGTTTCGTATTGGCATTTCTTCTAATTGCTGCTATAGCAAATCTTTGCGCTTCTGTCTACGCAACATCGAAGTATAACGCACTTGAAGACCGCATCGAGGAACTGGAGAATAAGAACGAGAAAGATAAGTGAGGAGAAATATTATGAAAAACCTTCTTGTTGTTATTGATGCACAAAACGATTTTATCGATGGCGCTCTCGGAACTTCGGAGGCCCGAAAAGTAGTTCCAAACATTATCAAAAAGATGCGAGAATACCGAATTGTTAATAATGGGTTTGTGGAAGATCGGGATGAAAGTGTCATTTTATTTACGCTGGATACCCATTATGCGGAGACTTATGACGATTCTCCAGAGGGAAAGAAACTTCCAATCAGGCATTGTATTTATAACACGCTTGGTTGGCAGATTAATCATGACATTGCGTTGGAATATTATGCCGGAAATTATGCTCGTTTTGAGGATGGTTTTATCACAAATGGAAGAATTCAGAAAAGCACCTTCGGTTCAATGAAGTTGATGGACATTGCGAGAACTTGGTGTACGGAGAAGATCGAGTTGGTCGGCTTCTGTACGGACATTTGCGTTATCTCTAACGCACTGATGTTAAAGGCGGCGATGCCAGAAATTCAAATCGTTGTTGATTCGTCCTGCTGTGCGGGGACAACTCCAAAAATGCACGAAGAGGCACTGGACATTATGAGGTCTTGTCAGATTGATGTTATCTAACTACGAAACAAAAAAATAAAATATAAATCAAAAAAGGAGAAATAATTATGGAAACCACTATTATTTTTAAGGATCTGCTGAAGCGTTGGAAGGAAGAAGCAGGCGTCGAAAAGGATGTTACTCTTGTTTCGAAGAAGGGGAACTCTCTGATTATTTGCACTCGTCGTCCCGGTTGGTATATTGGAAAAGGTGGGGAGCTGTATAACAAATATTTCCAGATGATTGAGAGCGGCGAGACCGATAAGGGCGAAAGAATTACTCACAGCCCATTTGATGTTGGAGAACTCGAAAAGATCGAATTCGTTGAAACTTTTGATAAAATTTAAGGAGGAAAGAAAAATGACCAATGCAGTAGAAAAAGTAAAAGAAGTAATCGAGAATAATATCGAAGATGCTTTGTGTGGGATTTTCGATTGTCGTAACGTCGTTGGCGATCCGATGGAAACGATTTACGACGAAATGGGGGTCAGAATTGAGATCTGTCGTAAATGGGAATATTTTGAAGTATTCGGTTTGACGGATGAAGAGTTTTCGGAAGTCGAGTCCTTTTACGAAGATCTGATTTCGAAGGTACAATGAAAAGGAGAGAAAGATGACATCAAATACGAATTGTTGTTCTTGCAAGAAGTATGGTGAATATTGCGAATATGCGAATATGTATGGAAATTGTCTGTCAACCGCGTGTAAAAAAGTAACACCGATAATGTCAGAAATTAGTCCGGTTCTGCCGGACTATCGAATCGTTCATCGGAAGGACGGCGTATATGATTTGTACGACAGTTTGCGCTGGCTTATGTCTCGTGGGTGCGTTGACGATATTTTGAATTTTCTTTCGACAGCGAGTAAATATTCGGCAATTCGAATTGTGTTCGAAGATAAAAGTTTGGAGGAATAATTATGACGCTTTTTAGCATTAAAAATTTAGAGATAGAAATAGTAGAACATATTAAATCCATTTCGACATATAATCATAATTATTATAAAATTAAACCATCTTGTGACGATTATTATGATTTTTATGATAACGACATAGCATATATTGAATCTTATGATGACGAAACAATACAATCTATTTATTTTGGTAAATTTATTGATGGTAAATTTGTTCCAGCATTTATGGTAACTTACGATGAGGGGTGGGATATCTAAAATGAGAAAGCTTCGCAAATCAGAAATTAACCGAATTATTAAAGAGAACGCTGCGCTTTCTAACGAGGACCTCCTTAACAAATACTTCGATATTGTTTACCGCGATGTTCTCGGTTCGCAGGCTGATCGTATGGAAGATGCGGGCTGGGACGAGTCAGATGTTAAAGAGCGTCGAGAGTATGAGAACTACATGGATTGTTATACTGATATTCTCGCGGGAATGTTGGAAGAGCGTGGTGTGGACCCGTGGAAAGATTATGCAAATAATATTACGGAGGGTATATAACGATGCCGAAGTACATTGACAAAGACAAGCTGGTTAACAGACTTGACGAACATTATGTAGCCCTCGTAAAGAAATGTGGATTTGATGATGAGTATGTTCGTGGGTATGGCGATGTTATCAGCGATATGGACGACGAACCTGCGGCTGATGTACGGGAAGTGAAACACGGGCACTGGATTAGGCAGCCGATTTCTGGATATGGAGATTGTATATGTTCTGTTTGTGGCGCAGTTTGCCATGTTCACGTATGTGCAGGTATACCTACACAGAGATATTGCTATAAGTGCGGTGCAAAAATGTTGGAGGAAGAAAAATGAAACTTTGGATTGACGATGTTCGTCCCGCTCCTCCCGGTTATTTTCGCTGTAGATCTGTTAACGAAGCAAAGGAAATTATCGAAAAATATAGCAGTCGAGTAGACTTTGATAACAATTCTATTGATGATATAGAAATGATCGACATTGACCACGATGCAGGAATATACGCAAGTCAGGGCGGTGATTACATCAAGCTCCTTGACTGGCTTGAAGAAACGGATAGAAATTATCCTATAAGAATTCACTCAATGAATCCAGTTGGTGTTGAGAATATGCGAGCAATTATTCGACGTAATGGTTGGAAAGAAGTATTTTAACTATCTTTAGACAAGTAGAAGAAATAAGGAGAACAATAATTATGGGATATAGACATTATTTATACGCAGTTCCGAAAAAGCAGGTCGCGGAAATTCAGGCGTGTAAAACAAACGAAGACTGGTGTAATTTTGCAGAAAATTATGGTTATAAAGTAAATCGAGATTGTTGTGATGATGGAAGCGGGTGGTTTTCTCCATACAATGTTGGAACAAAACTATATGAATTGGGGAAGTATTCGGAAATCGGATTCAAACTGGAATCTGAAAGACCGTCGCTATTCACATCAGACGAGCTAAGGGAAAGATATTCCGATTATGGATTTGCTCTTCTAACGAAGGACGATTTCAAGGCGGTTATTGAGTTTTATCGGCAAAAAATCATTAGTTGGTTCAAAAGTCTGCTTGAAATCAAGGACAGTAGTGAACAATATCAGTTTGAGATACTAAAAGGGGAAGCACAAGACAAACTTGACAGATGGAGCGGAAAATATTTTGGGATTTCTCCGATTAATTTAGATGAAAGTAGAGAGCGCATTACTGACAGTTGGTCGTATGAGTATGCGATTTTCGAGTTGGTTCGAGTATATAAAGTGTTCGATTGGGAAAATAATGAACTTGTTTTAGTGGGGTGGTAATATATATGGAAAAGATTTTTTATACGAATGCTCGCGGAGCCGGTAAGACAAAATGGCTTGTAGATCAATATATTAAAGAAAGATGCGCGGGGAATTATTGTATTTATTTGGGGAACGAACGCAAACGATATCGTTTTATAGAGGAAGTGAGTAGCAGAGGGTTTTCTTATTTAAATGGTTTACCAGAAAATAACGATGGATATCCAATGTTATATTTTTTTACTGACGATTTGGAGAACGAAATTGGAACAGAAAACCTATGCTATGATAGATATCACTTCATTGGTGCAAGATGGTATATTACGCTCGACAGTGATTGTTTTGATAAAGAAAGCAGGTTATAAATGATTTATCGAGAAGAAGTGCGAGATCTGTTTTCGGTCCCGGATGATTATTATCTCGCGCATTGTATTAGCGCGGACTTCGGGATGGGAAAAGGGATTGTCGTAGAATTCAATAAGCGCTTCGATATGAAACATATTCTTCAGACAAAATATCCTGATTATGTTAATGAGTTTCACCGACAAAAGAAACTGTTCGATTGTATTTTAGAGGGTCGAGTTTTCAATCTGATTACAAAAGAGCGATATTTTGAGAAACCAACATATAACACTCTAACAGGTGCGTTGTGTGAAATGAAGGTTTTATGTTGGTCAGAAAATATTCATAAAATCGCAATGCCGATAATCGGATGTGGGCTGGATGGACTGGAATGGGATAAAGTTTCCAAAATCATTAAATATGTTTTTCAAGAAGAAGATATTGAGATTTTGGTTTGTCGAAAAGAGTAAGAAAAATAAATAAAAATTTTCAAAATCCTCTTGACAACAAGGGGATTTTGTGGTATAATGATAGTAGAAAGAAAGGATGGTGTAAAAATATGAGACTTTGGCATATTGATTTGATTCCATATCTTCCGAAATCACAGCTGGTTGCACAGTGGAGGGAATTGAATTCGATCTACAAAAAGCAGGATAATCATATTCTGATTAATTATGTCTATAATTACGGTAAGGAATATCTGTTGTATTATTCCAATCGTGTTTTGTTCGAAATGGAACAAAGAAATGTCCGTGTCAAATCGTTTGAAAATTATTTCAACTATTTCGGCGGTGTTCTTTACTGGCGACCAATGCCCACATATCGATTTGCCGAACACAATGACGAATATCTTCTCTGCAACTACTATAATCTTCTCGAAAAATATCGTCGAGGGCAGAAAGATTTTTCGGAAGAAGAATTTGAAAAATTAACCGATTTTGTTAAAAAATCTATAGGAGGAAAATTATGAAAGAAAAGTATGTGAGAGCCGACCTTTTACTTGATCTTTTTGCTGCGAGTTATAAAATAACAAGAGAAGAAATTGAACGTGGAGAAGACGAGAAAGATCACGCAGCATACGGATATGTATGTTGCAGCACCATTGTTGAACACGAACCGGCATATCCGGTTAGAAAGGTTAGCGAAGACGAGTATAAAGCTCTCAAAGCACTCCAACTGATTCACGATTTGTGTATCGATTATGACGGTTTTAATACAGTCGATGGACTGAAATCTCTAATCGACGACATCCGAGTAATTACGGAGGAAACACTGAAATGACTAATGGTTCTTATTTTATCGATAGCAGAGCCAATAGAAGGGCAAAAATTCATCGCTTTGAAAGTAATTGCTAAAATTACTTTTTGCGGCGTATTCGAGATGACAGTTTATGATTATATGAACTGGAATCCTCCGACGCCGGAACAGATTAAAAATCTGAAAAAAAGGAGGATTTTATGATTCCGAACAAAGAATGTTATGTAATTAAACTCCCGATTTACTATGACGAAGACATAGACGCCTATGTTTTAGATCAACAAGATGCGTTCGCTGTTCTCAACGAAAACAACAAAGGAGAAGCGGATTTGATCGATTATATTGACCATTATTGCGATTATCTCAATTATGACTTTTATCATTCTGAAACCGCTAACGGAAATATTGAAAAAGAATATTTGACAGGATGGATTTGTGGATTTAATAGGGCAAAACATTGTAGTATTATCGAAGAGGATAATCAAGTTTATATCAAAATTGGGAACTATAGGATAGTTTTTAGCAAACCATATAGAGGCCAGAGAGGCGAATAGATATGCCGAAGAATTTTATAGATCCGCATCTGCCGATCCCGTTCTGTATTTCCGGCTGGGACAATGGTGACAGAATTTTATATCAATGCCCGAAGTGTTGCGCATCTTTTCAGTTTTTCGGAGACTTGGAAAAATATTGTCACAATTGTGGAAGAAAAATCGAGTGGAAATTTTCCCCAACGTTTTTGGACGCCGACGAAAAATCAGAATATGATTCTTGCCCGCAGGAAGAAATTTTGTTGTTTTTATGTATTTTGTATCGGAAGGCTAAAAAAAGAAAAGAAAAAGCAGAAATGGAGAAGAAAAGATGATTTGGCCCAAAGGGATATCTTTCGACGGATTGGACGAAAAGGTTTCCGAATGGTGTAAAACACACAACTTTCTCGGAGACCCGCCGATCGACGCACAGTTTGCTCTCGATTTGATTTTCAAAACGCTGATTGATGACAAGGAACATCTCGATTATCTGACAACAATGCCTGGTTCTATTGAACAATCTAACAGTTTAATGCTCGATATGATTTTATGGAAATATAGTCGTTCATATCGAAAATGGAAAAAGAAGAAGATGAAAGAATGTAGAAAGGAGAAATGGTTATGAGCAAGTGCGATTGTTATCAATTTGAAACCAAAAGACGCTATTTATCAAACATTGACAAAATAACTTACACATTGGCCACTGAAAGGCTTGCGCCCGAATATATTGATGAAGAAGTTGGTGTTTGTTATGGCACTAAAGAAAAAGATGTTTGTAATTGTGGTGGAGATAAATCAAAATGCAATTTTTATGAAAGAGTTCGAGCAGAAGCGGCAGAGGAAAAGGAGAATCTTTCAACAACCAAAAATGTTCTCGAAGAAATCGAAGGTCTGATTGGAGATTATTGGGGAACAGATCCGATTTATTATGTTGGTTCCCAAAACACGGAAGAAGATGGAGCGGCGAAATTGTGTTGTAAAATTCTGGAAGCAATTCGGGTGTCACGGGGAGGAATCGATGGAGAAAATTCTTGAAAATACGCCAGAAACACGAGAATATCTCGAATCGCTTCCAAAGATTTATATGATTGCCTGTTGGGCGGGATATGGTGTTCGAGAATTTCCATTCGCTGGAAAGTATACGATAGATGGCATTCCATTTGTGTGGATATATGACGACTGTAACGGGACTTGCGATTGTTATTTCGTGCGCAAATTAACTTACACAACAACCGGCTGGATTTATGCTTGGACGACAAGCAAGAGTCGCGCTGAAGAAATTGCGACGGCGCTGAATGAGAAGGCTGGGGAGAGCTGGAGAAATTCGTAAGATAATTAAATTATTTTTCAAAAAGCCCTTGACAAGCGGGGCTTTTTGTGGTATAATAGTGATAGAAGGAAAGGTAGGTATTGTTATGGATAAAAATTTTTATGGCGAGAATGTGTTTTTCGACAACGGTAATATGGGAGATCCAAACGAGAGCAAGGAGTTTCTCGAAGGTCTTGCTAAAACCGAAAGACTTCTAAAAAATCAGGAACAGATTATTGAAGATGCGCAGGAGTTAAAAAGACTTCTGACCTTGAATTATCGGACCAAAATCATTTCATATAAAACCATTTATGACATTTCCAGACCGATGATTAAAAAGGCGCAGGAAGAACTCACAGAAAAAGACGGTCGCAAGAAAAAAAGACAATCTCCGTTGGCTTGAAAAACAAATTCGAGATGATTTCGTTCCGACGTGGGGCGGAATTAAAATTACAGAATTCGCGACATACGGAATTAGATCGGTTTCGGACATTGTTTATTTTACGAACCTCGACAACGGAGGAGAATATTTCCTCTATATTCCAAACAAAGCAAATATGTCTGCCAGTGATTTATACTGGGATGATTTTTATGGAAAATTCTGTTTTGGAAGAAGAGAAAACAGTGTTCATATGAATGTGTTTGAATTCGGGTATACAATCAATGAAGTAAAAGACGGCGTGTTCAATTATCAGCAAGACCACGCACCGGAGGAGTATGGAAGCAACAAGTAGAATTATCGTCGAAGGATTTGTAAATAAGCAGATTTTTCCACGGACAAAAGTAAAAAGCGGAGATTTCGCCATATTTACGTTCTCTCCAGAAAGCGTAATCGGAGAAATCGACAGTAGAACAAAAAATCCAAAATATAAAACGGACGACATAACATTTAAAGGGCGCGTTCCTGAACTTGATGGCGGAACTCGATATAAAATCACTGCCGATCTAAAGCAGGATGCGAAATATGGCTGGCAGTATGATATCGTCAGCATTAACTCCGTTGTTAAACTTGACACAGAAGCAGATATCAGAAAGTTCCTCGGTTATGTTTTTACGGAAAATCAAATCAATGCACTATACGAGGCATATCCGAACCCCGTTGAGGTTTTGGAACGCGGAGACATCGAAGCGCTATGTAAAATTAAAGGAATCAAAGAGGCAAAGGCAACAAAGTTATTAAACAAATATAACGCTTCTAAAGATAGTAGTAAAGCATATACGACACTGTCAGAGTTTGGGCTGTCAAAAGCAACAATAGACCGATTGGTCGAACATTACGGCTCCGCAGATATTCTTGCTGAAAAAGTGAAAAACAATCCATACGCGCTGATTGGAGAAGGTGTCCGAATTGGTTGGTCGAAGGCGGACAGTATGGCGCTACGAAAGGGAATACCGACAAACTCGCAGTTTAGAATCAACGCATATGCGTTGTATTATTTGAGAAATCTTGCGGAGGTCGATGGTCATACATGGGTTCCGCTGGAAGCCCTTGGTTCTGGTATTAAAGGGTTGTCTAAAGATATTTCCACTGAAATGGTGAAAAGAGAGCTCCGACGAATGGTCGAGAACAAAACGCTGTTTTACGACAAAGAGACAAAGCGAATCGGATTGATGAAATATCGAAAGCTCGAAGAAATGATTTGTCGTGAGCTTTTGAGACTTCAAGAAGCAGAGTGTCGTAAAATGGAATTCGTCGAAGAAACAATCGCAGAGTGCGAGGAAGCCGTTGGGTTCCAATATACGGAAGAGCAGAAAGATGCAATACGAAATTTAGTGAATAAAAACGTCATTTTAATGACGGGAAACGCAGGTTGCGTAGACAAAGACACCGAGTTTTTTGATGGAACAAAATGGAAAAAGATTTCAGAATATGAGACCGGTGATTTGGTTCTTCAATATAACGACGACGGAACAGCCAACTTAACGAAACCGTTAATGTATTTCAAAAAGCCGTGTTCTGAATTTTATCATTTTGAAACCAAATATGGTCTTAATCAAACGGTTAGTGAAGATCACGATATGCTCTATTGGACGCAGAATGGTGTTAAAAAAACAGACACCATAAAAAAAATAATGGACACTCAAACCCGAGATGGGAATGGTTTTATCGGAAGATTTAATACCTCTTTCCGATACGGCGGTGCTGGAATTCCCCTAACCGACGAACAAATACGGGTTATGTGCGCCGTTATTTGTGATGGATCTTTTTATAAAAATATGGAAAACAGTCCAAGTGCACCATCTTTTAACAGATGCCGATTCCACATTAAAAAAGATAGAAAAAAAGAAAGGCTTCGCCAACTATTTACCGATGCTAATATTCAATGGAAAGAGTCTGCCTCCGCTGCGCAAGGATATACGGACCTATATATTCAGGCTCCAATCAAAACAAAAGTATTTGACGAATACTGGTATGCTTGTAATAATCATCAGCTTCAAATAATTTGTGATGAAATTATGTTCTGGGACGGCAATGAGGGTATTACAAAAAACGGCGTAATTCGTAAAAGATTTTCTAGTAATGTAAAAGAAACCGCAGAGTTCATTCAATTTGCCTATTCTGCTTGTGGATACAGGGCATCTATTTATATAAATGACAGAACTGGGCAAAAATATTTTACCTGTGGTAAGCTATATGAAAGAAAATCTGTCGAATATAATGTTTCGGTAACAAACAGGAGTTTTGTTAGTCTTTGTTACGATAAAAGAAAATCACATTGTAAAACAGAAATATCTAAAGTCCCGTCAGAAGATGGCTATAAATACTGCTTTATGGTAGAATCCACAATGCTTGTTTTGCGTAGAAACGGATGCATTTTTATTTCTTCCAATTGCGGAAAGAGCTCTTTAATGTATCCAGTGTCTCGCATCTTCAGAAAGAACGGGTTGGACTTCGAAATCTGTGCTCTTTCTGGTAAGGCATCTCTGAATCTTCACGAAATCACAAAGGAAGATGGAAAAACAATCCATCGTCTGCTGGGATGGAATCCGAAATTTGGCGGTCCAACATTCACCAAAAATGACCCGCTTCCAACAGATGTTGTTGTTTTGGATGAGGTTTCAATGGTCGGCGGCGAGTTGTTCTATTCATTGATTTCTGCGATTAAAGATGGCGGAAGGTTGATTATGCTCGGAGATCCGGGGCAGTTGGAGTCGATTGGTTTATGCAATTTGATTTCTGATCTAAGAAATTCTGGAAAAATTACCTGCGTTCATTTGTCTAAGATTTTTAGACAGGCTAAAAAATCTGGTATTATTACCGATTCTTTAAAAGTAAACGCGCAGATTCCAATCATTCCACCGAAGTTCCACGGAGAAGAAATTCACGGAGAGCTGAAAGATCTAAAGGTTGTCGCAAAGTATTCTTCCGAAGAATGCCTCGAAGCAATCAAAAAAGAGTTCAGACGACTTCGCTTCGACGAAAATATTCCAATCGAAGATATTTTGATTCTTTCCGCAAAGCGTTCAATGGGAGATTTGTCTGGACGGTCAATCAACCACGAAATTCAGAGTATGATTAAATTCGAGGACGAAAACCCGCTAAAAATCACATATTCCGACGGAATCAAATATGATGTATTGTATCACGTTGGCGATAGAGTAATTGTGATGAAAAACAATTATGAGGTTAAGACATCAGACGGTGATTCGACAGAAATTTTTAATGGAAATATTGGAACGATTATTGCTAAAGATAATTTCCACAGACAACTCACCGTTCGTCTCGCACAGGGAGATGTCATTATAGAGGGAGATATGCTCCTCGAGCTTCAACTCGGATATGCTATTTCTTGTCATAAGGCCCAGGGTTCGGGTTTCCCATACGTTATTGTGGCGTGCGACCCCGGAGCATATCAGCTTCTCACAAAACAGTGGTTGTATACGGCGCTGTCGAGGGCAAAGAAGTATTGTGTTCTTGTTGGAACAGATTGGTCGGTAAATCAGTGTGTTAAAACAGACAGGGTAACAAGAAAATCAACTTGGCTCGCAGAGTTGTTAATGTTCCCCGAAAGAATTTGTTGTATCAGAACGACAGACACAACACAAGATGAAAGAATTCAAATGGATATGGAGGATTAATCGATGCTAATAATTTATATGGAGCGCAAGAGCACCCGTGGCTTTAGTCGTGGGATGAATTGCGCTTAGAATGTTATAAATTAAACAATATATTAAAAATCAAAAAGGAGGTGAAGGGCGTGGAAAAGGCTTATAAATACCGCATATACCCAAACGAACGGCAAAAAGAAATAATTGCAAAAACATTTGGTTGTTGCCGATTTGTATATAACAAATATCTTGCAGAAAAGATTGAATTATATAAAACCGAAAAGAAAAACATAACATATGTTAAATGTGCAAAAGCAATGTCTGAATTGAAAAACGAGCTTGAATGGCTTACGGAAGTCGATTCCACGGCTCTTCAATCCTCGTTAAAAGACTTAGATAACGCTTATAAAAAATTTTTCAAAGAACATGCGGGTTATCCAAAATTCAAAAGCAAGAAAGATAATCATAAGTCTTACAAATCTAAATACACAAATGGTAATATAGAATATCTGAACAACCACATTAAACTACCGAAACTTGGTTTGGTAAAAACGAGAAACAAGTTAATACCGCAAGGAAGGATAGTTAATGCAACAATATCACAAGAACCAACTGGAAAGTATTTTGTATCGTTGTGTTGTGTGGGCGTGAATATTCAGCCATTACCAACCACAAACAATTTGGTCGGTATAGATTTGGGGATTAAAGAATTCTGTATAACCAGTGATGGTGAGCTTGTGAACAACCCGAAATATCTTAAACAATCTCTTGACAAGCTTGCGAAAGTGCAGAGAGAACTATCTCGAAAAACAAAAGGTGGCTCTAACCGCAATAAAGCAAGAATAAAAGTTGCGAGATTGTACGAGAAGGTTTCTAATCAACGAAGAGACTTTTTGCAAAAACTTTCAACGCAAATAATAAAAGAAAATGACATGATTTGTCTCGAAGATTTGCAAGTTAAGAATATGGTTAAAAACCATAAACTTGCACGAGCAATCAACGATGTTTCTTGGTCGGAGTTTGTAAGAGAATTAGAATATAAAGCTCGTTGGTATGGAAGGACGGTAATTAAAGTCAGCAAATTCTTTCCGAGTTCACAGACTTGCAGTATTTGCGGTTGTAAAAATGCAGAAACAAAAAGTCTTAAGGTTAGAGAGTGGGATTGCCCCGTTTGTCACGCACACCATGACAGAGATGTAAATGCGGCGATAAATATTTTAAACGAAGGATTAAATGTTTGGCGGAATGAGAAAAATATGTTATAATACAAACAACCGTTGGGACAACGGGGATAGCTTGGTAAATATTTCGACAGTGGTCGGAAATTCCCAAGAATCTCACGACTAAAGTCGCGAGAGGTTCAACAGATTCACGAAATGTCTTACGGATACGAAGACTATCGTGATACCATCGTGAAATCATAGAAAGCTGTGATTGCTTCGAAGCGGAAGAAAACGACGAATCTTTGATTGTGTTTTGTAAAAACGCGGTATATTCATACGACGAAAGCGTTCGTTATGAGATAGAAGAAGCTGATGTCGATGATAAGGAGAGATAAAATATGAAGAACAAGAAATATTTAGTTGGTGAAGGGGCGGTTATTTGGTATAGCCTAGAAACAGGCAAGGAGTTCAAATGTAAAACAATACCGACGGACATAGATGAGGTGCGTCGGGGTTATGGGTGTGCTGAAAACGCCAACGAAGTCAAAACGAAAAAAGAGGAGAATTAATCAATGACAGAACAAAAACATATTCCCGGTAATCCGATGTATTCCGTTGGAGATCTGGTTTCGTTTTCGATGAAACTCGACGGGAAAACCATCGAAACCTTCGACGGAACCATCGAAATCGTCGATGGTTTTGGTGCGTGGGAGATTTTCGATCCACGTGAGCCGTCGTATGACATTATGGTTGAAAACTGGAGGGATAGCGGAGAACCCGCCCTTGTAAAACATATCAGAGAATCGGTAATCACGAAAAAAAGTTAAATTATTTTCCAGAAACCCCTTGACAATAAAGGGGTTTTGTGGTATAATAATAGTAGAAACGAGGTGAATATTTACGACAACCAATTATTTGTTAGAATTCATTCAAAATCATCCCAATGATTGGGAAGAAAAGCTGTCGTCCGACCCCTACAACCTGAAAATATCTCGCGACGGTCCGTATGTGATGTTCAAGTATAATCAACTTTCTTCGGACTTCTCGAATCCAATTGTGCGAGAAGCACGTGGAATCATCTTCCGAGAAGACAATTGGAAGTGTATGAGACGAGCTTTCGATAAGTTTTTCAATTATGGAGAGCCGAACGCGGCAGAGATCGATTGGAGCACGGCGAGGGTTCAGACCAAAATAGATGGTCCTCTTGTTAGCGCGTGGTTTGATTTTGACGATGGAAAGTGGCACTATTCGACAAACGGTACTATAGACGTCTATAAAGCTCCGACCGGAGACGTTAAACTTTCGACTTTCGGAAACGTTCTTGAAAAAGCATTTCTTAACAACGGTATTTCGAAAGAAAAATTTGAACAGATTGCCCCTAAGTCCGATTGCTATACTTTCGAACTTGTATCTCCGCAAACCCGTGTCGTAATTCCGTATGAGAAGCCAGACATCTATTTTATTGGATATAGAATAATGTCGAGAATAATATCGATGGAATATGAAATGGATACTGAAGAGTCTATTATTTCCGAGTTTTTCAAGACTCCAAAGGAATATAATTTTCATTCCGCGCAAGATGTTATCAATGCGGCAAAGGAGCTTCCGTGGGACGAAGAGGGTTATGTTGTTGTCGATGCTGATTTCAACCGTGTTAAAATCAAATCCCCCGCGTGGCTGGTCGCACATTACGCAAGATCAAACAATTCGATTTCAAAAGAGTCGCTGATTCAGGTGATTCTTGACGGAGATCAAGAAGAATTTCTCGTTTATGCCAACGATTATCGCGAAGAACTCGAATCAGTCGAATAGGAAATGAAAGATTTCGTTAAAGAACTGAACGGCGCCGCAAGAGAAATGAAGAAAAAATACGCGGCGGAAGTTCTAAAGTATTCAAAATCAATTCAGCCGTATCTATTTTCAAAGATAAACAATCAAGATGCAGATAATTGGGTAAAAGAAAATATGACGGCGTCCAAGTGGGTAAAATACTTGGAAGCAAGAAAGGAGCAGTCCAATGGCGAAGAAAAATAAGTTAGAGCGACTGGAAACAATCGATCACGACGGACATCGATATTCAGAGTTTGCGTTGTTTGTTGTGAAAAATCATGTCGGATTCGGTGACGGAACCGAAGAAGATATTTCAATTCAGGTTGTTGCAGAAACTGACGCTGACGCAAAGAGAGTGGCAAGAGACATTCTGTATGACGAAGGCGGCTTTCGTGTGAGCGATGTGTTCGAGCAGGAAATAGCAGAAGCAGAGAGCTTTTGGATGGAGGAATGTGGAAGATGACGAGTGGAATTCCGAAGTTGGAAATCTTGATTGGTCTTCCGGGAAGCGGGAAATCGACTTATGCCAAAGAAGAACACGAATCAGACAGCAATTCCGTTTATCTTTCTTCCGATAAGATTCGCGAGGAATTGTATGGCAACGAATCGGTTCAAGGGAATCCCGCAGAGGTGTTTACCTTGATGCAGAGTCGAGCAATTGAAGCACTAAAAAATGGAAGAGATGTGTTTTATGATGCAACCAATCTGACCAGAAAAGATCGCGCTGGAATTTTGGTGACAACTCCAAGATATGTCTATAAGCAGGCAACGGTGATTTTGCCCCATATGAGATGTGTATTGAAAGAGACGCAGCTCGAGAACGGTCTGTCGGTAAAGAAGTAATCGACAGAATGATTCGCAGATTCCAACCACCGTTTTATGACGAAGGCTTCGATTATATCGATGTATATCAAAACTATTCTGACAAAGAATATGAACAATTTGTGAAGAAATACGGAAGCCTTTTGGAGCGTATGATGATTCTCCACGAAAATCCACATCACTCACTTCCTGTTTGGAGACACTGCCAAGAAGCAGAGAAATATGTGAAAGAACATTTCTTCGGAGATCGTTTGGGAGATGAGCTCATGTCTGCGGCCTGTCTTCACGATTGCGGGAAATATATTGTAAAAGATTTTCATGATTCGAAGGGAAACCCGAGCGATCATGCGCATTATTATCAACACCAATGTACTTCGGCGTGGCAGTGTATGGAAGAAACGTTCAACGGATTTGTGATTTGGCTCGTTGGAGCTCATATGGACCCGTTTTTAGACACAAAATATTACCGTAATCTTGATCCGTGGATGAAAAACGCCGTAGATATGCTCCACGAAGCGGATTTGGCAGCACATTAAAGGGAGGAAAATAAAATGATTTGTGAAATTTGTGGAAAAGAGTTTGACGGCAAAACATATTACGGAGAATATTCCGATTGCTGTTCCGGAAAATGTTTTACAAAGAAGTTCTGGAATAACATTGTCGCAGAAAAAGACGAACACATTGTCGTAGATGGAACCTGTTACGCGATCGCCCCTGCTCCAATCAACGGGTTTTATGGGTTCGACGGAAGAAAATTTAAGATTAAGATGTTCGACACCGGGGAGGTTATCGAAACCAATAATCTTTGGTGTCAGGGAGAAATTCCTGCCGAATATCGAGAAAAACTTCCAAATAATGCTAAATTTATTGTATGAAAGGAGGAGGTTTCGTGAAAAGAAAGGTTTTCAAAATTATTGCCGGTATCCTGCTTCTCGCATCGCTTTTCGCGTTTGGCGGATGTGCTTCGTGTAGTCGAGATCTGAAGAGTTGTAACTCCGACATTAATGGTGGACTTTATCGCACGGTAAATGTCTATTCACTTGACGGCAAGTTATTGGCGACATACGAAGGCAAAATCGATATCGACAACAACGCAAATGGCTCTGTTATGTTTGATCTTGACGGAAAGCGGTACGTATATTACAACGCGATTGTAGAAATTATCGAGAAGTAGTTCATAATTTATTAATAAATAAAAGGAGAAATAAGCAATGTCAAAGTTAATCGTTGTAGAGAAAGCGCTTAAAGAAGTTTTATCTTTAACTGAAACAGAATTGCATATGGTATGTAATGTATATGACGAAGATTTTGATGAAAAAACTTTTGACCGACTTCGCAAAATTCATCGATATCTCGAAAAGTCAATCAAAATTGCGGAAGGAAAGAAGAGAAATGTTAAAAATTAACAAAGAACTAACCGAAAGAATCTTGTTTTTTGTTGCTTTCGCACTTATGTTCGTCTGCGCGACAATGATTTTTGTCGCAGGTTTTATCGTCGAAAACATCAGTGCAAGAATTGTTGGAGGCATTGTGCTAACAATTTGTTTGTTTATTTCCACAGGCTGGGTCGTTCGTCGAGTGAAAAACAATAAAGAAAACAAGTAAAAGGAGAAACAAAATGATTACTAAAGAACAAATTGAAAAGATTATCGAGGAAAGCTATTCCAATTATCCAAAGTTTCTTTCGTCGACAATTGAAAAGATTGAGATAAGATTTAAGGCGCAGGCAACGCTCCACAGAGCAAGAAAGATTGAATATATTGTAACAAATCCCGGTCCGGTTGCTGACCGTCTGCGCAGAGACCTTGCGAATTATTTTACGACGCTTGGGTTCTTCGGAGGTCTTGGAATGAACGAAAGCGGTGATATTGTTGTTACCCTGTCAATCGATCCTCCTGCAGAAGTAGATTCGGCAGCGCCTGTAGAGACACCTACGACGCCCGTGGATGAGGACGTACCTGAAGCGGTTCCGGAAGAAAATCAGTAAAATTCTAAAGAAATTTCCCAAAAGCCCTTGACAAACGGGGGCTTTTGTGGTATAATAATATCAGAAGGAGGGATCCTTCAAAATATTTATGAAAGGAGAAAGTATCATGAAAAAGTTCTTTCAGAAGGTTTCCAAATTCATAAAGAGGTTTCGTCTGCCGATTTCGACAATTGCTATCGCAATCGTTGGTGGAATTTGTGGTTTCTTCTTCGACTCCGTTTTGTTCGGGATCAATCCTGTATTTGCGGCATCGACCGAAGCACTTCTTCTGGCAATGATTTACGTTGCACTGGAGACAAAAGGGCAGAAACTCAATTAATTTTAAAGGAAGGTGACTTGTGTTGGAAAATTTAGGTATTGTTATTCCCAAAAATGTGGAGAATCTTCAGCTCCCCGACCCCGATCTTCTTCATCAGTATGAAGATGAGGAAGCGAGAAGAATTTATCTCGAGGGTGCGATTGGAACTGAAGACGATCCAATGAACGACAACTCAATTGGAATTGTCAAAAGAATTCTCCGGTATAACCGGGAAGATAAAGGGCTTCCTCTCGAGGAAAGAAAGCCGATTATGCTCTATATCGACAGCCCTGGAGGCGATGTAACAGGCGCTCTCGTGTTATGTCACATCATTATGATGTCAAAAACACCGGTCTATACCGTAAATATGTGTGCGTGTTTCAGTGCTTCTGGAGTCATTCTTGCCTGCGGGCATAAGAGATATGCGCTAAAGGGTTCGTCCGTTCTGATTCACAGTGGTTCAACCTATCTTGGTGGAACGCGTGAACAGGCAGATTCGGCAAAGAAGTTCGTTGATAAATCAGACAAGAAGTTCAACGACATTCTCTTCAAGCAGACAAAGATTGATCAGAAGACCTATCGTTCGAAAGCTCCGAAAGATTGGTTCCTCGATGATGAGGAGTGCCTGAAATACGGCGTTGTTGATGAAATCGTCGAAGATATTGATTCAATTCTCTAATCTTTTGTTCAAAATAACTAAAAAATAACCCCAAACCGCAAGGTTGCGGAGGACGGACCCTCTCAAACAATCTGTTCGTCCTCCGTTTCAGAAAGGACTTTAATATGAGTAAAAAGTCTAAAAACAAAATTAACATCAAATTCTGCGGCGGAAATTCTTGGGATGTAACCGGTTCGATGGCATATATCGAAACTCCAAATCGGAAAATTCTTCTGGAATGTGGGTTGTGGCAATCAACTGGAAGCACTCTCGAAAACTGGAAAATCAACACAAAGAAATTCGACTTCAAGCCAAACAAGCTCGATTATGTATTTGTCGGACACTTGCACGCTGACCACATTTGTGGGGTTCCTCGACTGTATTCTTCCGGGGCGACCTGCCCGATTATCGCTCCTCGAGGTTCTAAACCAATCGCAGAAATTTTGATGCGAGACAGTGCGAGAATTATCGCAGGAGACGCCGCTTCGCTTTCAGAGAAGCTTGGGCGCGAGTATGTTCCGTTTTATCTTGATTCCGATGTTGACACGTCACTCGGATATTGGATGGAGTATGATGATGAAATCGTTACGCTGGACGAATTCGTAAAATTCAGATTTGTTCCATCTGGACACATTCCGTTTGCGAGACAGCTTGAATTGTGGATTACGGAAGGAAATGTAACGAAGAAAATTGTTTATACTTCCGACCTTGGAAACATTCATTTGTCAAAACCGTATACGAAACCGTTCAAGTCAGTTTTTGGACAAAGAGCAGATATTGTTATTGCCGAATCGACATACGCGCACGAAGAAAAAATTGCCAACAAAAAGATGCGCAAAAAAGACCTTGAAAAACTTCGGATGGTTGTTGAACAGACTTGTGTTGAACAACAGAGGCGAATTTTGATTCCGAGTTTTGCACTGGCAAGAACGCAGGAAATCGCAACTGTTCTATATGATCTGTTTTCAAAAGAAGATTTCGACATTCCGGTATATATCGACTCTCCGATGGCACAGAACATTAGCCGCGCGTATTGTGACGTTCTCGAAGGAGAAGCCGCAGAGGAGTGGCGAGAAGTTCTTGCTTGGAAGAACATTCATTTTGTTGGGGATTATATCGAAAGCAGGGAACTTCGTGATTCTGGGAAACCCTGTATCGTAATTGCTTCTTCCGGGTTTATGGTGGCTGGACGTTCCGTTGCTTGGTGCGCAAGTCTTCTTCCGAACACTGACGACAGAATTGTTACGATTGGTTATGCTCCTCCGGGTTCGATGGCACATACGATCAAGCAAGGTGAACAGAAGACGATTTCAATCTCCGGAAAGAGATACGCAAACCGTTGTCAAATCACAAATCTCGGGAGTTTTTCCTCGCACATTCAAAGAGACAGCATTGTCAAAGAATACGGGAAAACCAACGCCGAAAAGCTGTTCCTTGTTCACGGGGATATGGACGGCAGAATTTCGGTAAAGCCGGAAATCGAAGCGGAACTTTCCAAAAACAATCTTTCAACCAAAGTCGTCGTTGTTCAAAAAAATATGGAGGTGGGCATATAAGTGGGTCGAAGAAAAAAATCTGAAATCGAAGCCGGGTCCTCTCCGCAGTCTGATTTGATTGTATGTCCGATTTGCGGGAAGGAGTTCAAGCCGACAGAAGAAACATATTGTTGGGTTCAGGAAGGACGTTACGAATATAAGCAAGTATGTTCGTGGGCTTGCTTCAGAAAGCGAGTCGATGAGGTTTCTGCAGAAGCCGCCGCGAATGAAAAGAAAAAGACGACAAAGAAAGATACCGTAAAAGTGGATTTATCGAGAACAGAAAAAACTAACGAAAACAAAGAAGAAACGAAAGAAGAGGAAAACGAAAATGCGTAGATATATTAACGATTATTGTGAAGGAATTGGTTCGAATGAAGTTGCGTATGGAGCGAGGGTTAGCAAGAATGAGAGCCGTCCGTGCTGCTGTTCGAGATGTGGCAAAGAGATTTCGGAGTTTACCACAGAGCAGAGCTTCATCGATTTCGGGGAGCGGTTATGCGACCAGTGTTATACTGACGAGCTGGCGGTTCTTGGGCTTTTGATGAGACGCAACGGATAATCTGTAAAAGTGTTGAAATAATCAAAAATTTTTGTATATATTGCACAATATATATTTTAACAAAATAAAGTATATTATATATTATACCGAAAAATTTGATAATAAAAGAGCCCTTTTATTCACATTTTTCACGGTTTCCTAAAATTTTCTTCATTATATATTATATTACAGGGATTGAGGTGATTTTTTTGGATGCTCTCGCAACAAAGGTCAAATTGACCAACCACGCACGGCAACGCATTTATGAACGGTTTGGAAATCTCTCCGACCGCGAACTTTCGGACCTTGTCAGAAACGCCAGACTCAAAGGATACACGACAACAACAATGGACCAAGACCATTACGAATACGGGCTATACAAACGCATCTTTCGGCGCGAGAGCGGGACTCGGATGATTCGGCTATACAAGGACACATACTTCGTTTTTGTTAGCGGGAACAAGGCTGCCGGGTGCAAGCTGTTGGTGACGGTGATTCTATACGATCCAAATTGGCGAGAGACGAGAAAAGCCTCTTTCCGAAAAGGACAAGAAAAGGTGGAAGAAAATGGAAACGACGAATCTAACACGTAACATTCAATCAGCAGTTCCGGACAAAGCGATTCTGGATGCACCGACTCCGAAAACTGGAGATGAGTATTGGTATATTATAACTAACGATTCGGAGAGCTGCGTTATTGGATGCGGAAAGCTGACCAATCAAATCAATCGCATCAAGAACTTGATTACGACGAGAAGTGCATACGGATCGCAGTTCGAGAAAATCTTCGTTTTTGAAAATCCGTTCGAAAAGGTTTATGTCTATTCTACAAGCAGAGTATTTTCCGACCTCGAGATTTTAGTGAAAACTGTCCGTGGAACATATCGAACTATTAGCTTCGCTGTTTCTGCGGTCGTTAAAATACAAGAGAAGGGAGTGAACATCGCTGGACTTTTCAATTAAAACCCTGTCTGACGGTACAAAAGAGCTTTATGTTGATGGAAAAATGGTCGCAAGTGGGACGCAGGAAGAAATTCTCCCGATTATGAGATTGATGACACAACACGAGGCGCTTAAAAAGGTGTCGGAGGAACGCGAGAAAGACGAAAAATAAAATTAAATATTGATTAAAAACTAAAAAAGATCCGATTTTACGGGTCTTTTTTTTAAAAAGGGCTTGACAAACGGCAGAAAATGTGATATAATAATATCAGAAAAGGAAAGGGGCTGAAAACTATGATTACCAAAACCTATATGATTCCTGAAGAAAATGTCGAAAATCTCGAGAAGAAGTTCAACGCTGCGGCTCGCAAAATTCGCAAAATCAACCCCGAACTTGAACCGACGATGACAAAAAGCAATCATACAGTTGTTCTCGTGCGTAAAATTGAGCTTCGCCCTTGCGATTGCCGTTCCGAGACTACCATTAAAGAGGTTCCCTACGAAGCCCGTAGGATGGAGCTGAAAATCCCGGACGAGGTTGTCTTTGCAGAAAACAATTGGGCGTTCGGCGGTTCCGTAGAGCCCAGTGGAGTTGATGGAAAAAATTTCGTTAATGTTAATTTGTCCGGCAAGGATCTTGGATTTATCGTCCCGTCAAAGTATTTCACCGCCAATTCTTGCACCTGCGATTACTGCAAGACTAACCGCAAACGCAACAAAACATACCTTGTTGTCAATCAGGAAACTGGCGAGTGGAAACAGCTCGGCAAAGAGTGTTTGAAACTTTTCGTAACCGGAATTGATGTTGACGCAATCGCGACCTTCGAGTCTTTCATTAAAGAAGCAGAAGACATCTCAAACCCCGGAGACGAGTTCTTTTACAATCGTCGCGCACGGTTCGTAGAGGTTCAGAGAGCATTGGAACTCGCGCATGCAGCAACGAAGATTTTTGGATTTGTGGCAACAAGAGACAATGCGGGAAATTACAACATTTTTTCGACAAAGAACATCGTTCAGGCGAAAATTTTGAAAGAAATGGGTTGCCCGAGCGACTTGCTGAACATCGATAGCTCCGACAGAGAAAAAATCAATCTCGCCGCCCTGAAACTGACAGCTTATTTGACAACGGCAGAAGAGGACATTTCTAACAACATCGTCGCCCTTCGAAAGACCGTTATGGAGCTTCCTGACGAGCCGTATTACAACAATTTGAAAATCGTATTGGTAAACGAATACGTTCCGCTCGACAAACTTGGACTTCTTGTCTCGGCTCCGAAAGCAATATCGCGGTATTATGAGTTCAAGAAAATGCAAGAAGAAAAAGAAAAACTTGCAAAATCGTCCAATTATCTCGGTTCTGTCGGAGAGAAGATTTCGGTGAATTTTGTCTCTGGTCGTGAGGTTGCCTGTTGCGAAACGCAGTTCGGACTTCTTCACATTTATGAATTCAAAGATGCGAGTGGAAACACAGTGGTTTGGAAGAGTAGCTCAAGTAAAGATATCCCCGAAAGCGGAACAGTAACCGGAACGGTGAAGGCACACGAAGAGTATGACGGGATCAAGCAGACAGTTATTTTGAGAACAAGAATTACAGAGTGAGAGGAGATTGAAAATGAGAAGCAGTAAAATCAGGGTCGGAGATACGGTTAATTACACCAAAAACACAGACTTCGGACCAGGAAAAGTTGTGAAAATTATACAAAAAAGAGTCCCGGTTCGCAATCACGTCGAAACAGTTGGAACTCTTTATGTGGTTGAACTACCAGAACCTTTTAACGAAGGACACGATGGCGGATGGTTCCCGATGTGGCCGGAAGATATTGTAATTGGCGACAAAGGACGTGACGGAGGGTGTGTTTTGACAAGCGAAGAGTTTCTTGAACAGCTCTCCGATCTCAATGACAATATGTCGGAGGAATGATGGAATGGTGATTGCATTGTGTGCTTTATGTGTCTTCGCTTTTCTTTCAACAACTTGTCTTGTGATTTGTTGTATTCATTCTGGCAACATTTCTCGAGTAGAAGAGACACGAGAAAGAAAAGAAAAAATGAATAATTTAAAAACAAATTTTGCAAAAACGGAGAACGAAGACGATGAGTAAAAAACAATATGTTGACAGATGTTTTGGGCGGTCCGGTAATTTCGAGAGAGTTGTTGAGTTATACGAAGACGGAGTTCTACAGAAAAGAAGAAAATATATCGAATACGATCAAGCAAAAGTTCTTCGAGAATACAAAGACGCCGGATACGAAGAGGCGTTCGCTCATTCAGACGTTCAAAAATTGCGAGAAAATTATTTCAGATTTAGTCAAAACGAACTTTTCAGACCAGAACAAAAGGAGGGTGATTCTATTATGTATTGTCCAAAATGCGCGACCTCGATGATTGTAAGGGGAGAAGTTGGTTCAAGAAGATGTTATTGCTACAATTGCGGATCGATGTTTATCGAAACTTACGATGCCGAAGCAATTCATCAGCGATCTTGGAAATTTATTCAAACAACAGGAAATAATGCCATTCGCGGTTATCTCGAGATTGAACAACAGATGGAGAAAGAAGCTCGGGAAAGCGTAGAAACGGAAAATTTCGTCTCAAAGCGCGAAGATGACTCTGAAGAGGACGACGACGAATAAATCAAATAATGCCCTTCAGAGCCCTATTTTATCAGTCTCCGTGGACAATGTTTCACAGGGTAGTAACCATACCAGAAAACAATTTAAATTTTTCTACAAGATAAACAACAAAGAAAATCATACACAGAATCAATTCTAAAGTAATTAGAAAGGAAAATATAAAAAATGGGAACCATTATTGACGGAAAAGCAATTGCCGAGAAAGAGAACGAGGTTACGGCGGCAAGAGTTCAGAATCTTATCAAAAACGGACACGCGAGACCAAAGCTTGTTGTGATTCAGGCAGGTAATGATCCAGCTTCTTCGACATATGTTCGCAACAAGAAAATCGCTTGCGAGAAGGTGGGAATTTTATGCGAAGACATTCACATTGACGAAGAGAAAGATCCTGCTCTCACAGAGCTTCGAATCATCGGAGAAATTCAGAAAGCAAACAGAGACGATAACATCAATGGAATTTTGGTTCAGCTTCCGCTTCCGAAAGGAGTGGATGAAGAAACCGTTCTTAACTATATCAATTCGTTTAAGGATGTTGATGGGTTCGGATATCTCAATGCCGGAAAACTTTTCTCCAAGAAGGACCCCGAACCTTTTGGATTCATTCCTTGCACGCCGGCAGGGATTGTTCATATGTTGAATTCAATTTCCGTTTCTTACGGCATCAATTTCACAGGAAAGAATGCTGTTGTCATTGGACGGTCTAACATTGTTGGAAGGCCGGTTTCAATTCTGCTTCAAAGGATGAATATGAATGTTACAATGCTTCATTCAAAGACTTCCGACGAAGACAAGCGGTTTTATTGCCGTCATGCAGATGTTATTGTTGTGGCAACCGGACACGAAAATACTCTTACGGACAGACATTTTTACGGTGGAAATAACCCGATTATTATTGATGTCGGTATTCATCGTGGAGGAGATGGAAAGCTTCACGGAGATGTTTCAGAAGAAGTTAAGACAAAATGGTCAAGTTATTATAGTCCGTGCCCCGGAGGTTGCGGTCCTTTAACCGTATCAATGCTTCTGAAAAATGTCGTTATTGCGGCAGAAAGAAGCTATCTAATTTTCAATAACGATTAAAAAGATTAAAGGAGAAAAATATTATGGAAACCTTATTTAATCCCGGTGATCAGGTTGTTTTGCGGACAGATCTTTCTGCAGGAATGTTCTATCCAATGTTAGAGAAGAAGGAAGTTGATGGAGAAACCTATTATCTTCCGAGTTCCGATTTGGTAACGGCAAAAGCCGCTTCGTGGGAAATGATTGATTGGATTAACAAAATCCCTTTCAAAACTGAATTCAAAACCGCAACAATTGAATCTATTAAAAATGGCGTTTATCGTCTCGAATGTTGTCGTTTTTATTGTGAATGGACTGACAGTATGTTCAATATTATCGAATCAAAAAAGCTTCAGGAAGAGAATAGAAAGAGAAGAGAGCTTGATTCTCGATTTGAGGTCGGAGATGTTGTTTATCTCGATGTTTCGAAGTGTGAAGCAGACCAGTTGGAACATTTTACGGTTGCTGATGTTTATGGACGGTATTTTGGAAAATATTATGTGGTTTCCAAAAAGTATGATAAGACAAGTTGTACAACCTATCAGCTGAAAAACATAGTTTATAACAATGATGGTCCCGTTGTCGAAGGAAGATATTTGTTGAAGGCAGACGAATTTACCTCTAAAACGCTGACGAGAAAGCAGATTACAATTACCTACAATGAGAAGACGCGGGAAACAATTGCAAGACTTTATATTGGATCAAAAATTGCTCTTTCAGCGCACGCGCGGAGACATAAAGACGACAAGAACAGATATCTCGAGGGGGCACAACGTGCGTTCAAGCGGTTGTGGAAGAAAATGGAAGAGAAGGGATATAATTATGATTTCGACTGACGAAAAAACAGAGAAAAAATATGTTGTAGCATGTAAACGAGATTCGCACGCAAAATTTGTAATTCTCGTATATGACAAGAATCGGAGAGAATATTTTTGGGTGTGGCAAAGAGATATTTCGAACTTTCTTAAAGAAGACAATTGTCCTTACAAATTTTCATTTAAAAGCGTTGATGAAGCTCGAAACTTTTTCAACCAATCTTGTATTGCTCTTGTTGACAAATATGACATTGTTCCTCTTTCTTTAATTTTGGAAGGGAACGAGTACGACTATACTATTGTCCGCCGTAAAAATACTGGTTTATATCAGATTGTGAATAAATATGGAAGGGAGATTGCCTTCGGAGACGCCGACAGAATTTTTGCTCTTCTTTCTGCGCTTCCCGGGAAATATGCGTTTTATGATGAACGAACAGGATGGAGGTCGAGATAATGCTGAAAATTTATGATCCGATTTACTACATCTCTATTGACGGTGGTCCGTGGGAAAGATTGGAAGACCTGTTCGACACGAACTGGTTTGTTACAGACGAAGATCTTCCAGAAACAGAGCTTTTACTTGATGATGTTTCTTTTCAGGAAGCTTATGATTATCTTCACGAAAATTATATTTCCGGAGCAAGAACTTGTAGAACTATTTTCAAAGGCAGACCTCAACTTTCGTTACTATATTTCAACACCATCGACAGAAAATATATCAAAAAGTGTGAAGGATTTTGGCTTCGAGCAGAGAACAGACTTCGCGAGAATGTGACGCTGGATTGGATTTTGAAACATCTTGAAGCAGATCAAGCAATTCAATATTTCAAAGAAAGAGGAATGGAAATATGTCCGATAACAAAGACAAAGTAAAAGGTTGCGTTCATCCAGAAGACTCTTGGACCGATTATGGTTGTGGCGACTGCGGAGATTATGCCGACAATAATGGATGTAGAGGACCTCGTGGGAAGGTAGATTTATCATCTATTGTAATTACAAACAAAACCACAACTAATTGGGTTTATCGGGTTGTTTTGGACTTGGAAAAGCTTGTATCTAATCATATTGGTTTGCCGAATTCGTATATTGGGATTTCTTTTTACGGAATTCCTTTAACAAAACTCGGAAATGGTCCGACTACTGTTTTTGAATTATATGAGGAAAAGGAAGGTTCTAATATTTATTCAAAAGATAACCTTCCTCCGATTGTGAAAGTCCCCAACGAGACAATCAAAGCAATGATTCCCGTAAAACAGGTTGTTTGTCAAGATATTTGAAGGAGGCAGAATAATGGAAGAAAACGTAAAGAATAATAGCCTATCCTCCAAGCCAACTGGACTCTTAAAGGAAATTATCGGTGAGATGGACTGTCGCGATAAAGTCCGAAAATATCTTGATTCCCTGGAAATTCCAGATCGGTTCTTCGCCTGTATGTTCGGAGAATTCGTAAAGATTTTCGGTATAACGCTCTTCGAACCAAATCCATATTATTGTTATAACGCCGAAGAACAGGAGAAATTCGTAGAAGGCGGAACTGCCAACAACAAACTGCCTTATTCCAAGGATTATTCATATCGCGATCAAATAGACACCGAGCTCACATACGAGGGCGGAACAGGCGGATGGTATAACGCTCTCAAAACAACCTGCTGGATTCTCGATATGGAATGGTTGCTCGAAGCTTACGAACAGTTGAACTGGATGAACTCCGATTATTTCGACGAATGGGTCGGAGACAAAATTATTGAATATCTGTTTGAAAAAGATAATTACCATGAAAGAGATTACGAAATCTTTCTCAAAGGGAAGGGAGTTATTTGATGGGAAAGAGAAATAATTTCAAACCGTCTGATGTATTTATGAAGGCATACACCTGCACTCTCGAAAAGGCGGTAAATTCTAAATATGAAAAAAGTGATTTTCGGTGTTGCTCAGAATATCCATCTAAATTTTCATTGAATTGTGAAGATTGCCCGTTTTGTTGTTCTTCCGATGATTGTACCAATCCATATTTCGAAGACGGAGCCGGGTTTGATCGTACCTTCGAACAATGGCAAGATTGGTTTTATAAAATAACAGGAAAAAAGGATGATCGTCCAAAGGAAATGTTTATGGAAAAGAACGAAAAGACAAAAGAGCCTGCAGAACACACCGAGCAGGAAACCAAAATCGATGAAGACAATAAAGAGCCGGAAGCAAAAGCAAAGTCTAAATATGAAGTCGAATATACCACTCTCGACTCCGATGAACCCAAGAAAGAATATGTCCGGAAGGTCGTCGATCTCCTTTCCCTTATCAAAGAATGGAATAAAGAAGCAATTAAGTGGAACTTGATCGCCAACGGAAATACCTCCAAAATTCCGCTTGATTTCAAAGATATTTATATTAAAGTCTATGACCCCGAAGAAGGCGTTATCCTTTTCCAAGATGAGTGTACTCTCAAATCTAAAGGACTCAAGCTTGCTTGGATTAAAGACGATTAACCCATTTTATCCAATAAAACATCAATAATCACAGGGCATCTTCGGGTGCCCTCTTTTCTCATATTACCAAACCGAACATTATCCTCCAGCCTTATATTTATCCTTATCCACAGTTCTTAAAATCGATTCTATTGCCTATTCTCAACCCAATTTTTATATCCCCCAATTCGTACCTTTATTCCCTTGCCCTCCCTTCATTTTTCACCATTTCTCTCCACTTTTATTCATCCACCTCTTCCATTGTGGAAAATGTGGAAAAACCTGTGGAAAACTTACCTAAAATACTCAATCATATTCAAATATTGTTTAATTATTGCTTAAATATCTAATAAATACCCAGAAAACTTTCTCTATACATCCTTTGTACACAAATCATCATACGATTGAGTGATCTTATTATGTGTTTTATTATAGTTTATAGCCAGAAGACTGTTGGATAGATTACTTTCAAGGATCATATATATCTGGGGAACCAAGTTTCCCCAAACCCCTTCCTTTGCCCGAAAAGACTTTCAGTCTTTTCTCCTCGTCCCCTCACTTCGTTCGGGTCGCCGTCAAACCGTTTTTCATTTATCGAACCTTACGGTTCTCAAATGAAGAAACCGTAAACGTGTGGATAATTTATTTTTAAAGGGAAAGGAAAGGGCGATGTATTAGAGGGAAGATATATTCAGGAATGGGAGGAAATGGGGATGAGAGAAGGGAAGTCAGGATGGCAATGTATTTGTAAATGTTTTGTTAATTATAGATGGAAGGGATTGACAGGAAGATATGGATGTGGTATAATAGAGATGAGTAGAGAGGAAAACCGGTACAACCAGCGTATTAAAGTAAGAAAGGTTATATAATACGCTAAGTGGACCACTTTTTGGAATTAAGGTTGGGTTAGAATTCATTGGTTAATAAGATTGATTTTAATGTGTTGGTTAAAGGTGTATGTTTGAAGATTGTGTGAGTATGTTGTAAATTATGTTGGAAACATAGTATATGTGTTAAGTTGGTGGATTAGATAAATTTGTAAATTAGTTTATGAAGATTATATGAGATTTTATAAGTTTATAAGTTTATAAGTTTTGATATGATTTTTTCTCTTTAAAGAAAAGCAAAAATGTTAAAATATCAAAATGTTAGAAAATCCTAATTAATTCAAATTAACTCAAGCCAACAACCAAAAAATCCTTAAAAATTACCCAAAATAATCATAAAAATAGTTATGAACAAATTATGAATAAGTGGGTACTTTTTAAGAGTATACCTTATTTTATTATATTTATATATATATCCGTAAAAAGTGGCAAGTTGTTAATATTTTGTTCATAATTTAAACCCTAATTTAACCGCTCCCAAAACGACGAAATATCTCACTTCCGACTCGAAGATTTCGCGTTGAAAAGTGACCATAAAAATATATCAAAAGGAGAAATACAATGGAAGAAGAAATCAAAAATAAGCAGCCTCGAACGAGTAATAACCTTGAGGCATTCAAAAATTTACAAGTTGGTAAAAAATATAAATATGCAGATTTATGTGATGTGTTGGAGGAATCGAAGTTACATGGCAGACAGAAGGAATATCAGATTGCGAGATGGGAGCGGAAATGTGATTTGGTTAAAATTGAGAACTCCCCATATTATGAAGTCAAAGAGATTTATGAAACAGAAATTCATCCGATTGAAACAAGAGGAAGAAAAAATGAATATCTAAAAGGAATTAGAGACATTATTGTGTTGTCCTGTTATCAAAAGAGAAATACCAATCAAGGAAATGATGAAAGCGACTATTATCATTTTGAAGCTTCGAAAGTAAATTTATATATGTTATTCGGATTCTTTAATCAAAAGTTTGTTGAGTTTTGCTTTAACTCAGAAAATGAGAGAAATAAAAGAATACTAGAAAATATCAAAAATAAGAATGCGATTATGAGGCAATTTGAGAGCGAGGTATTTGGAAAGTGTTTTGATGTTTTGGATAGTGTTCGAAAGAGATTAAAAAATGAACAATTAATTGACTCTCACGATACGGTTGAAGTATATCAATTATATAGAGACGAGAAGACAAATCTGTTTTATCCAATCAACACTTGGTATGGAACGTGGAGAGCATTGACAGAAGAAGAACAAGCATATTTAATGGATGTCAAAAAGGGCATAATGAAGGAGATGGGATGCTCGACTCTTTCCAGCTTATATTATAGAGGATGGGGAGAGAAGTTTCGAAACAAAATAACGGAGATTATATATCGGGAGCGGGGCTGGAAATTATATAGAGAATCCGTAAGTTTTTGGATGGTAAAGAAGAATGTGATAGAGGAAGCTGAGGAAATACTAAAAAAGTGCGGGTATGATCCAGATGATGAGGTAGTTCAAGAAAGAGCCTGTGAAATTAATGAAAAGATGATTGGGTTTTTAAGAAATAGAACTGATATTAATCTTTATGCGTTAAATCACGGAGGGGCAACGGAGAATTTGGAGCAGAGAGATATTGATCCGTCAAAAGGATCATTTTATAAAACGCTGGAAATTTTAATGGAACTATATGAACTGATAGATGAACCAAAAGAAAGACAAGATGTTAAAAATCAGTTATTGTTTCAAAACCTTGATAATAGAATAGTTGTTGACGAATATAAGAACATCAGAGAAATGCTGATCGGAGAACTGATTAAACTTCCGGAATTGTCAGAGTCTTCTAATCGCTAACCGCTCCCCGCTCGCCTTTGTCCTTACAAAACCCCTCCTTTCCCGCTCCCAAAAAATTTTTTCGAAAAATCTCAAAATTTTTTCTCAAAACCCCTTGACAAAACGCATTTTATGTGCTATACTATAAGCGTGAAAGGGAGAGAGCATCGGTTCTCGAGTAGGGAGCGGTTCAAAGCCTAGTGATACCCGACACTAACCGCTCCCGAAGGCTCCATCGGACTCCTTCTCACTACCTCCTTTTTCAAAGGTGAACAAGTGGCCCTTTCCCATGCGTTCCCCTGACGGGTGTGGCTCCGGTTAAACGCGCTGATAGTTTTTCATAGTAAACTCCTTTCAAACGTGACGCCGGTCTTGGTGGTGCTTAATCGGTATGGCAAAGCGGTCGGACGCTTGACAGTCGGGACAGACCGGCATCCTTTCTAAGGTGATTTAGCTCAGTTGGTCAGAGCCACCGGCTCATAACCGGAAGGTCCAAGGTTCGAAGCCTTGAATCACCACCATCATCAAAATTCAATAATCAAAGGAGAGACCTCCAAATGTTACCAATTATCGTAGCCGCAGTTCTGTCTCTTGCCACAATCGGATTCCTGATTTGGTTCTGGGCACGAACTCCGAGCAATCTCACCAAGTGGTATTGCGTCCCGGTGACGCTCTTCGGAGTAGCGGCAATCCTCGCATTCTGGTTCTTCGTAGTTCTTCCGATTCTCTGATTGAGATGGCTGTCGGGAAAGACCGACGCTAATATGGGTGGGTAGCACTGGGGAGTGCAGGACATCATGTCGTAGAAAGTTAGTTCGACTCTAACCCCATCCACCAGCAGGCCGGCAGCGTTAACACATTCACCGACTCCCGGCTCGAAAAAATGTGGGGTTCTTTCCAAGGGTTTCTTAGCCTCTAAAAGCAAACCCGTTCATCGCTCAAATAATTCAAGTGGTAGAAACTGCGGCTTATCGCAGAATGTTGGTTCGAATCCAACTTGAGCGCTGTCGTTCGTGGGTGAAATGATATATCTCACGGTGGAGCTCAATTTCCACAAGACAATTATATATTATTATATTAAAGTAAAGTCGCGATTGGTTGGGTTGAAAAGCATAAAGGGCTGTGCGAAGTAAATCGAAGCAACACGCGCAACATCCGTCAGGTTTATAGCAAAGGAAGGCCCATAACTGGGTAGACCTTAAATCAATTCTGACAATGGGTTAGGTCGGAGCAGCGTCAGGGAGACTCGAAAGGGTTCTGGCGTCAGGGGTGCAACGAGTACAAAAGTACCGCCACAAGTAATTGTTGGTTGTGGTTACCTGATGGATGTTATTATATCCCTCTCGATGGGTTCAGCGGGCAAAGACAAAGCACCGCCTCCGGTTCGATTCCGGAAAGAGGGTCGGGTAGCACCCGAAAGCTCAGTCTTAGATGTTCTAAGGATAAGTCGAGTATCGCTATATAAGGTATGCAAGTCTCGGCGGTATAAATTAAAACTTGTTGAGGTGTGGATTGCGAGTGGCCTACCTCACCAATATCCCCTTCAGATGGCGTGCGGTCCCGTTCAAGTCGGGCAAAGGGGAATCAGGTCTGCTCCCAGACCGTACACAGGGAGCGGGGATAAGCCGTCGTTTAGCAGGCGAAGTTTATGGGTCAACTTAAAACCCTACCGCAAGCGTGATGAAGCGGATAACATCCGGAAGCGCACCGGTATCATTGGTTCAAATCCAATCGTTGCGGTAGTTCTACCTTTCATCATTCGCTTTTCCATCGCCATACGGTGGGAAGGTATGGGTCATACGGGGCGCAAACAAAATCCACACTAGCCACGGTAGTTCAAATTGAAAAACATATGGGACGCCATAAGTTATGGGGTAGATACTCAGCACGGGTGGTATGATGAAACTTCGGGCAAGAGAAGTAAAACCTTGCCAAGAGGTGAAGCGAAACACCGAAAACACCCACCGGTTATCCATTCCGAGCCAATTAATTTGGAAGAACCTCGGAATGGAACAAAAGCTGTCTTGTTCCATCGCCTTTCCGATGAAGCATTAGATGCTTTATGATGCTTGCGGTGAAACGGGTTAAACTCCCGGCTTCGGGCTGGCTTAATCGGCAAGATAAACCGCTCTCTTGCGACGTGGGATGTTCCCCGTCCGGTTCGATTTGACAGTGACGTCCGTAAAAGAGTAATTACTGTCGAAGCCAACACATTGGAGAAACGTAATCCAATTCAGGCAGATGGCATAGAGGGGTGACGACCTATTCCCCTCCAAATATGTGAAATTCATAGCTTAGTTCGTATAGTCGAACCTTATTGGAGATGTTGTGGCTTCGCAAGACTCGATAAAAAGAGAAGAAGTCTCCGCAGTTATGTCATTGCGGCGTATCCCTGTTGGTTGAAGGAGAAATTAAATGAGCCGCCCGATAGATGGCAAGTTCGCAATAGTCTATCACAGCTGACCTACCATGTGTAGGGACAGTTTCAGCAACCGTTGCGCCTTTGAGCGTAGCGTTTGCCGCAAAACAGCAGTCTGATCAACTGCTAAATTCGGTGCCACCGATGAGGGGTTAAATGGGCGCGATAGCCGTCACAGCCGAAATATTGTCGATTGGGATAACAGAAGTCCGTCGGTCTTTGAAATCGAACGAGTTGGGGCAGCACCAACATCGACAGCCATTTGAAATATTTTTTTGTAGAAAGGAGAAAAATGAATAATAATATTATAGATCAATATTCTGAAGAAGAACTGCGAGAATTGGTCGCAAATTCTTATTCTATGCGCGAACTACAAAGGAAAATGGGTTATTGTTCTCTTGGAGCAAATTTTAAAACTATAAGAAATCGTCTTGAGAAATATGGAATTTCAACAGATCATTTTAAACCAGTAGCCAGAAACGCAACCAAAAGAACTTTTGAGAATGTTTTCTGTAAAGATTCAACGGCATCTCAATATCGTTTAAGAGAATGGTATTTAAAAGGAAAATATACAGAATATAAATGTTCAATTTGTGGATTGCCACCATTTTGGAATGATCATGAATTGTCTTTGACTCTCGATCACATTAATGGTTATAATCATGATAATAGATTAGAAAATTTAAGATGGATTTGTCCTAATTGTGATAGACAACTTTCCACATTCGGTAATAAAAGCGCAAAAGAACAAAATAAAAACAGGGAAGTTAAAGAAAATTTCTGTATTGATTGTGGTAAGAAAATTTCTTTATATGCAGAAAGATGTTTGTCGTGTGCTGGAAAGTTTTATCACCAATCAAAAAGACCATCGAAAGAAAAACCTCTTGAACAAACTTCTAAATAATTCTTCAGGGCACCCGCCTCATCAAGTCCGATAATTGAGTCGGAAACTGGTGGGACGGGCTGTTCCGCATCTCAAGAAAGGAGACCGCTCCCAATGAGCATCTCTATCAACATCAATGTAAATCTCCCCATCTATAATAAGACTCCGACTTATAAACCGCTCCCGCAACTCACTCGTCGTCAGCGGTCATTTTTCGAGTCTGCCAAAGCGGTATCTCTTCTCTCCGATTATCCGAAATTCCATTTGGGATGTGTTGTTGTTAAGAAATCTCGTATCATTTCATCGGGACATAATTCCATTACTCAATACTCCTCAATTCAACAAAAAATGGATTTCAAGCGATTTGGAGGAGAACACAAAGGAGTTTGTCACGCGGAAACGGCCGCACTTCTTCCGCTCATTCGCCAGAGAGCCGATTTGTCTTCCTGTGTCGTGTATTTATATAGGGAACATAGTGATGGCACCCCAGTAGTCTCTCGCCCTTGTAGCGGCTGTATGAGCCTCCTGCGGGCAGTCGGGATTCGGAGAGTCTTCTTCACAGTTGAAGGCGGATATGCCGTAGAAGACATTTAGGGAGCGGAACATATCATCAGGTGATTGGATAACCTACCTAAAACAGGTTATCTTCACATATATTAACAAATTATTAACAAAGAAAGGACTTACTCAAATGTCAACAAAAAAGACAAAGACAGAAGACAAGACATTGGATCAACAGACAGAACAGAAACCGGTCACAGCGGCAGAAACCGCTCCCAAGATGAGAGATCTCAATAACCTCCCGGAGGATAAGGTTCTCCGCACTCCGCTCACTTCAAAGACCCTGAAGGATATGCGGACACAGTTCATCCGTTGTCTGAATGCCAAGTATATTCACACGGATAACGATGGAGATTATGCCATCGAGGAATCCAGAGACGGAAAGACCCTTTATCTCCTCTTCCAGTGGACGCGCACAGCCTACGATTGGGTCAGTAACTTCGATTTCCTTGCCAAGCCATATAAGGATATGGAGTTCCCGTGGCGCTGTCATAGAGGCTTCCTGCGGGTCTGGAAGGCAATCAAGCCGTTTGTCAAAGATGCGGTTGCTAACCCGAAATACAACAAGATTTATATTGTCGGATACAGTCATGGTGCCGCTATCGCAACTCTTGCTCATGAATATGTTTGGTTTAACCGCCCCGATCTCCGCAGTAAAGAGAATCCCGAGGGAATCACCGGTTATGGATTCGGATGCCCGAGATGCTATTTCGGCTCTATTCTCCCGTGGAAGAAGATGCCGCAGGAACTCGCACAGAGGTGGGTACGGTTCTATCCCATCCGCAACCTGAAAGACCTCGTAACACACGTTCCGCCTCGTATTTTCGGTTTCAGACACGTTGCTCCGGTCGTCCAGTTGGGAAGAACAGACAAATGGCAGATTATTGATTACGCTCCAAACCTCCCACCCAGAGTGGCAATGCACTACGCTCCTAACTATATTCTGTCGCTCGACGATGGGATTAAGGAGGCGCAGGAGCTCGAAGCTTACCAGAAGGAAGTTGAGAGAGCTAATAAGCTTGCCGCAAAGAAAACCACCTCCAAGAAGACAGATTCCGGGAGCGGTTCAAAGGAGGAGAAGTAATGGCGGGGGAAATTAAAAATAAGAATAATTCTAATTCTAACACAAGTCCCGCTCCCAATACAACTCTCGACTTCTTCTACTCTCATCTTGAGGAAATGTCCCTCTTCGGAGTTGCGACAGACGAATCCGAGACAATCATCATCACTCGCAAAGATTCTCCAGAGGCAACAATCACAACCTCTGACTCTACAATGTTCACAAAGATTCGGAGAAATATCCTCGCAGACCCGGAGCACAAGGACTGGAAGGTTCAAAGTTTCACCCGCACGACAGCAGATAAGGATCCGCTCCACTTCGTTGAACTGATCGTGACTTGCCCCAAAAAGTTGGTCTCTCTCCGTGCCAAAACCTTTACAAGAGAAATGACTGAAGAGCAGAAGGAAGCAATGCGGGAGCGGATGTCCAAGATGCGGAGAAGCAGAGGAGAAGATACAGACGAGGACGAAGACTAAAAACAATTCTAAATACAAATATCAAAGGAGATATACAAATGAAGTATTACAGTGATATTACAAAGCAGCTCTACGAAACCCGCGAACAGCTTTTCAAGGCGGAGCGGGATTACAAAATGGAGCTTATTACCAAGGCTCGTGCAGACGAAAAGGCAAAAAAGATTGCCGACCTCGAAGCACAGATCGCAGAGCTCCGTGGAGAGACAACCGCGAAGACGGATAATGTCAAGTCTTCCGATAAGTCCATCGCTTCCGAAAAGTCTAACAAAGACAATACCGCTCCCACGAAGGTTTATGACGCCGGGAAAGAAGACGGAATTGATTATTCAAAGACTATTGAAGCAATCAAGAAGATGATTGATGATTTCAAATTCAAGTACCCGAGCTTCGAGTTTCAGGATATTGAAGATGATAAAAATGAACTAACTGACGATGACATTAAATCCTCCGTGCGTCCCGGAGAAAAAATTGCCCGCCTCGCTACTGGAAAGACCGCTCCCGCAAAGACAAATGGCGCGTGCAGAAATTGCGGCAAGTGCGTTAAGCCTGATACCGATGGAGACAAGAAGCGGGAAAAGCTGGCAGATTCTGGACATTATTCCTCCGCATATATTAATCTGAACGGCAAGGAGTTTTACTCCGAGGGAGCGGATTCGTGGAACGATGTTAAAAAGGCTGTTCGAGAGTATTTCGAGAAACTGCAGGGGTTGAAGTAAGAAGACAGATTGAAGTAAAAGAAAGGCAAGAAAAGTTAGATAATAAATTTTAACAAATAATTTACAAATTAGGAGTGGTCTGGAGACTGCTCCTTTTTTTGTTGGGGCGGATAGGAAGGTTGGAAAGTGGTTTCGGGGAGCGGTTCTAATAAAAAGCGGTCGGAAAAGATTGGAAAGACGGTCGGCAACGAAAATAAAATTTTTGTTCTGGGATATTTTGGATCGGCAAGCAAATTTTGGGTGCGGTTCTAGGAATTTGGGCCGGGGTGGGGTAAAAGGGCGGCGCCGCGTAAAAAGAAAAAATATGCCCCGCCATTAAAAAAAATATTGCCCAGCAATATAATGATCCCTCGCGGATTTTTTAATTTGGTGTCGGGATCGAGACACCGGGAAACTTTAGAATTTCCTCCTTTCTAAATTATTTTCCCATCTTTCCGACGTCATTGAAAGACAGGATTGGGATAGCACCTGATAACGCTCAGATGCTTCAGGAAACGTAGAAACAGAAGAAACACGGTTTTCTTTATTTGTGGATAACCGTAAACCCAAGGGGCTTTCACCTCATCTTACCGATGAAGTTCGATGAAAGCAAGGACGAGACACAGAAGCACGACAATGCCAAAAGCGCTCATTACATCACCTCCTTTTAGTGCAAACAACGATCGTTTGAGACTCCGAGAGTGGAGCCAAGCCAAATCGAGAAGATAAACAAAAGAATTACGATGATAACGATGAACATTCCACCGCCATCTTTCGTCTCTTTCATAGACCTTCTCGACAATAGCCATAGAACCAATAATATTATCAAGCTTTCATCACCTCCATTTCCAAGTAAACCAGAGAAAAACGAAGACTGCGATCAACAACCCCAAAACCAGTAAAAGTATCACATAATTGTCCTCCTTTCATTTATTAACAAATGATGAACATTATTCATCATCAGTTTCATCATCAGGATCTTCCTCTTCTTCGTCTTCACTCCAAGAGTCAATCTCTTCTTGAATCTCGTCATTCTCGAAAGAACACTCGCGATCAACAATAACTCTCGCAATGTCGCCGGGATAAATCCAGTCGGTCGGATCGTTTGTCGATTCGAAGTTGCCATAGCCGTTGTAGTGGAAGTAGTCGTGATTCGGGTTGAAATCTCCGTAGACAATGCTGCGGGCGATATCACTCGGAGTCATTCCTTCGCAGATTTCGTCAAATCTTTCCATCTCGATGATTTCGTCGTCGTAATCGTTGGTTTCGTAGCAATACTCGTTGTGGAGTGCCATTGCGTCGGATTCGGTCATGTTCTCGATAATGTTCTTGATTGCCTCAACCTTCTCATCATAAGTCTTCATTGTTTTGTTATCCTTTTCATTTTTAATATTTTTATTTTCGTTGGTGGTTTCAGTCAGAGTGCCGTTGTTGATTGCGTTGTTGACATAGTTCGTAAAGATTGTTCCGAACTCGTCTGCGTCGTGATCTTCTCCGAAAAGTGTCTTTACTTCTTCCAAGACCTGTTCTTCCGTGATGTCCTGTCCTGCCAAATTGCGAAATGTTCTCATTTCTGTTTCCTCCATTTATTATTTAATGTTGTTTTTGTGAATTGCGTAAGTCCAATAGATGACGTCGGTATTTGCGTCGATGAATTTATCTTCCACGAGACGACCAACTCGATATATGACATAGTCGTCCATTTCGTCGTAAAGTTCCACGGAGACAACCAGCCCAAGCCAGTTGTCGTTCTCTCCAATCTGTGGAAGCTCCGAGAGAGAGTAAATCATTTTCGCATTTCCGAACCACTGACGAACTTCTTCAAGCGTTTCTGAACAGTTCAGAAGATACTGATTGAACGAGTAGTCATATTCTTCCGGGATTTCCTTCTTCAACTCTTCAAACTCCTTTTTCAACTCTTCCTCTGTGATGATTTCTCCAGTGTTCGTGTCTCTAAACTTTCTCATAATAGTTCCTTTCTCCCCGTTTTATGGTCGATAGGGCAACCAATTGTTAATTTTTTTATTAACGATTAAAGTTCTTCATTGTGGTATATCTCCAGCCGTCGCAGTCAGTCATATACCAAATGATAACCGGGTTGTTGTCTTTGTCAAGTGCCACTCCCTTAAACCGTAAGGCCAAGTCGTCGTTGCTTCTTGCGTCCACGTTCGTGTTCCAGATTGCAGCGTATTCTCCGCTCGAAGTGTACGGAAGACCGTAGGTCAGTTCGACATTCCTCTCACGCTTCCCGTGAACAATCCGCAGACTCTTGTCGAGCCATTTCACTGCGGCAACGGCGATCTTGTACTGGTTCTCATAATCGGTCCATTCTTTGATTTCGTTCTGATAAATTTCCATATTGGAATCCTCTCTCCGGTTTTATCGAGGTTCTCCGGAAACTCAATATTTTAATCTTAATAATTTGTTAACAATTTAATTGTCAAAGCTCGACCTTTTGTCCTCTTCCGCACAATCTTGCGAGCGGGCAGTAGAAGGTCAAATAACTGTTCAGATGTCTGACCTTGTTGTCGGAGTTCCAACGCACGAACATATATTCAAGAGCACTTGAAACTGAATAGAAATTTTCTCCGTCTCTGATTGCCCAGAGTCCAGCTCCGATAAGCTGCGCAAGAAACTTCTTTTCTGCGTTGGTCGCCTTCGTCTTGTAGTCGCTCTCTCTTTCTGGGCGAACATAGACATCATTGGAAAGCAAGTCAGAAAGCCTGTCGACGGTTTCTTGAGTGATGAATCCTTCTTCGTTCGCGTAGGTTTCGAAGAGATATTTCTGTTCAGCGGTTTTGTAAGTGGTAAGCATAGCATTTCCTTTCTGCCGTTTTGTAAGAGGTTTGCGGTGACTCTAATTTTTTAATTTATATTTTAATATGTGAAATCAACAAAGACCGGAGTGTCTTTCTTCAACATCCGTTCGTAGCTGATATCGTCGCGTCTTCCGCAAGAGTATTTCTTTTCGGAACGGTCATAATCGCCTTTCTCATAAACCTGCGAATCTTTCGGTTCGGCAATCGGTTTCAGAGTGAACCAATCGCCCTTCTTCAATGCTCCGAGAGTCAGAACAAAATTCGGATTCTTTTCGCGCCGATGCGTGATTCGAAACGCTGTATTCGGGAGATTCTCGCGATATTCTTTCAACGTCCTTTTGGCCTCTCTGTAGGTGCCTTCGGAGCATTCAACGCTCCATTCTCCGCAGTAGAGTCCTTCGATGTCATAGCTGTCAATGGTCTTTCTGGTGTCAATGGTGGTTGTGGTTTTCATAGTTTTTCTCCTTTTAAATAATTTGTTTAAAGTTGATTGTTTTCGATTGCGTGTTTGACCTTCTGTTCGAGTTCGTTGTAGAACCGGCGTCTCTCTCGATAATGGTCAATTAAGTCGAGAAGACGGTCATCTCGGCCGCCCTCCTTTTCAATTTTGTTGAGTTCCTTTTCGACTTCGTAGCGTTTTATCTCGAAGTTGTTTGCGACAAGACCGATACAAACCATAAGTTTTTCTTTTTCGATGTTGGTCAAGGTGATTTTTGTGTTTTTCATAGTTTTATCTCCTTTCAAATTACCAATCGGTTCTGACGCATTCGTCCAACCAAACAACCCAACGTCCCCAACGGAAGCCACTTCTGCCATCGTCGTTGACAAAAACTTTCGATTTTTTCGGAGTTTCTTTTATTCCGGCGATTTCGACGAAGTAAACAACTTCTTCCGATTGGTCGAATTCGTAGATTTCCAATCCGAGTCCAGCAAGTCCTCCGTAGTAAGTTGCAACAGGGTCTTTCCCCTCGATGTGGTTTTTGATTTCGGTTTTGGTGATTCTCATAGTTTTATCTCCTTTTAATTGATTTTCATAGACAGAAGTGTAAGTGCTTTGCAAGCTTCTTCTGAAACTTCAAATATTTCGTTCCAGTAATCACATGTTCCTTTTGCGAGTTCTACCGTCGGATATTTTTGATAGGGATAATATCCGGTCTCGCCATTTACGACGATGATTACTTCTGTCGGGTCGCTCGGTAAAGTCGTGTAAGCACGTTCCGGAAGATTTTCTGGATGTTCAAGAAGTTCCATAAGTTTCTGTTTGTTCATAATATTTCCTTTCTGGCCGTATATGTCCGATACCGCAGACAAATTTTAATTGTTGTTAATTACTGAATCGTCTCGCGCATTTCTTCAATCTGTTCTTCAGTAAAGCACCGATGAAGTTTCTTGTTCTGCGCAAGGCAAGCTTTCCAAATCTTCCGAGCTTTCGTGCGTTCAGAACCGGGCGTGTTGTCGTATCCGTATTCCGAGCAGAATTCATCAAAGTCATCATCAACATAGCTGTCTCCGCCGAGGCAGGTCAAAATGTCGTAAGCGGTCGGTTCTGCTTCAGAGATCTTTTTAGGATCTTTCGACAGAAGCTTCTCTTTGTTGGCGATAGAATCCCAGAAAATTCCCCACATATGACCAAGAGGGGTTTTGATGTCGTAGCGATACCGAGGACGAAGAGTGTAATCGTTCCAATTGGTGTTTGCCGCAAGTCCGGTATAAGTGAATTTCACGGTGATGTTGTGCTTCTTGCAGAAGTTGTCTGCGATTTCGGTGTAGGTAGTGTGTCTCATAATTGGTTTTCTCCTTTTTATTTATTTTTTTTAAAGAATTTCGTTGAGTGTGCAGAATCCGGACTCTTCGCACCAATCGCATTTTGATTGACGCTCGTCGTCAGGGTCGACATCCCATTCACGATGTGGTAAACAGCCTTCGTGAGATTGAATTGCGCAGAGGCAGCGGTCGCAGACCCAAAGAGGTTTTTCAAGATTGTGTTCTTTGACATATTTTGCCGTTGCGTCATACTCCTCCTCGGTCAGATAAGAGTAAGAATCGAGAAACTCTTCTTTCGTAAGATCAAAGAAGTCTCTCATTTTTTTCCGTCGTCAATGAATGGGGTAATTTTAATGTTCATAGTTTTATTCTCCTTTTGTTGTATATTATTAAATTATTTCGTTAGCAGTCTGTTTTTATCTCAAAGAACTTGGACGTTCTGCCGATAATAACGTAGTACTTGGGTTTGTTGCTGTGGAACAGTGCGTTTATTTCAGAGTATGTCTTACCTGAGAGGTTACGGACTGTGTTAGCATTGATTATTGGCGTGTGTATCGTTGCATCCTCCAGCAGACAGCCATTGAGACCATATTCACCAAAACTAACAGCGATTGGTCTGCTATTTGCTTTGATTAGGTTCCATGTGTCAATGTCACAATTTGCGGCGTCCTGTGCTATGTTGAGCGTGAGCAAATCTTTAAACGTGCTCTGTGATACGGTTGTCATTGTTCGTATTCCTCCAGTATTTTTTCGATTTTGTCGGCAAGTTTATTATAGAAATTTGACAATTCCAATTCGACATCACCTTTGCGCTCTTCTCCGCGATAAAGTGTTTTGACTTTCTTTAAATATTCGTTGTAATGCTGGAGCGCTTCATTTTGAAGAACTAATCTAACGAGTCGTTTTTCTGAGTTGTTGAGATTAACCACGATTATTTCACCTCTTTCTTTGCGGTGGTATTATGCCGCCACCGCTCGGCAAATTGATTTTGTTAATGTTTCACGTGAAACAATTATTCGTGAATCAATCCTTTTTCATCAATGTCAAGTTCCTTCATAGAATCGAATTCGTTCAGGAAGTTCGTTGCTACCCAAAGATAATATTTATCATCGGGATAAACTGTCATTTCAGTGTCATAGACGCTCCCGTCTTCGTAATAAGGGGAGTCAATGTAATCAAGGTCGGTGCGAAGGTCATCACTGCCCCAAGCCTTGATTGCGGCACAGATTGCATATATCGGAGAGGTTTTCGAGTGAATCACGGTTTCGTCGTCAGGGTCGAAGCCATCGCTCCAACCAACGCAGACAGCGAGCGTTCCGTTGAGCTTCAATGTAACGCAACCGCAATCTTCTTCTTTCAACCATTCGACAGCGGACTTGATTTCTTTTGCGAGGGTTTCAGGGGTGTAAGTTTTGATAGCAGACATAGTGTTTTCCTTTCTGCGGTTTTGAAGAGGTTTTCCGCAAACTCTAATTTTTAATTTATTTTAAGGATTAGCCAAACAGGACTTCTCCAAAGAGCGAGAATTGAATGATAATGTCGGCAACTGCTGCATCGACTTGACAGCAATTAAGCTGCCATTCTCCGAACCCGTCTCCTTCTGGAACATACCAGTTGTAGTGGGAATAGTAGCCTTCCTCGATTGCCTTCCGGAGTCCGATGAAAAGCTTTTCGAGAGAAAGAAAATATTTTTTGTCATTTTCGATGTCAGTTATTTCCAATGATTTTCCATCAAAAAGAATTTGTGCGAAAACTTCTTCGTAACAAACATCTTTCAGATCTGCTCCCTGTTCAACGAGATGTTTCTTCGCCTCGGAGTAATCTTCGTCGTTGGCGGAAGTTACTCCACAATATCCGACTCCGCCATTTACGGCGGAGCAGATAATGTCCAGTACATCTTCTTTTGTGATTTTTACCTGAATTGTCGGCTTCAGAAGTGCACAGGTCTTATTCCATTTCAGTTCCATTTTAGTGTACCACCCTTTCAATAATTTCGATTTCATAACGGTCTTCCGACCAGAACCCTTCCTGATAAATAGAGAAGTAATGCTCTCCTTCGTTAATAACCTTGTCGTCCAATAGCATCAAATGGTCATTTGCCTTTTCGTCGGCAACACGTTTGTCGAAGTAGGCCTTCGCCTTTTCGCGAGTAGAGAAAACTTTCATTGTAGTGTCAACTGAACCGTCGATAATACTGTCAGTTCTTACGACATAAACAAATATCAGATTGTTTTCCTCCGAATTGAAAATCTTGTCAGCGAGGTCGCTTGCTTTTGCATCTTCGGGGTCATCATCATCGAGGATACGCATATCTCCGATTCTGATGCCACTTTCGGACATCCATCCGGCTTCTCTTTCGACATAATCGATTGTTCCGAGGTCCTCCTCAATTGCACGGTCATCCTCCACGAACAGTTCAGCCAAAACTCTTCTTTCCATAGTATAACCCTTTCTTCGGTTTTAGAGGTTATCCGAAAACTCATAATTTTGGTGATTATGATTTAGCCGATGTTGTCGAACACGGCAGTTGCGATTGCTACTTTGGAATTTCCAGTGACGCAAACGCCTCTGCTTAAACTTTTACCGCCGAAAGCGAGGAAGAATACGTACTCTTCTCCGTTGGTGAAGACGGCGTACTCTACACCATACCAACCACAGTTGGCGTTGATAACGGCAGGGGAGAGGAACATTTCAACAAATGCGCTTTTTTCGAGCTGACATTTATTCATTTCGCGCCAGTTTGCGCGGACGAATCCCTTTTCCTCGAGGTCATGCGGGTAAATTTTGTTCTGTTTCATAGTTTTATCCTTTCTGCCCGATAAGGTCGTTAGCTCAACCAAATTTTGTTTAATTATTTTCTGCAAGCGTAGTATGCGTTCTCGATGTTGTCCCATCTCGAAGCATTTGCGTCATCCTCTTCTGCAAGATAACGCACCATTTTGGCTTCGAGCTTCTCACTGATGTTCTCATCATTGTCTTCTGCCCACTGCTGAATATCTTCGCGGAGATATTCTTCGTCAAGCTCCGAGTATACCTGAAGCATTTCCTCTGTCGTCAGTTCGATAGCGATTTCCTGTCCATTGATAGTTCTGGTGATTTTCATAACTTTATTCCTTTCTGCTCGTTTAATGGTCGAATCGCCCAACCAATTGTTTAAATTGATTCGATATGCGCTGGGACGAGACGGAACCGAGCGTATCTCGGATATTCCAGATAATTGTCAAATTCCTGTGCTGTCATTCTGTTGATGATACCTTCCATCTGATTCCAATAGAACGGACCTGCGAGGAAGTAGAAACATTTGCTTTCAATTTCCCTTCCAGTTTCCTCATCGAAATAGATGAAAAGTTTCGCAGAATATTTCAAACCATCTTCATAATAAAATCCGATGTCCTCAATTCTGCGAATTTTGTCGATGTCGTGGATGTTGGTGTTCATTTTGTTTACCTCTTTTCTTTTTCTTTCTTGTCTGTTCATTCTTGCGTACTCTTCCATTCTGCCTTCACTTACAAACGTTTCAATAATTGAATCGTTATCGTTGGTAATGTCATATCCGACCATAATTGTTTTTCTTCCATTTGAATATCTTACTTTACGTTTGATGTGATACATTTCATTTCACCTCCTTTCTTATAATATTTTTCAAAACAATCAGGACAACAAATCAGATCAAATCCTTGCATCATTCGATAATACTCACTTTCTCCGAATTTGTCTTTGAAGCATTTGGCGCAGAATGTTTTTCCACATTCTTCGCATCCGAACATATCTCCGTGAATTTCGTCTGTGTCATCCCATTTTTCTTCAAATCCACAAAAATCGCATTGATAGTTGTCTGTTTCGATATTGTACATTTCATTTCACTTCCTTCTTGTCTAAAGATGGAATATACTGGAAGAGAATGTCATACATCTTCCTTCCGGTGATTTGATCGCGGAATGTTTGAACGTAGATTCCGCCTAAGAGATTATTGTCATAACCGTTTTCATCGGCCCACTCCTTAATAATCCTTGTTGTCAGTGGTGTGACATAAACGTAGAGGTCTGAATAGTGGTGATCAATGTCTTCAGGTGGATAGCCAGCTTCGAGCAGGCGTTCCATAAGTGATTTGTTGTTCATTTTAGTTCTCCTTTCAAAAATAATTCTTGTTTGTAGAGTCTTGTTTTTCTAACAGCTTCGGTGTTCTCCTCCTTTGTCTTCTGAAATTTTCTCCAATGGTCTTTAATATATTTGTCATTCTTTGCTTTAGATTCGGGATTAACGATGAAAAGAATTGACTGCGCTGAAACCTCGAATTCTTTGGCAAGTTTCCTCATGCTCCAACCTTCGTCGCGAAGGCGGATTATCTCCGCCTTCTGCTCATCAGTCAATTTACGCCGTCTGTCCTGAAGTCCGACAAGTTTGATATTGTTGATATCGTGTTCGTGTGGCATTTATCTCACCTCCTTTTAATAATCACGAAAATTGGAATAATTCCAAAAAGGAATAATCCTTTAATTGTTTTAATGGTATCATCATATTGATACCCTTTTGTAAATACTTTCCAAACAAACATAATTATTCCTCCTCTTCTTCATTTTCGACACAGTATCCATCGACATCATACGCGACATTTTTGCCGATATAAACGAGCAGGTAGGTTGCGTCGATTTTCGCGAGTTCTCCCGCGCATTCAACAACGTTGCAAAGAAGTTCGTTGGTGACGAACATTTTGCCGTCGTCTTGTTTCATAATCTCGTCTTTCGCCTCATTGACGAGTTCCGGAGTCAGATTTCTCATTCCGACATCCATCAGATGACTGATGGACATACGGAAAATCATTTCTCCGTAATCTCTGCGGAGATTGTTGATGTTCTGTTCGATGGTTTTGAATGTGGTTTTCATTGTGTTTTCCTTCTCTTTTTTGTTCAGTTCTTCATAGTAGTCTTTGGTGCTTTCATCTGCGAAATCGTAGATGACTTCTCCATCACTATTGATGATTTCGTAGCCTGTTGTGCAACGGTCGTCTTCCCAAGAAATCCCTTCTCGGATTCTTGTGCGCGGTGTAATTGTGAACATAATCAGATTTCCTCCAATTTAAGATTTTTGATTTCAGGGTGAAGTTCGTACAGATATTTCAGTTTTTCGTGATAGTTGAATCTTTCAGCAAAATTTTCCATTGATTTTTTTATACCATAAGCAATGAGTTTTGCATCTCGATCCATTTCACCCCGACCGATTAAAAGAGATGTTGTAACTGCCATTCCATCCAAATAGAAATTACCTTCTGTCCTTTCTGTTTGATACTTTGCTTTCCATCCGAACATAGCGTTCTCCTTTCTGACGGTCTAACCTCCTACCGACAGGGAAATTTTGTTTAATTACCAAGAAATCTCGACGACATATGTCTCATACATATGATCTTTTGTGTCAACATATGAGCGGAAGGAGAATCCTTCGTCTTCAAATTTTTGTTTCGCAATCACGAGAATTCGAGACAAAACTTCTTTATACCATCTATTTAGATTTGTCCCTTTATACATATAACCGCGACGGTCTTCCGGGTACCATTGAAGTCCCATAAATGAAAAATGGGTATCAAGACATCCTGTAGAATAAGAAAAATACTCCAGGAAGGTCCTTAATGTTCTTTCACGAAGAATATCAGAAGATATTCTTTTTTCGAATCTTTTCATCATTTCTCCGTTTTCGAACTTCTCTGCGAAGAAATTAACAATTTCATTAAGAGCCGCCTCCTCTTTCCTTGCCTGTTCATTGGACATTGCTGCGAGTTTTTCTGCGAGTTTCATAGTTTTAATCCTTTCTGCCTTTTCGGCTTTAAAATTTTAGAGAATGATCTGGTCGATTTTTGCAAGTGTTTCAACATAAACCCGATCGCTTGCGTCTGCTTCTTCGAGTGTATCTGGTAAAACACAGCTCCACGTTTCTTTCGCCCTTTGATAAGCTTTCTGTCTTGCTCTTTCTTCATCTGTTTCTTGAACAAAATATGTCATTTCCCAGTCGAAGTAAGCGACAATACGAACTGCAAATCCCATTTTGTTTCTCCTTTCTATAAAATTGTGGTTTTATTTATTCAGCCCCGGATTGTTGGTCCGAGGCTGTTGTTTTTGGTTAGTCTTCTTCTTTTTTGTCTTCAATCAACAAGCTCGATGTTCTCTTTCTCGACGTACCAACAACCGTGCCATTTAGTCGTTCCTTCCGGCCATTTGACCTGACAGCAAACACTATCGCTTCCAGTCCAAAGAACCGTTCCGATTGTCCCCTTCGGAGGGTAGAATCTCGAGTCTCTGTCTTCTATCGAATCTTCTGCGATATATCGAACTTTATCGCCGACCTTGATTTCGCGGGTTTTTGCCTCTTCTTCGATACAAACCTTGCAGTTTTCGGTACAGTTCGTCACCTTTCCTGCGATTTCACAAAACTTTGCCATTTTCTTTTCCTCCTTTTAACCATTGATACGGTCGTAGTATCTTTCGACAAACGCTGCCGGAGAGAGTTCTCCAACAATCAGCATTCTTGCCAGACTGTCAATCTGAATCTCGGTTTCGCAGGACATCAGAATCCTGCGTGTCCAATGTCTAAAGTCGTGAAGCTTGTTCTGGGTTTCCTTCTCGTTTACAATGCTGTCGGGAGAGAAGAGTTCCATCTCGGAGAGCACGCGAATCTTGTCATCGACGTACTGCCGTTTAGAGATTTCATCTCCCCAAAAATTGGTAAAACGAATTTTTTTCTTTGCCATTTCAGTTTACCTCCTCGCTTTTGGCAATGATTTTGATCAATCGGATGCAGGCTTTCCGGGTCGCTCCACCCGGTCCAGAGAACGAAGAAATGTTTTCAATCATCTCTTCGTATTCTCCACTGTAGTAATTGTCGAGCAGCTTCTCCCAATTGGAGACGCCACCCATTGTTGCCTTGTGACGTGCGTGGAAGAGCTTCCGGAGCAACTCATCCCGAGCTGTCTCGGCGTGGTTGTCGTACTCGTAGATGTTAACGGTAGAGTTGGTGATGGAAATCTTTGCGTTCATAACGCTCCTTTCTGCGCTTTACCCTGCGCAACGGGTGATTTCACCTCTGGTGTTTGAGATGAGAGCGATAAATGCTCTATGGAGCATTAGAACCGAAGCTCTAATGCTTGAAGAATATTTATCGACCGTAACGGTCTCTTCCCTGACCGGAGAAGTCAAGGATGTTGGCATCGACGAAGTTGTCAGATTTTCCGGTAAGAAGAAACCGGAAATAATTGGCGAGACGGGTGAAGAAGTGTTTCATTGTCGTTACCTCCTTTCAAGAATTACTTTTCGACAATCGCTGGAATTCCGCGAAACGCTTGAAACCCGATTATTTTTATATTCTTTGGAATTGCAATGCTCGTCAGGCTCGAGCAACCGGCAAACGCAGAATCACCAATGGTCATCACATCGTCCGGTATCGTGATGTTTGTCAAGCCACTGCAATTAGCAAATGCCCAATATCCGATTTCGTTTACGCTATCTGGAATCATGATGCTCGTAAGTCTCGAGCACCCGTGAAACGTGGCAGCTCTGATTTTTTTCAAGCCATTTGGCAAGAAAATATCTACAAGCGCCGAACAGCCGGAAAACGCATAACAGGCGATTTCGGTTATTCTATCCGACAGCACGATGCTGGTCAGGCTACTGCAACCTTCGAATGCAAAGGCGCCAATACTCATCACGCTGTTCGGCATCGTAATGTTCGTCAAATTGCTACAACCAGAGAACGCTCTCTCCCCGATGTGTTTGATACCGTCCGGTATCGTGATGCTCATCAGGCTATTGCAATTCCAGAAAGCAGAATCACTGATAGTTGTCTCACCATCGGGGAGCGTGATCTTTTCAGTGATACCATTTTTGTATACGACATCCATAAACATACTATGTCCTTTCTGCACTTTACCCTGTGCGACGGGAAATATGCCCTTGGTGTTTAGGGCTGGGATGGCGCTCGATAACGCTCGAACGCCTCAGAGAGCGTGGATGAAGGAGGGTTAATAACGATTGTTGATAAACGAGTCTTGATCTTCTTTGGATGTCCGTGCGTCCCATTCTTCTGCGGCTTTAAGGTCTTCGTCGGAAGGATAGAAATCGAAATCGTCTTCTTCTCCATCTTTCGGAATAACCGAAGAGATATCGGTGATTGTCGGACGATTCATGAAGGTTTCTGCACGCTCGTCCTTTGCGTTCCAGACAAGACCGACCTTGTAAACACCGAAGTCGATCTTTGTGACATATTCAATTCCGTATTTCTTCTTGGAATCGAAGAGGTTGTGAAGCATCATATTCGATGCTGCAGCTTCTTTGTCGCAGTTGACGACTTGCTGCTTGGTAGCTGTGACTGTGCCATCGATGTCGAGGGACTGAATCTGCCAACCCTGACGAACAAGGTCAAATGCTGGAACTGTCGAGGTGATGAGGGTTCTGGTGAAGATAGCGGTGATTTTCATGGTGGAATCCTTTCTGGGCTTTCCTCTGTAATCCACGTTGGGTGTCTTGGAAAACCGATGGAGGGTTTTTGTTGACGGGTTGACCCACAACCCCAAATTTTAGATGAGACGCATTTTGCGCACATCGACGCGCTCGTATTCGCAAGCACGAAGCTGTTTCGCAACCTTCTCCGCGTCTTTACGAAGACGGAATGCGTCTGTATATGTTGTCATAATGCCAGAGAGATTCTGGTATACGATAACATATACGAAGATTTCAGCCATCCGAATCACCTCCTTTCAAGATGATGGCATTGAAAAAAGGATACAAACGGAATATACATTCTCGTATCCTCTTTTCATTTTAAAATACTATATATGGCATCTTGTCTCACATAAAAAGTCCAAAACCTCTCATATCTCCACGCCAATAATCTCAGTTTATTCTTTCTTCTCTTTTCCTCTCAACCTCCTCATCGTCTCGGCCGGAATCACAATCCATTCGTCTCGACAATACTTTATCATATTTGACTTGCTCATTTTTCCGATTTCAATATCAAATACTCTATCTCCGTTCTTTTCTTTGCACTTCAATATCCACCCATCATCGTTTCTCTCCCAGTCAACAAGAACTCCCTTATATGGTGTTTTACACGCTCTTCTAACAACATCAGGGACAACAACTCCCATCTCACCAATTTTTGCTATTACTGCATTTCTTCCATTTGTTTCAACACAAACCGTCTCTTCTTTTATTTCATCATTTTCTCTATATTTTATAACAAATGTTCTTTTATCAATTTGAATTATTTCAATTGCTTCTTTCTCATAATATTTCTTCTTTTTATTTTTACCACGCCAATCTTCTTTTCTTAAAACATCTTGCCCTCTTTCTCCGCTTAAATATCTACGATATAATGTGCCTCTTTTAATTCCTAAAATTTCGCCCCATTGAGTTAAATTGTGTGTCTCTCCATTATCGTCTGTAATCCAAACACAACTTCTTTTATTATTATCTTGCTCTTTCCGACTCGCAAATCTACAATTTTCAGGACAATAATTTCCATTTGAATCAATTCTATCAAGAGTACATTCTTGAGCTGGAGCATTTGGATCGTATCCATTCTCTTCAGCCCACTTTCTAAAATTATCAAAAACCAACCATTCCTCGCAAATCTTAATTCCACGACCCCCATAATTATCATAAGAGTTTGCATTTGGATTAAGACATCTTTGTTTAATTCCACTCCAAGTATGATATAATCTTAACGACGCAACCTTTTCCTTATTATCCCACGGTTTTTTATATCCGCATTTACTGCAGGAATGAAATTTCTTCTTACTTAGATAAAGTTCATCTACAATAAATTCATTTCCACATTCGCATCGGCACTCCCATAATCTTTTTCCCGATCTCGTTTTCCCAACGAATTTTCCAATATTCAAATAATCAATTTTTGTATTTTCTATATTTTTCATTTTTCTTTCTCCTATGAATTATTTTACTGCACTATAATTATATCACAAAATAAATGTTTTGTCAATAGATTTTATAAAATATTTTTTTATTTTTATTCTTACACCACAATTCTTCATATCCAAAATATCCCCATTTCTCATCCAATCTCTCTCTTATTCTCCAACAACTCCATCTACCCTACTCACTACCAATCCAACCTCAACATTTTCCCCACGCCTTATTAAATAAAGGAAAATCGTCTCAAAATCGTTATTCCCACTTTATACCTATCACAATCCATACTCTCTAAAACCAAATCCGCACCAAAACTATCTAAAAACTAATACTTTTCAAACAAATTTCCAACAATCTTTCTCATAACCCCTCCACTCTGTTTTAATCCAAAATCCGTTTCAAAATCCTCTGAAAGCGTCCAATCTCGTCGAAATCAACCGGTTTAAAACACATCATCTGTTCTAATCCATTTTTCAACCCATCGCCAGCCCAACAATTTTTACAAAAAAAGAGCCGGTATTTCAACCGACTCTTTAATATTAAAATTTCACCACGAAATAACTAACAGTCCATCGTCTTCTCGACTATCGTTAATGACCTTAATAAGATACCCGTTGCTTCTCAAAAATTCCGCCAAATCAACCATCTTCATATCAGGGTCCGTAATAAGGAGAAGCTTACTAAATTTCAAAATCGCCTTACTGTCTCCGGACATCGCAGCATCTTTTACTTTATCTTCCACATACCTGACTACGCCAGGATATCTTTTATCAAATGACAGTTTTCCGCTTCGATCACGAATTTTCTGTGCTTCTTTAGCATCAATCATATCTCTTACTCCTTATAACATAAATTGATTCCAATTAATACAAAGCTCCATGCAAATACAATTCAGATAGGCATCATATTTTTGTTTTTCCAAAAATTTAATCAAATCTGAAATCTTAATATCTTTATCAATTTTTAGAATATCATCTAACTCTATACGAAGTGAATATTCTCCTTTTTCGGCAGCCTTCAAAATTTCGCTTTCGACATATTCAATAACCTCCGAATTATGTTCTGCGAAATGTTTTTCAAATTGTTTTTCTTTTCTTGCCTTTTTAGTAATTTTAATAATTTCTTTTATGTTAATCATTTTACCACTCCACTAACATTTCAACCTCTTTATCATTTCCGCCGTAAATCGAGTTGAATCCACAATCTTTCAAACGGCTTGAAATTTTAGTAAAGTCCGTGTTATTCACTATCTTTCTATCAACAATCGCAATCTTCGCCCGGGTTTTCCCGCAATATGACTGTTTAGAAATTTCCTTGAATATTTCTCCTAACACAATATTTTCCAGAGTCTGTCCATCTCTTCTGATATAAACAATCAATAGCTTCGTATTAGCATCCACAAGTGGACTCTCCGCAACGACACTGCGACACATTTCTACGTTTCTACGAGCCTCTTCAGCTGTAATAAAATTATTCATATTTTTTACCACTCCACTATAAGTTCCACTTGATTATTACCGACCGAACCAGCAACAAACGCAACAAATCCTTGTTCTTTTAAAAAATCTACCATTTTATAAATATCGATAGCTTCTTCGACAGATGTGGTCGCATTTACAAGAATACTTATCATTGAATGTCCAGCACGAGACTCTCTTCTAATAGTCCAATAAACTGTTTCGAGAAGATTCTCATAATTATTTTCTTGGTCGGAACAAAATTTTATCGCCGTATGAAAAATATAGAGAGAATATAATCGAACATTTTCTTTTGCTTCTTCGGCTGTAATCACTACCATGCCTCCTAATCCCATAAACTAAATTTGCTATTCGATTTTAATTGTTTTCATATATCCTACAAAAACGTCTTTTACAATCACCGCCGATTATACCCTACCGGGGGTATTTTCAGGGTACCAGTTAAATTTTATACCCGGGCGGGGTTAGTTTAGAAATTATAACCAATTTCCCAAGAAATGCTAAGGGTTGTTTCTTTTTCATTACGCTTCAGGCCAACTTCAAACCCAAGGTCTCTATAAAATGCTATGACCATAAGAAGATCATCAATATCGTCAAAAACCTCATCTAATGATTCAACTAAAACACCTGTGTTTCCTACTTTCGCATTCGCAACAATACCGCTGCTTACGTAATCAAAAAATTCTTTTTTTGATTCATAAAATGAAATCAGTTCTTTCTGCGAAGGGTATACTCCGCCAAACTCTCTCTTTTCCATCATCATATCATTTGCTTCTTTAGCACTAATGATTTTCCCATCAAAATAACGGTTCTTCATAATAATAATTCCTTTTATTTATTTATTTTCTACTAATCTTCATCATCACGAAATCATCGAGTTCACTCAAAACATCACAATCATACCCGGGCGAGGTTAATCTGATTTTCTGCTAATCCTTCCACGCATTACAAGATCATTATCTTCAAGAATTTTAATATCGCAATCACACTGTCTCACCAAATCGAAATAAAAATTTTTTTGATCTATGTCCCAACATATAAAAGTAACTGCGAAACTCTTTTCTTTATGTTGGATTAATCTTTCATTAATTGCTTCCAAAAGCGTAGAATAATCCTGAATTCTACCTCTTATTTTTTGATCTTGTATTTCTCGTTTAGCGATTATAAGTGCCTTTTTCGAAACACAATCACAATAATCAGAATCAGTACTGTCAGCGTTTGTAATTCTCTCTTTGATTTCTTCTAATGCTTCTTGTTTTGTCATTCTGTTTTTAACTCCTTCAAACAATTGAGCAATGTTTTAATTTCTTCTTTCATAAAACGAATTTCGTAGAAATCCCTGTCTTGTCCATTGATATCAATATCTTCCGAAATTTCTTCGAATATTTCAATCAGATCGTTAATATTTTCAATGCTTTTCATAAACATCACCAACTGACTTTTACGCGCGGATTTCCAGACATCGTTCTCTCATATTTAACTTCAAATCCAAGATATTCGATAAACGGAAGGAGAAGTTCGGTTTTGTTGATTTCGTAATCATTACAAACATCTCCGAGCAAAAATGTAAATTCACGACATCCATATTCAGCGACATCTGTGACTTTTTCATTTAAAAAATTTACGAAAGCCTTATTGTTATCTCGAAAAGACTCGAAATCCTCTCTTGTCAGAGAATTCTTTTTTGCTCCAATAATTTTTCTTGCTTCTTCTGCGGAAACAACGCCGTCCAATAAACTGTTTTTCATTTTAATCTCCTTTTAATAGATATTTACTTTTGTTCTGTCTCCGTTCTCGATTTTGGCATTTTGTTAAAATCGTAATTTTTCAATCCAATTAAACCGCGCACAACGGCATAACATCCATTTGAAATCATCAGACTCATCACATTATCGGTCATATGAACCACCCACGACGCCAAAACATCTGGATTTCCTGCTTCTTCGTCTTCGCAACCTACTAACTCCACAGGCTTAAATTCGGATAGTTCCTACCCTATCTATATTATATCATAAATATTTTAATCCGTCAAGTGGTTTTAAAAAATTTTAATCCTTCATTAAGGATATTCTTAGCAGCATTTATGTCTCTGTCGTGCTTCGTCTCACAATTCGGGCAAATCCACTCTCTAATCGACAAATCTTTCGTTTCTTTGTTCTGGTATCCACAACGATTACAAACCTGACTTGATGGAACGAATCTTCCAATCTTGACATATTGTCTTTCGTTCCACTTTGCCTTATATTCTAACTGTCGCGTCAGTTCATACCAACTACAATCTCCGATAGATTTTGCCAGTTTATGATTCTTCATCATATTAGATACTGCTAAATCTTCTGAAACTATTACTTGGTTTTCGCTAATAATTTCATTAGATGCTTTATGTAAGTAATCTAATCTAATGTTATAGATTTTTTCGTGGGCTCTTGCCACTTTAATTCGTTGCTTCTCTCTATTGCGAGAATCTTTCTGTTTGTGCGCCAATCGCCTCTGTTCTCTTGCCAATTTTTTCTCATATTTAGCAAGAATTTTAGGATTAGCATATTTCTTTCCATCGGAGGCAATAATTAAATCTTTAATTCCAAAATCCAGCCCAACTGCAGAACCGGTTGTTGGTAATGGAAAATATTCTTGCTCTACAAGAACTGACACAAAATATCTTCCGGAAGGATTTTGTGAAACCGTCGCTCTTTTAATCCTACCAACGAACTCTCGATGAAGTCTTGCTTTAACCCAACGAAACTTTGGGAGTTTAATTTGGTTCCTCTCGAAAGAAACTTCTATATTGTTATTGGTAAAATCTGTTGTATATGATTTTCTATGATTATGTCTACTTTTAAATCTTGGAAATCCTGTGTGTTCCTTAAAGAATTTTTGATACGCATTATCCATATTCCAAACAGAATGTGTAAGAGACGATTTGTCTGGTTCTAATAGAAAATCATACTGTGGTTTAAGCACACGGTTTACATAATTATTGCAATCAAATTTGCTCATTAATTTCTCTTGTGTTTGATATAATTCTATTCTATAAGCAAGCGTCTGATTATAAACAAATCTACAGCAACCGAAAGTCTTTTGAATTAACACTTCTTGTTCTTTGTTTGGATAAATTCGATATTTATATGCTTTTAAAATTTTTATTTGTTATTACCTCCTTTCTAAGAATTTAATTATTTCCGTTTCTTGCCACCTGATTTTCTCCAAACGGTGCGGCAACATAAATATTCATATTTCACAAAAACAGGAGCGGTCATCTTATTTACTTTATTCTTTGACCGCTCCCACACATATTCCTTTTTAGATTATTTCTTTAACCGCCTCTGAAACGGCATCGTATCTCTTATCCATAATTGCGTCCAACAGACACTTATACGGATCGATTTCGCCACTCATTACCATCTTACAGACATTAACCGAGAAACCACTCACGAGCGCAACTCCGAGATCGTTTTCGCGAACAGGAATCGTTTTGGTCTGAGAATTCACATTCCAGAAAATCAGTCGCGGCATCTTATATCCAGCATTCTCGAATTTCTTCGAAATGGTTGAAAACAGAGTTTTATCACACCTTTTACAATTCCATCCGTAATACTGCGAGGTCGCATCATCAAATTCCATATCCGAAATAATCAGCACATTCTTCGGAAGATCTTCCTGCTTCATATGGTTCTTAACGGCAACGTCTAAAATCAAATCAAAAGTCTTTTCAATGTTGGTGTTGGAGCAATCATCGTTCGCCATAGCAATACGAATCTTATCACGAAGTGTTTTACCACTGCTAATATCAACAAACTTCGGATTGCTCGAAAACGTAATGAACTTATCCTTAAACTGTCCGCTTGAACGTTCTGCGAAATAAATCGCAAGAGCACTTGCTACTTCAAGAGCGGTTACAGTCGTTCCGCCAATTTGACATCCCATCGAGCCAGAACCATCGCAAACAACGAGAGTGTCTCCGTTTTCATTAACGGTATTCGGGAGATTCTTCCACAGCTGTTCGAGGGTTTCATCGTATTGAGAACAACTTCTGTTGTAACCGCCCGTATACTTATGAACAATATCGTGTGGGTATAGTACGGAAGCGTTAATTTTCGCCTCGCCGTTCTTCAGACTCTCAAGATACTCCTGCCGACGCTCTTCGTCGTTGCGAAGGAAAGCGTTATTATAAATCAGGTTTGCGCGAGAAGGAACTGCTTCATAATTGATTTCGTCCCATCTCTTCGCAGACATCTTTACTTCAACAACATCGAGATATTTGCGAATCTTGCTCAAACCCTTGCGGTAATCCCTTTCCGTCAGACCAAGTCCTTTTGCGATAATTTTCGCGTATCGCTTCGTCTCTCTCGAAGAAGCAGAAGGCGACGGCGCCCACTTACCGAGAAGGGAAATTGGTTTACGGTCAATCAGACCAGCGATGTCACTCTCGAACTGTTTTGCCACAAAACTAATCACAACATCCTTGACAGGAGTGTCGAGCAGACACCAGAGATCATCATATCTACCATATTCCGGAACAAGCGGAATAATTGCCTTAGCGACTTCCGGGTCTTCCATTGAAAGAGCTTCGATAACAGCTCTAAACAGACGACGTTCTCCAAGCCCGCCTCGAACATCTCTTGAGAAGAACAGCCAGCGCATCGCAAGGTTCTTATCTTCAAGAAACGCCTTGTAAAATCTTTCTGCGATTTCTGCTTCCGAAACATTTCGGAGAGAAGCGACTGAGAAGTTCAAATCAAGAAGATTCTTTCCGGTGGTTTTGTATCCGATTGCTCCGTTTTCGGTAATCGATACGTTGTGGTTCTCGAGAATATTATCTCGAACAGCATCCATAAACATTTTCTTTTCCTCACTTTTTTGATTTCTTATATGAAATCCGGGGCGCAGGTTTTTCTATTATCATCATAATCCAAAAAATTGCTGTTCGCGCCCCAGTGGTCATTCGACCAATATAGAACATAAATTCACAAGACACAATATGTATAATTACTTCTAATTTGAAATTATTATTACTAAGGTTGCTGCGTGTGTCTTTTTATGTCCTATACTTGTCGAATGACAAATATTTAGTTTTGGTGGACGGGGATGGATTCGAACCATCGACTAACGGTAGTTGTTCCTTCAATTATGAAATTGCTGTTAGAGTCTTTTTGTCAAGACCCAATTGAGAGTACCGTTCCTCTATCCAACTGAGATACCCGCCCATATTTTCCGAAAATTTTCGGTTATCGGAGTCACCGTCAGAAGGAGTTCCTTTGTTCTTTACTCTTTCTTCCTTCTGAATATATTATACCACACTTTCTTTCATTTGTCAAGGGGTTTTTGAAAATTTCCTAAAAAATTTTTCGATTATTTTCGCTTAAGGTCTTCCAGTAAAAAGAGGCACATTACCAACACAAGAATCATTTCTCTTTTTCCTCCGTCTCTTCTCTTTGGAGCCACATTTTGATGATATCATAATTTACCGGAGTTAGAACATCTGGGAAGAATCGACAGTGCTCGTGAATCTCGCAATATGCGCACGGGCAAGTTTTCCCGCTTTCCATCATAACCTTTTCGGCCTCACAGTTTTCACAATATTCTTTATCGAACCAATTCATCCACGGAGAATTGTCAAACAGTCCGTTTTCATCAAGCCAAAGTGAAAATTCATCGAGCGACATTGCTCTGAGTTTTTCAATATTTGTCATTGGTTTTACCTCCTTGTTCTTTCTGATACCATTATATCATAAAACCTCCCGTTTGTCAAGAGGTTTTATGAAATTTCTCAAAAAAATTTTTACGATTCTTTCTGCTTCTTTCTATTGTAAAACCAATTTACAATTCTGTTAATAATTTCGTAAACTTTATTCATAAACTTGTTTCTTGCCTTACGTTTCAAAAGAGAATAATCATCTTCTTGATCGGTCGTTCCCCACGCTTCGCCAATCTTAAAATTAAACGGCAGCGTGAAATAACCATCTCCTGCGTAAAGAACGCCCCAAGAGTTTTGAACAATCCAGCCCTTTTCATTCCATCCAACAATCAGAACGCAATGTCCTCCGGAATTTTTTGCGTTTTGCGGATAACAATATGTGTCATCGGCAATATATGCATTCTCCTTACAAGTCATCGAAATAACAACCGGTCCGTGGTTCATTAGAGCGGTTTTGATTTCTTCCTGAGTTTTAACGCGATAATAAGAACCGATTCGATGAGGATATGCAAGATCTCGATACTCTTCCACTTTCTCGTTGACATTTTTCATTGCCTCCGCTGTGTTGTGGTTTCCGGGACAATCTGCGTGGTAGCAGTCTCCATATTTCTGAACTGTCTTGAGCGCATCGCGGATTACCATACCATCCCCGATATAATAACCGATATCTCGAGTCCCGTAAATAAACTCCGTGCTGAACTTGCGATATTTTCCTGTTTCAATTAAATTGTGATATTCAATGAGTGAGGAAAGTGCGTGTGCAACGCAGGTCGGCTTCATCCCTTGATTTTTAACATTAACCTTTTTAGGAAGTTCAAATGTTTTAGGAAAATCTTTTCCAGCAACGATCTGATAGTCTCTTACATCATACGGACTTTCAACAACCTGTGTCTGTAAAAACTCCCTGTTAATTGTCGTTTCTTTTTCGGACATTATTCTATATCTCCTTCTGTTTTTGTCTCTTTCGTTTTTTGTTCCCTCTCCATATTTCTGATAATTGTCTTTTCTTTATCTGAATTGTCTGGAACTTCCGGCACATCTTCATCTGTCGCTTCGTTACGTTTATTCGGATCCATAAACACAACGCAATCTCCCCAATCAACATTTGCGTGAGAAACGCCCTCGTTGTTTGCTGTTCTTGAATAAAGCTTCAGTTCATCGTCGGATAAAACGACTGTTTTATTACTCTTCAATTGTGCTCGATAGTCTTTGAAACGGTTAGCCATATTATTTTAGTTATTCTCCTCTTTTGTTTCACACGTAATAAGTTCGCTGTTTGGAAGCGTTTTAATCCATTCACAGAAAGCTCTCCACTCTGGAAGCCTATGATTTTTACGTTGGGCATAAATTGTTTTAAGTTGACGATAATTGGTCGTCATTCCTGCAGTCAACTGAAATCCGCACGGGTTGGAATAAAGAATTTCAAGATACATATTCTTTTTCACATTTTCAGCAACGCTTCCTGGTCTTGTGTCTTTTGACAACTCACAATAATCATTATATTCTCTAATCTTTTCTTTCATAATATCAACAATTCTTTGGTCAACATATTTAATATATTGATTGTCGAGATTAAATCGAGTAATTCGATGCATTGTCGATTGAGAACTAACGAAATCAAGAAAATGATATCTTTGTGCTTCTGTCCAAGCTTTAACAGTAAAGGTTAAATCAAATTGGACGATTACTCCAGTAAGCCATTGGTCGTGTCCTGCCCCGCGTTCGCTTCTTGCGAGGGAGGCAATTCCGGAAGTCAAATCACTGTTTAATTTACCAATATCTGTTGACATTGGATATTTGGCTCTTTTAATTGATTCTTCGAGTCCATAAACTTTTACATTTGAAATAATTTCTGAATAATCCATATTTTTCCTTTATCTATGAAATTTAGGGTTGTCGCGTTCATACGGCAACCGAGTATACCACAATTCGTCTACAAGATTTGAAAATCTATCTCCGTACATAATTTGGTCATAAATGTCAATTTTTGCTTTGTTACCAAAATTTTGTTTGCCAATATATTTGTCGGCAAAACCTACCCAATCAAAATTTTTGTCATCTGTTACATCAAGAAAAGAAGTTTCTGGATTTCGGCCGCCAATCCATGGAGAAAGGATAATTCGTCCTTCCTCCATTTTAGAAATAATTAGTTCCCACTCGCATTTTGCCCAAAATCTATACATAAATTCGGATTGAAGGCTTTTGGAAAATTCTTCTCTGTTCTGGCTTTTCTTCTTTAAATTTTTAATAAATTTTTCTTGATGTTTTAAAACGTCATAATTTTCAATTCTGTCTGCGTTAAAATTGTGATATTTAACGAACAGGCTAAATTTACTCATCTTCATCCTCCTCTTTCGGACAATCATCTTCTAATTCACAAGAATTGATTTCATAACAATTCTTTCCGACCACTACAAAATAATCATTAATGTCATTTTCGTTTGATTGGAATACTGCGATAAAAGTATCTCCAGTTCCATTATAACAATATCCGCAATTACTTCTAAGATATGTCTGAACCGTCTCATCAATCATATTGCGAATTTCTTCGTCTGGAAGTTTTACGGCTCCTTCAGATACACCAAACCGAAAATACTTTTTCGGAAATGCTTCTCCGGCAGAAAGCGGCTTATGAAATACTTTATCTCTAGTTTTGGGAAGCAACATTAACTGTTCTTCCCCACAGCAAGGACAACAATCGAGACTTTCATTAATTCCAACTTCTATCTCTGCTTCGCAATTATCACAAACATAACGAACCGTCTTTTTTTCTTCTTTTGGTTTTCCCTGTTTAATAATTCTCATTTTCTTTTTCTTCTCCTTCCTCCAGAACCTCACCGGTTTCTGGATCAATAATCATTTGGTCAACAACCCACAAGCTAAGGCTTGATGGGCTTGTAGCTCGATACGACTTCGTTATTACATTTAATGGTGTAATAATTTATTCGTAAGCATAAACTACCTATCAGGACATGAGCTTGCCCCTAAAATTCTTTTTCCCTCTGTTAAAATATTCTTTGCAGCATTAACATCTCTGTCGTGTACTGTACCGCACTCTGGACAGGTCCATTCTCTAATCCACAGTGGTTTCCTTCCTGTAACACGCCCACAACACGAACAAATTTGCGAACTGGGAAACCATCTATCAATTTTCTGAACTGTTCGACCTTTATCTAATGCTTTATATTCTAACATATTTACAAATTCAGACCAGCCAACATCAGAAATGCTTAATGCTAAATGATGATTGTTCATAAGACCTTTTACATTCAAATCTTCTAAAGCTATCACTTGGTTCTCGTTTGTAAGCCTATAGGAAATTTTATGTAAATAATCTTTTCTTTGGTTGGCGATATGCTGATGTAACTTAGCAACTTTTAATTTCTGATTATTATAATTATTGCTACCTCGCTCCATTTTACTTAGCTTTCTTTGTTTTCGTTTCAACTTCGGCAATTCTTTTTTCAAAGATTGTAATGCCGGAAACTTCTCACCATCAGAACAAATAACCAAGTCTTTTAACCCCAAATCAATACCGACTTCCTTATTTACTGGCTCTAATTTTTCTGTTATTTCTTCATCCTTCCATAGAATAGCAATATAAAATTCACCAGTGGGCGTCATAGAAATAGTACATGATTTTGCAGTCCCAGTTTTATGGCGATGATTAACAATCTTTACATATCCCAGTTTTGGCAACTTAATGTTATTTTCTGTAACTGGATAACCAAAAGAAGTCATGGTTTTATAACTATTTTTAAGCTTCTTTTTACTTTTATACTTTGGAAATCCAATATTTTTTTCTTTGAAAAATTTAAAAAATGCAGATTGCAAATCCATCTGAGTAAAACACAATGCCATAGAGTCAACTTCTTTTAACCATTCAAATTCTTTTTTATAAAAAGCAGGAGTATTAATTTTGCTCTTTTGATATTTTTTATAATATTTAATATTATCATATAACGCTTGATTCCAATACCATCTACAACAACCAAAAGTTTTAATTATGATCTGCTTTTGTTCATCAGCGGGGTAACATCTTATTTTGTATGCCTTAATAATTTTTACCTCCTAATATAACATTCTATTTTTTGCAATTCCTCCCATCGGCTAAAGCCAATGGGATTACTCGTCAAACTTCTTTTGAACCTGTTTCGGAATCTTTTTCAGCTTAAATCGTCTTCCAAGATATTCTTCTCCGTCCGCGCACTCAACCGGCGCATATGCGTCCTTTTCTTCAATAACATTTAAAATCTGTTCGTCAAGCAAACTCCAAGCAAAGTCCCAGTTGAATTTTGAATAACTCTGCGAAAGTGCTTTAATGTATGTCAATGCGTCCATTGGAGACATTTCAAGTTCATCATATTCGATACGAAGTTCATCTCGAATCGAATCAAGAATTTCCATTCGAATTTCGTCTGCTTGTTCTTCGTCAGAATTGTTAAAAATCTGATTGACAATTGTGATTGCTTTTTTGTCATTGAATTTCCGATACATATCTCGGAATTTACCAAGAATCTCCGAGTCGAATCTATATTCGTCAAGGTTGTAATACGGAAGTAGGCTAATACAATTCTTATTGTATTGAATGTCAAAATCTGTATCTTCAACCATATGACATAAAATGTTCATCGTACAATTCGTGTTTAAAACCGGGGAAAATTGATGATAATTTCTGATAAAATTTTTCTCTTCTGGCGTTTTATTCTCTTTTATCAGAAGTTTCTTTAATTTAGTCCGATATGTGCATTTTGCGATTTCGTCGTATCTCTTTTCGTGTGTCTTATACGAAGTATTCAATTCTGGATATAAATATCTAAAGAAATATGGCTTCTTGTTAATAACAAGGGAATTATGATATCTCTTTGCTTTAATGACATCTTCTGGATCATCTTTTTCAACCTTCTGTGTGCGAAGCCACTCGTCTTTCGGAGGTCCTTTTGCTTCAACGCCCTTAATTCTGTCAATTTCCTGTCCGTTGATTTCGCGAAGAAGCTTTTTACGCAACTCTATTTCATCTCGCTGACGTTTTTGGTCTGGCCTCTGAAACAATGGAAGCATTGCTTCAAGCTGCGTGGAATAATTGCTATATGTCCCAACTTTTGTTCCGAATCCACGCAAGTCTGTTTTCACAAATTCGCGGTGGCAGATTTTATGAACAGGAGCCGATTTTTTGTCGTAGCTAATTGGATTCGTCATGTCTTTCATCGAACCTTTTAGGAGAATCTCGTTATCCGATGACATTACTAAATCTCCGTCAACCTTTATACCCTCGGTTTCCCGATATTTATTAGGGGAGTAGACTATCTCTTCAACTCTTTTTCTATTACCAAAATTGAGTTGCTCGGCACTTGGAGGAAATGATTTTCACATTTCCTCTACTCTACTTGCTTCTTCACGAATGTTTTTCTCATTCGTTATGCTTTCGATAGTCGTTACACCTTCCTTGTTCCCAAGGCTTGGCACGGTATTTCCATGTTTGATTGGTTTTATGACCTTTACATAATATTTTTGCAATATTCTGCGCCCATTTTTATTATAGTATTTTATTTTAGATCGTAAATTTTCTATATTGGTATCTAAATTTTCGTTCTCTATTAACCATTCACAACATTGCTTTATGTTTCCAAATTCTTTAAAGAACGAACGATCTTCTTTATATAATATTACTTTATGGGAATTGGGATTGCTTGAACCAAATTTTCTTGCTTTTTGTTTAGCTCTCCATTTTTCATATACTTCTGGAGACATTCTATCTTTTGGAGACACTTTCCATTGAGTATTATTTTCTTTTGTATTTTTGCCATTTAAATTTGCCTGACGGATTTTTTCTCGAGCTTCTTTAGTATGGGCTTCTTTAGTATGGGTTTTTCCATACATTGGATTAAGCTCTCCGGGACAAGCTCCACCAACATGTCCGCCGTCATCAAAATTGGTTAATCTAAAACCAAGTTTTCGATACTCAATGATTGTTTCGTGCTCTTTTTTAAAAGCATCTTCTTCGGTCAAACAATCATAAATAATTCGATAATTGCATTTATATTTTTTGGTATAATTATAAAAGAAACGATTTCTTTTTGTTTTTGATTTTTGACGGCATCTATCTCCATGTCCTTTGCCGACATAAAAAATTTCTCCCGTTTCTTCATTATACCATTCATAAACATAGTATATTCTTTGTTCGTCCATATTAAAACGAACCAATCAAATTTAGAAATCCACCGTTAGCAAGATTTCTCTTACACCACACTTTTGTGTGTTCACCGAGTTTCTACTAATTGTCACCAATTAGCGGACCCTGAATATTAAGTCGCTGTCGGAGTGTCTTAATGTGCTCAAATCATAAATCGAATAAATTATTCCGCTTTCAATCCATTTATACCATCTATCTGCTTCGTTGCTTCTATATAATTTACAGTGGTTGACTTCGTGTTTATCCAGCAGGGGGGATCGGCACAGCACGATATCTTTTCCGGGTTCATATCTCTTGTTCCAGAAGTTTGAATAAATATATTCTCCAGGAATCTCACCTTTTGGATCAAGTCCTAACGCACTTCGACATTGTGCGATTGGATCTGAAATCATAAATGAGTAATTACCTCTAACCCAAATCTTTCCAATCTTTGCTTGAGTAATGCTTCGAATCAGGTTACGATAAATCTTCCGTTGAACATATGTATCTTTTAGAAAGTCTGGATTTTTTACAACAGCTTTCATTGCAAGACTTTGTGCCCTCGTATAAACATCGTTATACTCGATCTGATAATCTTCTGAAAATCCTCCAAGCGAATACAGCATCGCATATAACGGATCTCCGGAGCAAACCTTCTTAATCCAATCAATTGTTGGTTGAACAAGGTTTTTAATGTCATCTTTATCGATATTCAAAACCTGAATTATCTGATAATTCGCAAGAACCCATTCATCATCAAACTTTCGGTTATATCTCGAAACGCCCCAACCAATTTGTGCCATTTCGATATATTCAGAATAATCTTCCCAGCTTGAATAATACTTATGCATCTTGAACTGTGATTCTGAAAGAAGAACATCGATTTCGTCAACTTTATATGGATGCCCCCATTTGTCATAAATATATTCAATTCCATTTTCTTTCGCATATGCGTGAAAATCGAACGGGACAAGGTTTCCTTTAACGAATATTGAACGAACGACATATGAACTTGCAACATATCCAAGGTTCATTTCCTGCGACCATTTTTGCGCCATTTCCGGAGAAACGAGTCCTTGCCCATCGCAAGAATTCATAGTAATATCGAGAACCCTTTCTTCAACCTTCTTCTTTCCATTTTCGTCCGTTGTGATCCAGTCCAACTTTTGGTTTGGAACTGTTGTGAAAAAGTCTTTAATGACACAAACGCGCGGAGTTGAGACCCACAAAATTGACGATGTAGAAAGAGCAAAATATGCTGAAAGTTTAGCAAGATTAAATTCTTTAACGCGATTGTTGAAATCACACATTAATCTATTAGTTAATTCTTCTGCGATTTCGGCATTAACCATTAAAACACAATTATGTCTAATTTGTCCAGCAGATGCACTAAATCGAACATATCGGATTCCATTAACATAAAAGCCGGATTTTGAAATTCTTTTATATTCTTCTTTCTTTTTTACTTCAACAACAACGAAGTCTTTAACAAATAGTGTATTTAGGATTGCTTGCCAAAATATTTTAGCTTCTTTACTTCGTCCCTCTTTTTTTGCTCTATGGAGAGAGTTTCGAAGAAATTGAATATTTGAAAAAATTTCTTTGTAATTTCTGTTGTCGCCACGAATTTTTCGTGCTTGGTCAAACGCAATATTATCTCCGCAAGAAACTAAGCATCCTTCTTGCGCCGCTCGGCGTGGAGTATAATCTTTAATATCTAAATTATTTTCGCAAATAAATGCGGAAGAGAACTTGTAAATCTGATACAAATTCTGTTCTCTAATTGACATTATTCCACCTCTAATTGAAATGCTTGTTTTACCTTTTCTCTTAAGTCATCAAGAGAACCATCATTAATAATTGTGCTATCATATTCAGAAAATGTGCTCATTTCTGTTTCTGAAATATGTGATTTTTGTTCCGGAGTAAGTCCGTTGTCAAAATTCGGTCTTTCGATACGGATGTTTTTATAATCAAAATCCAAAAATCCAAAAGCCTCATTCTTATATCGGCAATCCGGAATCAACATATATTCTTCTGAACATCCGAGAGCAATCTGTCGAGCAATATTAACCCAGCATTGCGGATTGTTCTGCCGATAATATGTTCCGACGCTTTGAAGAATCGTTCTTCCAATTGGTCCTTTGTCGCCTTTAATCCAATTATATGAATTTTCACACAATGACTTAAGAGCATCGGCAAAATGATACACAAGAACCGTCTTTCCTGCTTTTTCCAACTCTTCTTTCAAGAATGTCGCACTTTGATCTTTTCCGTGTCTCGCGAATCCTGAAAACAAAATAATTTTAGTCGATTTCACAGTTAGCACCTCTCCATAAACACATCTGAATTTTCAAGAGCAAACTCTAAAGTTTCGATTATCTCTTTCCAGCTATTCATTATATAAAGAGGTTCACTCATTATGTCTGTTCGATTCCAATAAAAGTCTCGATTATTTTTAAATAAAATTTTTATATTCGCGTTGCTTCCAATCAAACAATCTGTTCGATCATCAATTTGGATTCCATAATCCATATCGATATGAGATTTATCGAAGTTTTGTTCTTCCTTTGAATCAAATCTACATCCAACAACTTTCGCTTTTGGAAGATGCTTTTTGAAATATTTTTGTTTATGTTCAATATTAGATTTATGTCCTTTTGTTACGATATTCCATTCAAAATCATTTTCGTGTTTAAGATAAAAGCTTTCAAAATCTGGATTAATTTTTACGATATTAAAAAAATCTTCCGAGTCGTATATTTCAACTATTCTTTCGTTTGTCATATACGGGAATAAAGATCGATATTTCCAATCTCGAAGTCCATCGTATATTTTGGGTGGATTAATATTGTCTTGTTGATTAACAATATCAATAAAGGCTTTTGACGATTCTAAAATTGTATCGTCGGCGTCTATAAAAAGTTTGATTTTTCTCTGTTGAATATTGTCCATAGAAATTAAATGAAGTATGTAATTAAAAACATCACATCAAGAATCCTCCTGTTTTATTATTTAGGGAACCCGGCATTCCCTTTCCTTGATTATATTATAGCATATTTTTTCCTGTTTGTCAAGAGGTTTTACAAAATTTTTTGTGATTTTTAGAAAAAATTTTAGAGAAAAATTGTAAAATATAGATAAGAGAGATAAAGAACAAAGGAAAATATAAAGAAGAAAAGGAAATTAGAATAAATATTATGATGTTCATAATATGTTTACAAAAAAATTTTAAAATATGTATTGACAAAATGATTTTTTTAGTGTATAATAGGGGTGGTTGGGCGGGAATAGATAATAAGAATAAGTGTATAATATAATATATAATACTTGATATATATAATTACTTAATCTTAGTAATATATAAATACTAGTAATAAATATTGATAATATATAATAACGCGTGTGCGCGCGTATACAATAAGAAGTAGAAAAAATAAAAATAAAGAAATTTCCAAAAACCTCTTGACAAAACAGTGGTTTCGTGGTATACTAAATATGAGTAAAAAGACGATTGGAGGATTGTTGGTGAAAAATAAAGAAATCAAGGCAGTTTATGATTCGTTTATAAAAGACGGAACGGAAACAACGGAGGAGCTTGAAGATTCTTTCCTGCCGTCTGTAAAAAATAAAGACGCAAAAAGAAAGCTTCTTGGGAAGATGAAAGAGATTTGGCTTGAGAAAATTCAAAATCAATTGCTTGATGAGTTTGCGATATCGTTTTATGATCTTGAAATTGAGTTCTTGAAATCTCTTCCGAACGAAAAGATAAAAAGATTATTTTATTCATTGCTTTGCTTCGAAAAGTTCCACTGGCATGAGTCTGGTTGGATTCGTTTTGAAATTGATGAGCTTGCGGAGTTGAGCGGATTGAAGACCTTGAAGTGCGAAGATTTCGCCGATTTAGCCCCGTTCGGATTAAAGATGCGAGTGACCGGAAGCAAGAACGCCGTTTCGACATATTATTCAATTGGTTTGACGATAGAGAAGCAGACTGGGAAACACCGAGAAAAGAAATCTGTGGAGGTTTTGGGAACTGAATGCGCGGAGAAGTTTTGGGAGGTTGTGAATGGAACTTGTTGATAGGGAGAAAGCCTGTCAGGAAATCCTTGCGACAAGAAAGTATATCGAAGGACCATCGGAAAACGCGCAGGATAACTGGATTCTCCAATATTTAAAAAGACGACTTTCCAAAAATATGAATGAATCGTATAAGATATGGAAAGAAGTTTTTGAATCGAAACACGGAAAAGATTCTAACGGTTGGATGGGTGTTTTTTTAAAAAAATGGGAAAATCTAAAAGGCGTTACGATAACACCCGTCAAAAATCATAAAATATATCAAAGAGAAATTGATTTGATAAACTCTTGTCGTTTGAAGACTGTTTGGCAAAAAGAAGTGCTTCTTGCGATGGTGTGTTATTTTAAATTTACTGGGAAAAATCAAGTCAGAAACATTTTTGTTGATGAGCTTGTTAAATATTCTAAAGAGGCCCCCGTATATACAACTCCGTTTATGGCAAACGATATTGTTGAAGAGTCCGTTCGCGTTGGGTTGTTTAAAAAAACGGAAAAAGAGCAGTGGGACAGCGTAAAGGGCGTTTCATATAAGACAACAGTTTATGAGTTTGAAAATAAAAAGCAATCAGACGATATCGTTTCTTTCGAAATTTGGAACGCATATGATGTTTCGAAGTATGGTGGGTGGTTCGATTCAAAATTGGTTTGTGAGAATTGTGGAAAAGAATTTGTTGGAAACTGTAGAACACAAAGAACAATTTGCGAAGACTGTTGGAAGATAGAAAGAAAGAGTAAAATTGCTGCCGCAGCTAAATTATGTATGAGAAATAAAAAATTTAAACAGCAATTTTAAATCAAATAGTTGGTAAATTTAATAAAAAAGACTGGTTTTTATTATGTTTTTTAAATATTTAAACACCAATACTTGGTTTATTAAGTGGAGAGAGAAAGGTAATAATAAATAAAAGCTGAATTTTAGTTACCAGAACGAGTAATCGTTCGCAGGGGTGGCGTTACGACGTCGCCCCTTACCCTACGCCTTTTTAGTTCAGTTGGTGGAACGTTTGACTGTTAATCAAAATGTCGTTGGTTCGAGTCCAGCAAAAGGCGCCAGATCGTCCCTCGGCTTCCTACGGGTCCGAGGGCAAATATTGGAAAGTAGCAAATCGGCAACTGCGGCGGACTGTAAATCCGTTTCCTTCGGGAGCAGTGGGGTCGGCACCCACCTTTCCAACCATAACAAAATTCGTCTGCCGACAGCAGACAATAAGATTAAAAGGAGATTTGATGGATGGTAGACGAAAAGTATCAAATGAGAGACGGAGAGTCAATCGATGATTATATGATCCGAGTGAGTGCTCTCGGTCAGCAAAATCGTTTAACTTGGCAGGAAATCGCAGACATTATCAACGAAGAGACGGATCTGTCTTTTAGTGAGTCAAAGTATCGTAAGAATTATCGCACATATTGTAAGGGTGTAGAAGCCGGAGCAAGGAGTGTGGAAGGGGAATCGATTGCTGAAGAGCCCGTTGTAAGTTTTACGGCAGAAGATTTTGAACTTCGTCAGAGATATCAGACGGCAACCGAAAAGCTCCCGTATTATCGACTGATGAGACAGGACTCTCGGTTTGAGAGATTTTATCGACTGATTGCCGATCAGATCAAGCAACTTCCTCCTCCAGATTATATTGAACCGATTGATTACGACGGAAGCGACGAAGAGGATATAGAATATGTTCTCGGTCTTGCCGATCTTCATATTGGTTCTTGTTTTGAAGGAGTAAACAATTCGTATTCTATTGCGGAAGCAAAAAGACGTTTTGATGTTCTTCTGGGTTATATGATCAATTTTGTTCAGAAGAAGCATATTTCAAAGTTGAAGATTTTGTCACTTGGGGATGCCATTCAAGGCTTAATCAGAATTTCAGATCTTCGTCTGAACGAAGGACCCGTGGTCGATTCGTTCGTTGTTGCGGTTCGACTGATTGCTGACTTTTTGAATAAGTTGAGCGCGTATTGCAGAATTGAATTTTTAATGGTTTGTTATTCTAATCACGATCAGCTTCGTCCGCTTGGAACGAAGGCAAGCGAGCTTGCGTCGGAAGATCTTGGAAAAATTATGTTTGCATATTTAACCGATGTTCTTGCGTTGAATGAAAGAATTCAAATTATTGGAGATACAGATCGAGACAGTCTCGAATTTGACGTTTGGGGCTTCCATTGTAAAGCAATGCACGGGCATCAGATTAACAATCCTGCAACCGTTAGCAAAGACCTTGCAAACAGGGATCGCAAGTTCTACGACTATGTATTCTTGGGTCACACTCATTCTGCTCGTGAGATTATTACGGCAGAAGGAGAACATCACAACATTCAAACATTGACACTTGGAAGCTTTATTGGTTCTTGCCCGTATGCGGATAAGTTGATGGTTGGATCGAAAGCAAGCTGTTCGATTTATGGATTCCATAAAAAATACGGACACGTTGAAAGTTATACTTGTATTTTGAATTAAAGAATTATTCGAACCGCCCGAAGTTTTAGGGCGGTTCATTTTGTTATAAAAGGTGTTTTAAAAGAAAGGGGGAGATCCTCATATGATTTATAAGAAGCGTGTTGGCGACCGGAAGTATGTTGGAAACAAACCTCCGGAATTGCCAGCATTAAAATATCAGTCGATGGAGCTTTTTGACAAACCTCGTAAACAGGCGGTTTGCGATTGCTGCACGACAACCAGAACAATTGAAGAATTTCCATATGTTTCCGGCGCAGATATTTATGTGGTAGGGGAAAATGGGCGCAGAAGAGCAACATTTTGTATGTATTGCTGCGTTAAGTTTTGTGAACGTATGGAAGAAAAATATGGAAACCAATATAAAGCATTATATAGATTATGTGCCTTTATCGGTCTGTATTATGACGACGCCCTTGCACACCGCGTATGGGAAGAAGATAGGGAATATGAGAACGGAGAAAAAGTAAGCGAATTCATTTCTCCGTATGAACTATATATAAGAGCTGTTCAAGACGATCCTCGACTTGAACGTAAGTCGTTTATGGATGAAGGAGACGTGCCGTTTGAATACATCGTTCAAAAGCAGCGCAACCTTTCTATAACGGAAGAACTATCAGAGCAGGGGCGCAGAGACAGACAGGAAATAATTGAGAAATTCCACTACGACCCGTTTGAAAAAGAGCCTGCAAAAGACAGAGGAAGGTTGTATGCAGACCTCGTAACACTTTACGATGACGCAATGGCAACAGACCTTGTTCGTCAGCGTGCGGCAATTGAGGTTGTTAAATCTTTTTATCGAATCGATTAAACAAATTCGTCACAAACTCTCGACTTTAGTCGTGAGTAAGACGAGTGTGAATAGTTAGCACATAGGGAAACTTGTGTGTAGTGGCGCTTATGGCGTCCAATATTACCTGAAATGCTGGAAACTCCTAAAGCTATTTGAACCACAACATAATTCCTTAAAAGGAATAAGTGCGACGGTTACGAAAGTAGAAAAAATCAAATAGATAGTGCAAGGTTAAATCCTAAACACTGTTTACAAAAATGGACGATCAGCAGGTAAGCCCGAAAGGGAAACCTCAACGACTATCCCTCTTGAGGGGAGTAGGAGCAAGCGCTCCAAAGTGGGTAAACCTAAACGGAGAAATCCGCATGGATAAGATATAGTCTGTGCCTATATGAAAGTATAGGATACCTGCCGCTAAACAATACGGCGGACAAGGATGTGTGAGAATAGCGAACTCATATGAACGATACCTCTAAACGACTAAGACCTATTGGTTCTTATGTGTTTTATAGTGTTAACAATTTTTGTTACACTCGATTAAAAATAACTAACCGGGACAGGGAGTAGCTACCTTTCTGATCGCCCTGACTTTCAGATTACCGGTTATTTATTATATATTTATTTTCAGGGAGATAGAGATATGGAAAGAGCGTATAAATTTCGCATCTATCCTAATCAACAACAAAGATTATTATTAGCAAAAATATTTGGATGTGTTAGATTTGTGCATAACTATTATCTTGATAAGAAAATTAAATTGTACAAAGAATCTGGCGCATCAATAAGCAATAACGAATGTTCAAGAGATTTAACCATCTTAAAACAAGAATTGGAATGGTTAAAAGAACCCGACAAGTGTGCTCTTCAAAATGTTCTCAAAGATCTGGATGCTTCGTATAAAAACTTTTTTAGAAATCCGTCTCATTTTGGATTTCCAAAATTTAAGTCGAAACGAGACAACCACAAGTCATATAGGACAAGTTTTAGTAATAGCAATATCGCAGTTGTCGGAAAACACATTAAACTTCCAAAACTTGGTTTAGTGAAATTTCGTGACAAACAAATTCCACAAGGAAGAATTTTGAACGCAACCATTTCACAAGACCCAAGCGGAAAGTATTTTTGTTCATTATGTTGCACTGATGTTTTTGTTGATAGATTACCGAACACGGGTTCGGTTGTTGGAATTGATTTAGGATTAAAAGATTTTCTAATTACAAGTAACGGTGATAAGATTACTAATCCCAAATATTTGAGCAAATCTTTAGAAAAGCTTGCCAAACTCCAACGAGAGCTTGCGCGAAAACCAAGCAAGAGCAATCATCACGAGAAGGCAAGAATAAAGGCTGCAAGACAATATGAAAAGATTACTAATCAACGCCGAGACTTTTTGAGAAAATTATCAACACAGTTAATTCGAGACAATGACATTATTTGTATAGAAGACTTGCAAGTAAGCAATATGGTCAAGAATCATAAACTTGCAAGAGCCATCAATGATGTGTCGTGGTCAGAATTCCGTAGACAGTTGGAATATAAAGCCAATTGGTATGGAAGACAGATTTCTGTGATTGATAAGTTTTTCCCATCAAGTCAGATTTGTAGTTATTGCGGCTATAAAAATTCGGAGACGAAGAATTTCAATGTTCGTGAATGGATTTGTCCAGAATGTGGGACTAATCACGACAGGGATATAAATGCCGCAAAGAACATCTTAATCGAAGGATTGAGATTATTAAATTGTTAATAGCATAAAATATATAAGAACCGTAGGAACTACGGGGATAGCTCGGGAAATGAGCGGTCAATAGACCGCTGTCACCGAGAATCACGTGACTTTAGTCGTGTGAGGTTCAGACGATTGGTCAAACGATTCAGGAACTTCAGGCGTCGCCGCAATCAATGGTTGACAACGCAAAGGTTTTGAAAGACCTAATTGATCAAAAATCAAAAGAGACGGCAATGGTTACGTCGTTCTCCAAAGACCACGGATTCGCAGAGCGTTATCAGACCGGTAAAACAAAAGGCGCCGGTACGTTGTCGAGTGTTGTCAGAGATGGCTTCTATAACCACTTCGACAAGTTAGCTGTTAATAAGTTTGATATCGAAACTTCGAACGCAATGAGACAGGTGGCAGATATTAGTGCCGCTTCGATGATGAATCAAATTCAGTTATCAAGTGACGATTTCCGCAAGATGGTGGAAGAACAAGCAGAAAAGATTAGAGAACTAACAGAACAGGTTGCGGAGTTGTCCGAGGCAAACCGGCTGTTTAAAGAAAAAGAAATCAAACAGCAGCTTCTGGATGAATATGTTAAAGATCTGAAAGAGAAGGGAATTACTGATAATGAGGTAATTAGAGAAGCCGTCAAAAAAGCGCAAACTAAAACATATTATCCGAAAGACGGATTGACGGATGGTGATGGACAATGATTTCGGTTTATAATAAAAAGTCAAATGTCGAAATCAACGCCCGTCGCTTGGAGCAAATTGAACAATGGGGTTCAATTATTCAATACGGGAGGCAAAACCCCGTTTGGTTTATTGAACAAATTTTGGGATGCCCGTTATTAGACTTAGATGTTTGTTACAAATAGGTCGCTTACACAGAAATGTGTTTGAATAATAATCTATCGAAATGCTGGAACTTCGTAAAGCTTACATACCAAAGCAAAGTGATGAAAAACGCACAGGTGTGATGGTTGCGAAAGCGTAAAAAAGTTGTGAGATGGAGTATGGTTAAATCCTAACCTCTGTATAAAAATCGAAAATCAGCAGGAAAGCCCCGAAAAGGGGAATCCTCAACGACTAGAATGAAAGTTCGTAGCCAACAAGTGATTGGTTGGCGAAGTGGTAGACGTCCATTGTAGTGGACGAAGATATAGTCTGCGCTCATATGAAAGTATGAGGTGATTTTAATAGTCACAGAACAGGAGTAGCGTCCTGTATAACTAAACCGATATAATTGCGGGACAGAGGGTAGCTCCCTTTGTTGAATTGCTGGTAACAATTTAACTTACCGCATTTATATATTTTACACTGACTTTTTACCAGAAAGGAGGTGCAACGATGATTAAGTCTTTTAAAATTAGATTATTCCCAACAAAAGAACAAGAAGAATTAATGTGGAAACACGTTAATTCGTGCAGATTTATTTGGAATTACATGCTCGAAAAACAGATTTTGAGAGAATACAATAATGAGAAGCCTTTATCGGCATATGATATGATAAATTTGATATC